TAGTGCAAATGACGCTTATCGCAGTAAATCTCAAAAGTAAGTTTTCCCAAGCCATTGAACCGCACAAAGAGACGATTCTTATCATTTTTTAACCATGTCATATCCTCGTTAGATTCATAAGCTACAGGAAAGGGAACATTAGCAGTTTTTCTTAAAAGTGCTGCTTGCCATGCCTTTGCTTCATTTTCATTTTGCGGAACATTGAAAGTAGCAACTTTTAAAGTTTCTAACCATTCTTCTCCTGTCAAATCTCTACCTTTAGGAATGCGACTTTGGAGTTGATCTTTTAGGCGTTCAATTTCTATTTCTTTTCTACGCTTATTTCTGGTAAATTCTTCTGGTTTTTCATCCACTTCACTAATTTGACAGTTATTTTTGAGTAGATATGCAAGAGCGCAACGAGTAAGAATATCTTCTGTTTCTTCGTAAGTGTTTAAAAGAATTTTGAAAATGGAAGATGTTTTAGATTTTGTGGATTTTTTAGTCTTTTTTCCCTTTTTCTGGTTGTCATTTTGATTCCTACGGAGCGCTTCGCTATCTGACTGAGGTGCAAATTTAGTGATAAGTTCACTAGCTTTAGTACGGATTACTTCTAAACTAGATTGACTTTCTTGTTCTAGTTCTTGATCACTTTTGAGCATTTTTAGCCAACGCTGTTTCCCTTCTATTTGGTTCTTTCTGCGTTTCTGTAAAGCGAACCAGGATTTATACAGATAATCCACTAAGGTAATCGCTGAGGTGTAAAAACGTCCAGGTTGTTCAGTAAAAGGTTCTTGAGATTTGAGGGAATTACCCAGTGTTTTGAGTAATTCAGCAGGTATCCTACCTTTTTCTAGCCAAGTTTCAAATTCTGGGTGTTTTCCTATCTGTAGCAATATTTCATTGATGAATGGTGTATTTTTTTCAGTCATCAATTCCCATAGTTGACGGAGGCTGCTTTCATCAGCAACTAAGCGACATTGAATTGTAATAACGCTCATAGTGTCTTTGATTTTTTTACCTTCCCTAATTATAGCGCAATGACGTAATGACGCAATAGCGCAAATGATTTTTTTCTCAAAGACTGTGCAAAAATAAAAACCGCAAGCTTGGGCTTTAAAATTAGGATGACAGAAGAAACTAGAGAAGTTAGGGGAAGAGTCCCTAAAGACATAAAAATCGCCTTTGAAATTGCCTGTGCGCGGCTGGAAATGACGCAAACTGCGGCTTTAGAAGAGGCCATAAAAGATTGGTTGCAAAAAAAAGATTCCCCTGCTGGTGGTAAGTCACAGGGGAGTTAAAGGGTTATGCTTATAGTGAAGTGAGCGATCGCATCCCGCATCCCGCATCCCACTATACCCCCACTGTTGACAGAGTGACTTTACCTGTGCAATCTGTTTTATTATTATGCTCTGCTTACCTAAAAAGTAGATATAATAGGTAGATCAACAACAGACGCACATGACAGACCATCACCAACTCTCCAACTTCATTTGGCAAATTGCTGACTTGTTACGTGGTCCTTATCGGCCACCGCAATACGAGCGTGCAATGTTACCAATGACGGTGTTGCGTCGCTTTGACTGTGTGCTTGCTTCAACTAAACCCCAAGTATTAGCAGAATATCACAAGCGGAAGGATACACTCACGGGTGATGCCCTAGATGCAAGGCTAAATGCCGTAGCAAAACAACGGTTTCATAATCGTTCAGAACTTAATTTTGAGCAGCTTAAAGGTGATCCTGACAATATAGATCAACATCTCATTAGCTACATTAAAGGTTTCTCAAAAAACGTTTACGAAATTTTCGAGAAATTTGAGTTTCCTGCCGAAATTGAGAAGATGCGCGAGGCTAATATTCTCTATCTCGTTGTATCTAAATTTTGTGATGTTAATCTCCATCCTGATGCTGTTGATAATATCGGGATGGGGTTGTTATTTGAAGATTTAATCCGCAGATTTAATGAAGCAGCTAATGAAACAGCAGGTGATCACTTTACACCACGAGAAGTGATTCGCTTGATGGTGGATATTTTATTTGATCCTGATGATGATATTTTGACTCAACCGGGGATTATTCGCAAACTCCTTGATCCAACTTGTGGTACTGGTGGAATGTTGGCAGAAGCCCAAACTTATTTGCGTGAACACCATAAAACTGCAACATTATATGTATTTGGGCAGGATTTTAACCCCCGTGCTTATGCTATTGCTGCTTCAGATTTGTTATTAAAAAGTAATGAAAAAAGTGATATTCGTTATGGTGATTCATTAATTAATGATCAATATTCTGGTGAACATTTTGATTATTTTTTAGCTAATCCCCCCTTTGGTGTGGACTGGAAACGGCAACAAAAAGAAGTACAACGGGAAAGCGAAAAATTTGGTTTTGCTGGTAGGTTTGGCGCAGGTACACCACGAGTTAATGATGGTTCTTTGCTATTCTTACAGCACATGATTAGTAAGTTTGAGCCATATCAACCGGAAGCGGGGAAAAATGGCTCACGTTTGGCTATTGTTTTCAATGGTTCACCTTTGTTTACTGGTGGTGCGGGTAGTGGTGAAAGTGAAATTCGTAAATGGATTATTGAAAATGATTGGTTAGAGGCGATTATAGCTTTACCAGAGCAAATGTTTTATAACACTGGAATTGGTACTTATATTTGGATTGTTACTAATCGCAAGCAAAAACACCGTAAAGGCAAGATTCAATTAATAGATTCTCGCTCTCGTTGGCTACCTATGCGCCGCAGTTTGGGGGATAAACGCCGTTATATGGGTGAAGAAGATATTGCGGCTGTGGTGCGCGACTATGGGGAATTTGAGGAAAGTGAAACCAGCAAGATTTTTGATAATGAAGATTTTGGTTATCATCGTGTTCCCATTGAAAGACCGTTACGTTTGCTTTACCAAATGGATGTAGAACGCAAAAGCAGATTTTTAGATGCTGTTCCTCACTTGTTAGATGATGTACAAGCAATAGATAGAGAGTTAGGAAGAGAACCCCGTCCTAATTGGAGTGAGTTTGATAAGTTGATGAATGCTTTAATTAAGCAGCGTGGTAGTAAGTGGAAAAAGGCAGAAAGCAAGCTGTTTAGAGATGTGTTTACAGAGCGTAATGTAGAAGCTGAGAGGGTTATTTTCAAGGAACGTAAAGCTACTAATGAACCTAATGCCCGTGTTTGGGGTTGGTTTAGAGATGCCAAGGGCAAGGTAGAGCGGATGTATGAGCCAGATACACAATTAAGGGATTTTGAAAATATCTCTTTGACAAATGAAATTGTGGATTATTTTTGTCGTGAGGTTGAACCGCACGTAAATGATGCTTGGGCAGATGGTGAAAAAATTCGCAGTGCTTATGAGATTAATTTTAATCGGCATTTTTATAAGTACACTCCTCCGCGATCTTTGGCTGAAATTGATGCTGATATCAAACGCATGGAGGAAGAGTTTATGCGTTTGCTTCATGAGGTGATAATTTGAGCATTTCTAATACATTTAATTCGTGTGAGACTCGCTTTCATAGTTCCGATTTTGATTGGTTTCAAAATATTCCAATCGTTTGGAATATGGTAAAATTAAAATATTTAACCAATGAACCTTTAGCCTACGGTGCAAATGAAGCTGCTCTAGAAGATGATCCTAACTTCCCTAGATTTATACGTATCACAGATATTAAGGAAGATAGCTCATTGCGTTCAGAAACTTTTAAATCATTGCCACCCCAAGTTGCTGAACCATATTTGCTGCAAGAAAGCGATATTTTACTTGCAAGAAGTGGTGCAACTGTTGGTAAAACATTTATTTACCGAAAAGAATGGGGTAAAGCCTGTTTTGCAGGCTATTTAATTCGTTTTCGCTGTAATTATAATTTACTGATTCCTGATTTTTTATTTTTTTTCACGCAATCTAATATTTACTGGACACAAATACATAAAGGTACAATCCAAGCTACTATTCAAAACTTTAGTGCGGAGAAATATGGTGAAGTTTTAATTCCGCTACCTTCACTTTCTGAACAACGTGCGATCGCAAATTATCTTGATCATGAAACTGTCAAAATAGACAAACTTATTTCAGCTAAAGAACGTCTGCTTGATTTACTAACAGAAAAGCGTCAATCCTTAATTACTAATGTTATCACTTGTGGGTTAAATCCTGATGTTCCTATGCGTGATTCTGGTGTTGAATATATAGGTAAAATACCCAAACATTGGGATATAGTGAAATTGAAACAAATTACAGAAAAAATAGGTAGTGGGAAAACTCCTAAAGGCGGATCAGAAATTTATCTAACAGAAGGTATTCCACTTATAAGAAGCCAAAATGTTCTATTTACAGGGTTAGTTATTAGTGAACTTGTCTATATTACAGAAGAAATTGATGCTGAAATGTCAAGTAGTCGCGTTCAACCGTATGATGTGCTAATTAATATAACAGGCGCATCTATTGGAAGATGTTGTGTAGTTCCAGAAGATATATCACAAGGTAATGTTAATCAGCACGTTTGTATTATTCGACCAAACTTTAAAACTATTAAATCAGATTACCTTAATGCTGTATTAGCTAGTAACGTGGGACAAACGCAAGTGTTTCTGAATCAAGAGGGAATTTCTCGTGAAGGTTTAACTTTTGAAGATATAGGTAATTTTTGGATTCCTCTACCACCTCAAGATGAGCAAGAAAAATTAATTCAATCTATTCAAAAATATAGCTCTCAATTATCTAAATTAGACTCAGTGACTAAGAATACTATCGAACTTTTACAAGAACGACGCACAGCACTAATTACAGCAGCAGTTACGGGACAAATTAAAGTAGCAGCCTAATATACTTAGTCAATGTTTATTTTTCACTTCATTTAATAAGTCAATTCTTTAAGAAAAGTAAAATTTAATTGATACATGATCCGAATATGATGCAATAGCTATAAACTGTTAAAGTCAGCATATTGCTGTACTAATTATAGTAAAAATTACTGAACAGATAGCTGTGACAGTATTATAACAATGGAAATTAAATCTCTTACTCTCACTCAATTTCGTGCTTTTGAGCAAGCAACCTTTGAGTTTCAACCAGGTATGAATCTACTCGTTGGTATTAACGGTGTAGGTAAATCTAGTGTACTTGATGCCTTGCGGATTGCACTGTCAAGAGTTTTACCCCAATTTACTGCGTATCAAGATAGACGCATTAACTTTGAGGTTGATGACATCATGACGGGGCGAGATCAACTTGCTATTGAGCTTAAATTTCAAACGTTTGACACTCCTTTTATCTGTAATGTTACTAGGGGCAAAAGTCATAAAGTTGAACTTAAGCTATTACCCAATAGTCATAACATATTTTCAGATGGTAAAACAAATGCTAAGGTGACACATATTTTATTGAGTTTTTATCCTCATGGGTATGATAATAACCTAAATCAAGTACCTGATTACATAATGGAATATAAGGACACAGATGTAGACATCAACAGAGAGGGTTACAACTGGATTGCTACTTTAGAAGGTAAATGTGTTAGTTGCAATTACCCAAGTTTATACTATAGTTTTTTCGATTTAGACTGGATTGTTAGGAATGATCCTAACAGAGAATCGGTAGCGGAGGGTATAATTCAATTTGAAGGAAATAATGGGAATATATTAAGGTTTGGGCATGAGATGAAAGAAGATGGTTACACTGTTTTATCCCAGATAGATTCTTTTGTCACTAACTTATTCCTCTTTTTTCAAACACAGCAGAACAAGGAAGTAACTTATGTAGAATCAAAAGGTTTTGGGCAAAGTAAAATAAAAAAGAGCAAGCAACTAAGTTTGCGTTCGTACATTAAACTAGATGTAGATAATAAAACAAGGGTTATAAAGAGACAGAGTACAACAGGTAAACATGAAAGTCCTATAACTCATTGGAGACGTGGACACTGGAGAAATCAGCCTTGTGGCGAAAAATTACAGGATTCAAAGATTATCTGGATTCAACCAACTTTGATAAACCCCACACAAGAATAACACTATACTAATCCCGCTTAAACACTTAGGCGGGTTTTTTGTTACCTTAAAAAGTTTACTAAAAATTACAAAATTTTTTTATTCATACACAGTAAGGGTTTCGAGATTTACCCACATCACGCAAACCCGCATTACAGAGTTTTCCCCAGGTTTTTCCACAGGTTTAAAATATTTGGCTGTGTTACCTTTGAAAAATCCCATTAAGGTGCAACAGCCATGAAACACTGGATATATCAGTATTTAATTATACTATTTTACAATCTGTCTTACGCTATTTTACAAAAATATAAAAAAAATATCACCCATTACTCGCTAACAGGTGATAAAATATGTTTAGAAAAAATTCTTGATTCGTTGAAGGTATTATAACATGAATATTTTAAATAACACAATATCCAACACAGAATTTTCTGATTCTCAAGAAATATTTTTTTCTTACGTTTCCTGCCTACCGTTTGATTATCTACTAGAGAATCATAGCTTTATCCTCAGAAGAGGGGAACGTAAGCTTATAAGGGCAAAGAAACCAGGTGAAGTAGATAAATACCAGGATATTTATACAAACATTTACTACCACGCTCCGAACGGTAGACAAGATATTAAAGATGCTTATAAAGCCAAAGATTTGGCAGAACGCACAGAAATACATAATAAATTAGTAGAATACTCTAAAAAAAGTGGTAAACCTCAGTTTAGATTTCCTTTACAGGAAGATAATGGGGTATATGGTAAAGAACATCTACTTAGAGTTTTTCGTATAGAAGCGCATAAAGGCAATACATTGTATTTTGCCCCTAATAGTATTGACTCCAGCACAACTGCGGATGAAGTTGATAAGTGGGGAGATGGTACTACAAGAATCATCCGAATAGAAAACGACGATACAGAATCATTTACTGAAAAACTACAATACTTAGAAAGATTAGGATTACCTAAACCTAGCTTAGTACGTGATTCTGGCAATAAGTCACCACACAATGATTACATATTACATGAACCTATTAGTTTTGAAGAGGCAGCGGAATTGGCAGCACAAATGCTCAGAAATTCCGGTTTTGATGGATATGAGAAGACTATTCAGCATATTATAAAAGATTTAAAAACGTTAATCTTGCGTATTCCTGGATTTAAGCACCAAAAAACAGGTAGAGAGTGTTCTATTCTGGAAATCAATGATATCTATAACTATGAAGATTTAAAAGCACAAATTGGTAAATTCCCCAAGTTAGGAGAATATAAAGCACAGTCTGGTAAAGAGTTTGTATTTGATACATACCCTACTGGCGTTCAAGCTTTTGAAACTATCCTTTCCTCTGAGTGGAAACAACGCTTTCACCCATACGAATCCTATGCTGACTACAAAGCCAGACTAGCAGCTAAAGCTGAAGAGGATAAGGCCAGAATCGAAGCTAACAAGGCAGAACGTGAAAAGCAATTACAAGGCTTATCACCCAAGGAAATCAAACGTCGTGCAGAATCAATCAAGGGTGAGGTTGTTTCCTTACTACAGTTTGTAGATTACGCTGTTAAACAGCACGTTGAAAATGGCACTCCTGACGGTACAGGTCGCTCTCACAAAGTAGCTAAGTACGTCGCTAAGTCTTTACTTGAGGCGCAATACTTAGTTAGTGGTTCACCGTTACGCGCTAAAGAATCGGCAGAAGAATTATTCCGTCAATGGGTAGATAAGACTTTTAATTCCAGTGAGAACGATTTAATTAAAAAAGTCTGGACTACTTTTACTAGTTTTGAGAAAGGTACAAATGTACCCCATGCCCGCCATGTTGATAAGTTTGAATCCTATTTGACTTCCAGACAAGAGACTAAAATTGGTGAGGACGCGATCGCTCACCTCAAGCACAACCGCACTATTACTAACTTGATTGAAGAGGCTGTGCGAGGTCTAAGACAAAAACCACAACAGCTTACTTTTGCAGACTTGCCTTTGCTTTACAGTGCATCCGAAAACGGATGGAATAATGCTATTACTTTCTTGAATGAAAACAAATCTATATATATAACTACTTGTCCTACTCATGCTTTAGCTATACTGAATACTGGTATACCTGGTGTGTGCTATGTGAATAAAGAGACATCCGCCGTAAATCTGCATTTATTGGCAGAATACGCTTGTGAGAATGGATTTACTTTTAACTTTACACCTAACGCCCCCGGTACTGACCGGATGTTAGCGGAAAACTTACGCGCTGGGTATTATTCTCAAGTTGCGCGTAATCTACTAAGAAAAAATAATAAGGATACCAAGATTAAAGACTACAAACCTACTGTAGTTGTGATTGATGAGAAAGGTATTGAATGGTCGGCTCATTATTACTGGGTGCGTGTTACACAAGTAATTACCCCTAAGATGCTGGGTAATCGTAAGAATAAAGAAGCTTTATTATATGGACACACAGCTAATCGTAAATGGTTTAGTGATGTTGTCAAAGAATGTGAGGCAACTGCTAAGAACCGCAAGCTAGTGGCGTTTGTGTCGGAAATGGGAACAGGTAAAACCGAGGTTCTGGCTAACCAGGTCAAGGCTTGGAGTGAGGGCAAATTATTAGCGATCGCGCACCGTGAGCAACTAACCAGACAAGCGGCTAAACGGTTAAATATTGTTGACTACAAAGCACCACATTACAGAAGTGCTTCTGAGAAATATGAAGCGGCTAAAAAACAGGGTTTAGCTATCACCATTAATACTCTGTGTCAAGGGACAAATGAACAGGGTTATTTGCCTGACTTTAAAATTGATGATTGGAAAGATGCAACACTAGTCATTGATGAAACAGAGTCTTTTGTAAAATATTTAATTGAATCAGGCACTATTGCAGAAAATAGACAAAAAGCTATTACTGCTTTAAAAACTCTTGTGGTAGCTATCTATAAAGCAGGTGGCAGAATTATATTAGCTGATGCCAATTTAAGAGTATCAACTATTAATTTATTTCAGCATTGGTGCGGGGGTGAAGAGTATGATGCCGAAGCAACCAAGGCTAAATACAACTGCTATGTGATCCTTAACTCTTATTGCAAGTTTAAGGAAGAAGGACGTAAAGCAATATTTACTGATGCCCGCGATGGATTGAACAGCGAAGTTAACCGTCGTTTAGCTGCTAAAGATAGCACACATAAGGCTTTGTTTTTCACAGATATTAAGCAATCATCTTCTAAATTTTACTGGGCTACTCAAGGCTTTGGTAATTACTTACGTGATCTAAAATTAGGACGGATTTTAGACGCAGATACCCGTCAATTTAGCGATGATCCAGATCATCATATTGTAGATAATCTTCATGCCGTCATTAGTGCGTGCTGTAAAGGTGTGATATTTATATCTCCAGTAATTGATTCTGGTACTGACTGGAATAATTTAGGACTTGACTGTGTATACGGTGTGTACATGGGCATCATGGGGATGGATAACACACTACAACAGTTAGAACGGGTTCGGGATAATGTAGTTCGGTTTATTTGGGCTGCACGTCGTTCTTCTATGGGCATGACTAAAGGTGATATTACCAACATTGAAAAAAACTTTGAGGAAGTAAGACGCAGTTATGATGGTTCTAAGGCTGCCTTAATGCAGACTTGGGCTGATATGAAAGTATTACAGCATAGTGAAATTGAGGCGCGTATAGCTGCACAGTTTCCAGAATTAGATAAGGACATTCTAGCTTGGTGGCAAGATTCTTTAGAGGAAAGTTTCTATGCTGCTCAAGAGTTCCGTATTAATTTAAAAGCACGGATGCAAGAAAAAGGCTACACAATTGATCATCAAGACTTTGAATCAGACGCAGAGTTTATTGCTACTTTGCAAGAATACGGCGAAGCGCAAAAAGAAAAGAAACTTGTAGAAATAGCTAATGCCGATCTAGCCTTATTGGATTCTATTGAAAAGAATCAAGATACCATGCCTAAAGATACCGCACGGGCTAAAGATTTGAAAGGTATTCTTTATTCCTTGGGTGTGAAAGTAGAAGGTGGGTACGGTTGGTGCAATGGGTACAATGAAGATGAAAAACTGGAGTTAGTCCGCAGGACATTGGGCAAACGTTCTAAGACACGCCGGAAGTTAGTTTATGGCTTTAGCTTCCGATGTGCGATGACTAATGGCCAAGAGGATATTGCCAAAATTATCTATATGGCTGAAGAGTTCCGCAACATGATCAACTCTTCTAGTAGGTCAATCAAAGATACTCCTATGAGTATGAAAGCTGGTATTGATTTTATGATCAATACTATGGATATCAAGGGACTTGCAAATGTATTACTTCAGGAAGCTACTAAGCGGGGAAAACTTGATAATGGTAGACCTGTAATGTTTTTTCACAACCGTATGCCAATCATTATCAAAACTAATAAGGTATTAGTAGAAAACCGCGCCTATGTCAAAAAAACCTTTGGCTTTGATGTAGATGTCCGTCCAGACATGGCAGCTACAAACATTTCTAAGTTCTTTACTTGCATTGGTTGGAATGTGGAAAAAGGCAGAAACCGTGAGGCTGGTGCAGGTAAAGCAGCTAATGGTAATGCACCTCTCAATAACTACACCATCACTGAGGATCAATTGACTCTTAGAGTTTGGACTGGCTGGGTAGCACAATACGAGAATAGAGACGAGGGAATGTTTAGCTACTTCTATAATCCTAGTGGGGATGAAGGTGGTGATGCCCTATGGAAGGCTCATCTAGGAATTGCTACGGAAACCACAGATAAACAAGTGAGCAAACCAGTCTTTCAACAGTTACAACAGCGCAGGCAACTGGCGTTTCTAACAGTCTAAAATCAATAAAAAAAGCTAGACTACCAGCCGGGCATCAAACCCCGGTTATAATCGTTTGTGGGTAATTTGTAAATTTTGGGTAATTTGGGAACAATTTTGTCTATTTTGTGTAAATTTGTTACTACTTTAATTAACACGCTTATATAGTTTAGTGTATAGATATAGTTTAGTTAATATTGCTTATGTGTTTTAAGGGTAAGATTGTTGATTTGGGTAGTTTGGGATGGTGAGCGATCGCTCCTAAGATGAAATCCTAGCTATTTACTAGAATCTCTTAAAACTTGAAAGCCTTATATAGCAATACTTTTAAAGGTGATCCAAAGTTCGTAAAATTCTATATCTATTACGAATCTTGGATCACCCTGAAATCTTTATATAGCAACTGGTCTGATTTTATGAGTCCTGGCGGCAAAGCTGTAAATAGACCTATGAATGTTTGTCTTTACGTACAAGTATAAAAAATATTTTTAAATTAAGTATTGACTTAATTCTCTATATACCCTAATATAGAAACATAGACAAGCAACACCAAACAAGGAATAAAACAAATGACTCCTCTTATACAATTTAATTCTTCTTGGGTAAACAACTACTCTGAGGAATTAAACACGGGTCAAAAGTTCATTTGTAGATGGATTGTAAGTCAACTCAAAAAATACGGATACGAAATCAACGATGTAGAATCTAGTAAAGGAAGCTTATACATCACCATTAAACACTCTAAATACTGTCTTGATATGGATGGTGGTAGCGTAAGTGAAGTCTTAATAAAAAGAGGTAGAACTTACGAAACAATGGACAGAAACCCCATAGAAGGTACTGTACAGGAAGTGATTAAAGAGATTTGTAAACTTAGTTTTTGGAAAGAGGGTCTAGATTTTAAACCTTACATTGTAGGATTTACTGAAAAAGAAAGACAACAAATCATAGACTCTCAATACTTACGCCCCTGGTTAAGACAAATGAAAAAAGACGGCTTAGATATCACTCCAGAAAATTTACCTTTTTAAAAAACAAGCATCCAGTTATCTGGATGTTTTTTTTATGTTTGTTTTCTGCGTACAAGTATAAAAAATATTTTTAAATTAAGTATTGACTTAATTTTCTATATACCCTAATATAGAAATATAAACAAGCAACACCAAGCAAAGAATAAAACAAATGAAAGCGCAAGAAAATCTATCTGAACTCTCACCTGAAACACTTGCAGACTTAATTAATCAAAATCCAAGCTTTAGTGCTAAAGCTTGGCGAAAACATGGGCTAGTCAGACTATACATTACGCAAAAAGGAAAAACTTTTGCAGAACTTAGATATAACTCTGATGATACTTTTAAAGAGTTTATGTATCGGATGTCATGGGAAGACATAGAAAACATCTTAAACAACGTAAAAACTCCAAATATTGACTTAAGTGCATACATAAGGACTTGCTTAAATTGGTTGAAAGATAATAACAAGTTAAAACCTGGAACTGATATCCAGGAAAAAGTAGATATGTACACTAAAAAAATCAAAGCAGGTTACTCCTGCAGTGTTGATGAAGTCAGAGCCAAACTGGTTTATCGCTGGTTAGGCGGATCTACAAACCTTTCTTGCGATTATGACATTCTTTACAAGTTCGCACATGAGGCAGACAAAGCTTATTCAAATTGGCTTAAAGCCAATGATGGTAGAGGAACTACCGAAAAAGCTTTAGATCAGCTATATGGTGCTGGCAAATGGGATGCCAGAGATAGAGAAGATTATGAAGCATAACTATGGCCGTGACGGCTATCACAGATTAATTAGCCGTCTTTCTGGTCACAAAATAAAAACCACAGCAGACATCAGAAAACTTTCTTGCTTTCCTAATGAACTAAGAAAGTCTGATTTACGCAGACTTGACGATTTAAGCGAGATTGTAAAATATTTAGAGGAACACAATGGTTAGCTACAAAACCGAAGTATATACAGCTACTAAAGCGTATACATCACACTCTAATTTATCAGTAGCTGAATTTGAAAAAATTAATGCTACAAATTATGACAATATACTTACTGAAATAGAAGTGGGGACAGAACTTGTCATTCTCTACGATGCTTGGGGTGGCTTCATTCCCAGTTATTCAGCTTATGAGAACCCTGGACAGTTATGGTCACACAGCAAAAAGACTGATTGGTATACTCATACACTAACGGGGGTTAAGGTAAAAAAAGAAGTAATTAAAACTCCAGATTACGATAAACTTAACGGTAATGGTAGTTGCACCACGACATTAACTGTAAAAATCCCATTACCCGATGGACGTGGGAAGAATCCAAACAGCTACAATAACAAGGTTTATCTAGGGGTGTCGAAGGACATTAAACTGACTGAAGACCAGTGGGAAGTTGTGAAAAAACTAGGACACGGTAGAGGATACTCTGAGGGTATCCGTAACCTGTTAAAAAAAGTATAACTATAAACAGCTAGTAATTTATTTTACTAGCTTTTTTTATTTTAAATTAAGTAATATGCTTATGTCTTTAAAACGTGGACTAGGTTTAAGCAGACAAGCCACTTAAACACACGGTATGAAACCGACGTTCGCCCACTTGTGTAGTCTATTCTATTTTATAGTTTTAGTAGTATAATACTACTAAGACTTTTTTATGTTTTAATATAAAATACTATATAGGAGATAACATAAAATGAGATGGGATAAATTACCTAAACCCTGGACTAAAGAGCAATGCCGTCGTCGGTATGTTGAAAGTGAAGAGCCTATAGGCATTAGAGACTTAGCTAATGCGTGTGGATATAATAAAGCAACTGTTGAGGTTTGGGTACGTCAAGACCTTTGGGTTGAGCAGCGAAAACGATATCAAGAGGATTTAAAAAAAGCTGTTCAGCAAAAGACCATAGAAAAAACATCTGACAAGATATCAGATGAGTTATCACAGATTGTCACTGAGAATTATCAAGTTCAAAGATTGGCGAGAAACTATGTTGCCAAATTAATCGAGGCACGAGCAAAGCAATTAGAAGAGGATCTACAGTTGCCAGTTGAGGAAAGGAAAAAAGCAGTTTCTAAACATAACGCATCTGAAATAAATCAACTGACACAAGCGTTAACAAAACTGACTAACGCCATTAACGAAGGTAGAGGGATTAGATACTTCATTGACATGAACGCTGCGGCTGATAAACTCACAAGAGAAGGTTATGAAATTATAGATCCCAAATCTGTTAGTAATGATGAGTAAAAAAGTCTTTGTGTATCAACTATGTTACAGTAAAACAAGTCTAGCAATGTAAACAATATGCCTAAGCAACAACCAGGTTGGGTAAAGTCCACAACTACAAAAAATCAATTAACAGTTACATGGCGAGATCCCAAGGAACTTATCATGTATGCTAAGAACAGTAAACTACACCCGCCAGAACAAATACAACAAATTGCCAATTCTATTACTGAGTTTGGATTCTTAGATCCTATTGCCATAGATGAGAATGGAGAAATATTAGAAGGTCATGGGAGATACTTAGCGGCTGTAGATATCTTAAATCTGAAATCTGTTCCTACATTTCAGGTATTAGGACTAACTGAAGAACAAAAGATAGCTTATCGTGTACAGCATAATAAGCTAACAATGAATACAGACTTTGATCCTGACTTGTTAAAGATAGACATGGACTTTCTAAATGAAATGTCTTTTGATCTAACTTTGACAGGGTTTGATAGTGAGGATTTGAGTAGTTATTTGTCATTAGAAAATACAGAATATCAAGAAAAAGAAGTAGTTGTTGATAAAGGACGTGAATTAAGTAGTAATGACAAAGACGGTAGTGCTAATGACAATGATAAAGACAAAGATACGGAAAACGAATCTGGAAAGAAAACATTGGCAGACAAGTTTATAGTGCCACCGTTTTCTGTTTTGGATGCAAGACAAGGCTATTGGCAGAAGCGCAAACGTGAATGGCTTGCTTTAGGTATTCAAAGTGAATTAGGTCGTGGCGATCAGCTAATTCCGAATGGGGGGGGATGAGCAGCAAGGCACGTTACTTAGCAGTGCCAAGCGGTTCTTTAATGCCATCTATGTCGTATTCAAAAGACCATACTAGAGGTGATTCCAAAGGGAGGGCTATTCCGTGAAGAAAAACTTTGCTCGTACATTCGGTCAAGATTTAATGAGAGGCGAAAATGTCAAATATCAACAGCAACGCAGCAAAAATAGGGGGGGGATGTGCGATCGCCTAGCACCTAAAAAAAATATGAAAAATAATAAAGAACAATCAGAACCATCAAGAGGCTTTGGGAACAGTGAAACTGTTCCCAAAGGTGAGTATGCTTATCCGACTGAAGCATTAACTCAATCAGGAACCTCAATATTTGATCCCGTCCTTTGCGAGTTAGTTTATCGCTGGTTTTGCCCTCAAAACGGTACTATTTTAGATCCGTTCGCTGGTGGCTCTGTAAGAGGTATTGTTGCCAATTATTTAGGCTACCATTACACAGGTATTGAGTTAAGAAAAGAACAGGTCGAAGCTAATACACCACAAGGTCAAAATCTTTGTCCCAATAACCCGCCAGCATGGATTAATGGGGATTCAAGAAATATCAACATTTTAACTAAAAACAAACAGTTTGATTTAGTTTTTAGTTGCCCTCCCTATGGTGATTTAGAAGTATATTCGGATCTTGAAAATGATTTAAGTACGCTGCCTTATAAAGAATTTATACAAGACTATCGTGTTATTATTGCCAACTGTATTAAACAGTTGAAAGATGATAGATTTGCCTGTTTTGTTGTAGGAGACTTTAGAGATAAAAAAGGATTTTACAATAACTTTGTTGCTGATACTATTACTGCATTTCATGATGGGGGAATGACTCTATATAATGAAGGAATTTTAGTAACTTCTGTTGGTAGTTTACCTATTAGAGTAACTAAACAATTTCAATCAGGTAGAAAGCTGGGAAAGACTCATCAAAATGTGTTAGTTTTTTATAAAGGCGATCCAAAAAACATTAAAGACGTTTTTGGTGACGTTTACATTGACGACTCTCTTTTTGTAGATGATTCCGTAGCCAATAAATACGGTGAAGTTTTATGAGATTTGAACCAATCATTAAAGAGCATGACGGAATCTTAGTAGTCAGGGACGATTATATACCTGGCGGAACTAAGAGGCGTTTTTCAGATCAATTGATAAAAGGCTATCGTGAAGTAGTTTATACTTCACCCGTATATGGTGGGGCGCAAATAGCTCTTGCTCACGCAGGAAAAGAAGTAGGCGTAAAAGTTACTATATTTTGTGCTAAGAGGAAAACACCTCACGCTAGAACATTAGAAGCTAAAAGAGCAGGTGCAACAATAATACAAGTTCCTTATGGCTACTTGAGTAATGTTATATCTAAAGCAAAAGCCTATTGTAGTGATACAGGCGCACATCTTTTACCTTTTGGATTAGAAACACCATTGTCATTTAGTGAAATAGCTAAAGTTGCCAGACAAATACAAGGAACACATTCAAATATAACTGAGGTTTGGTGTGTTGGTGGGAGTGGTGTTTTATCTAGATCCTTGCAATTAGGGTTTACCTCTAATGTTACGTTTAATGTTATCCAAGTTGGTAAATCATTAGATGTAAGTAAAATGGGTAATGCTAAAATATATAAGCATCCTTTGACATTCGACAAAGACTCTAAAATAAAACCACCCTTTCCATCTTGTTCTAATTACGATGCTAAAGGGTGGGAGTATGTTAAAAAGTACGGGCAAGGTGTTCCTTTGTTTTGGAATGTAATGGGTTAAAATTTTTTATTTAAAGTTTGCCTTTATATGTTTTTGTAATTGGCTAAACGCTTTCTTTTTAGCTGTCTCTGCTTTTTTAAGTTTTGTAAAATCACCATTAATCATGTACTCTGCATAGGCTAGTTGATAATTGTGATCTGCTAAAATGTAGTTTTGTTTTAATTGTTCTCTGGTTGTTAAAGTAGTCATTTTGTTTACCTTTTTTGTTTCTATAATAAATATAGTCTATCCACTATTATTTGTCAAGCACTAAATTAAAATATTTTTAGGATATGAAACAAAGAGTAAATGTGTTATACACTTTACCACGACAAATACAAAACAACTGCTTAAACATTACTCTAAGCGGTTGTTATTATATTTATATACCTTCTTACTCATCATCTACATCTGCATTTTCTTGGTAATACATCTCCAGTTCCAATTTATTGATCAATACTTTTATAGATTCAATATCAATACTAGCTATTCCTACCTCGTTCATAGCCCCTATGGACTCTGTAAAGATAGATAACCCTGACATCAGTTCTGAAATATTCTTAGCGTCTTTAGACCTTCCAGACTGCTTATAGATATCTTGGGCTTGACTGATAAACGCTACCTGTTGGACTAGGATAACTTGCATATAATCATCTAAAGTTTTAGTCATATATTTAGTCCCTATAGCATTTAACACCACTATAGCATATTATGAATACTAAGTATTTGTGATATGGATACAAAAAACCGCCTAAGCTTGAGCTTAAGCGGTTGTTTTTTTTTTATTAAGTTTTATTAGAAATGGCTTTTTAGATGTTCAGCGTAAGCTAATAGGTTATTTGCTTTTTGTTTTGTTGGCTGTCTTTTCTGTTTGGCTTTTTGTGGAAGTTCACCACCGTTTTTTATTATTTTACTAGCTATTACTTTTTGTTGATTTTCTAATTCTGCTATTTTAACTGTTAAGTCTATCTTTGCTTGTAACCATTGTTGTTGATCGCGTTGATCTTTTAATTCAGCAATTTTAACAGTTAGTGTGTTGTACTGGTTTTGTAGTGCTGTCATTTAGTTTGTCCCCTTTGTTTTTGTTTTTGTCTTACTTGTTTTTCCTTATGTTTTAAATATAGTCTATCCACAAATAAAAGTCAATACTTAATTTAAAATATTTTTAGTTTCTTTTTTATACAATATCTTACTGAGAATAAAACATAAAAAACCGCTTAAGTTTAAGCCTAAGCGGTTGTGTATCTTGTTTACCAGGGAACGGGAATCACACCTTTTCTGGGTGGTCTTTTTAAAATGACCATTTCTGATCTGTACTCCTGGATTAGCGGTCTCCAGTCTATTGGTGTCACCGTGCCTTTCAATTTTTTTGATCTCCTAGAAAAATCTACATACTCTAGTCCTAGTTGCTCGCAAGCAGTGTGAACTAAATCTTCTGTGTCCCAAGCTTTAACCCTTGTGATATCAATTGTGATTTTTTGACCGTCAGATGTTTCAAAAGTAACGTACATTGTTTTTTGCTTCTTTGCTTATGTTTTAAATATAGTCTATCCACAAATAAAAGTCAATACTTAATTTAAAATATTTTTTAGTTTATTTTTTATACCCGTACGATTGACAGAGAAAATTGGATAGACTATACATATAGTGATAAACAAGATGACTAGGAGATTTTCACTATGGCTTATGATCCGGAAGCCCAAGCCAAATACAACGCCACTGAAAAGGGTAAAGCCCGTAAGCGTAAGTGGCAACAGAATATGAGTGAAGCGCAAAGGGAGAAAAAACGACTTGCCAATAGGGAACACATGAGGCGTAAACGCGCTGAAGCTAAAGAACAAGAACAAGAATAAAGCTAAAACCCTTGTAACTCAAGGGTTTTTCTATTTTAAAAAATATTTTAAATTATTTTGAAAAACCTATTGACAAATTAGTGGATAGACTATATAGTAAATACATAAGGTCAAAACAACAGAGCGACGGAGAATAAAACAGATGGATAACTATATAATTCATAAGACCTACATGGGATATGTAGCAGAGAGTAAAGATTTCAATAATTATCATCTTCTAATGGCAAAGACTCTAGAAGAACTAAAAGCGATTGTAAACAATCATATCAACCAAAAAAACTAAATAAGACTATTAAACCCTTGAGTTACAAGGGTTTTTTTTATTTTAAGAAAATATTTTAAATTATTTTGAAAAACCTATTGACTTTTATTTGTGGATAGACTATAGTAGTTACATAAGGTCAAAACAAAAAGAGACAAAATAAGATGACTACTTTAACTAAAACTCAAGAACGCGAATTAAATAAAAAAATTAATTTTTTGCTGTCTCATCCCATTCACACTAGTGATTTTTCAAATCCACTATACACAGTAACAGATTATCGTTATTACAACATGAATGAGTTTGAACAGGGTTTTAAAAACCATGAAGAGGCTCAAAAATACATGGAGGAAAACGTTGAACGCAACACGCCTACTGAAATGACCTATAAAGATGATTCTGGTTTTGGTAGAGGCAAATACAAATATATAATAAAAGAATGGCATCCAACTGTTTACACTTTCAAAACCAGAGGACAAGCTTATTGGTTTCTCAGAAATAATCCTGAAATAATTGATTCTGACCTAATTGAATTTTAAGCTTAAACCCTGATTAACTCAGGGTTTTTTTATTGTAAAAAATTATTTTAAAAAACCTATTGACAAAAAATAGTCTATCCACTATTATAGGTACATAAGGATAAGACAAGAAAACAAGAAAACAGGAGACAAGATAATGGCTAAAGCTAAAAGTAAACACCAACCTACTCACCAGCAACCTACTCAAGCACAAACTGAACAGGCAATGAACGATATAGCCGTGTTGTTTTGTGAAAGTGAAAAGAAACATCTCAGTTACTCTCAAATACAGAAAAACTTTGATTTTCCTATATCAAATATCTTGCTAGAGTTTGAACTAGCTGGCTTAGTGAGACAACTACCTGGGCAGCAGTTTGTTTTACTTTAATTACTTTAAAAAACTAGATAAAATTATTAAACCCTTAAGTTACAAGGGTTTTTTATTGTAAAAAACTATTTTAAATTATTTTAGAAAAACCTATTGACAAAAAATAGTCTATCCACTATTATAGTTACATAAGGTTAAAACACAGGAAACAAACAAGATGACTACTACAATTTTCTACCAAATCCGTACACTCAAACATCAAATCGAAGCTACTTTAAAACTTATTGCAGATGGTATTTTATTTTATATTGATCAACTTATCATTTTAGAGGGCAAATTGGAAAAATTAGAAAGCAGTCTTAACACTCCAGACAGCGCAAAAGTAGTAACCTTTGGAAAATACAAGGGTAGTTGCGTTCGTGACATTCCTACAGACTATTTAGCTTGGGCAATGCGTAGTGTACCTAATTATGAATGGCGTTATGTCTTCAGAAAAGAGGTTTTAAAAAGAAATAAAAATGAAGACAGATTAATTAAACTCCGTGAAGAGTACAGCGAGTATTTTATAAATTACGCGATTCTGTTTAAAGCAGAACGCGACTACTTTAATAACCAGTGGAAAGCTTCTAATCTTCCACAAGTACAGCAAGAAAAATTTTATGAATACTTAGCAAAGCGTTCCGACATCATAGATGGTGTTGTTTAATCCTTAACCCTAGCGGCTAATAAGTTGCTAGGGTTTTTTATTGCAAAAAAAATATTTTAAATTATTTTAGAAAAACCTATTGACAAAAAATAGTCTATCCACTAGTATAGATACATAAGGTTAAAACAACAGAGAAACAAAACAAGATGACCACCACAATTTCTTACCAAATCCGTACACTCAAACACCAAATCGAAGCTACTTTAAAACTTATCAGTGACGGAATTAGATTTTACATTGATCAATTAATTATTCTGGAAGGTAAGCTAGAAAAATTAGAGGCAGAAGCCAAGGGGCTAGATCAGCCTAAAGTCGTACGATTACTAAATATTTTGACAGGTAAAAAAACATGGGCGATCACTGCTTTTGGTGGCGTGTATGCTACATATAAAAGTCAAAAAAGTGCAGATAAAGCACTTAAAAATACTCCTCCCTGGTTTATGGAGTTTTGGGGCGGTAGTGTATCTGGTAGCGTTGAAAAATGCTGGTTAACTGGTGACATAGTAATTATTGAAGCATACTAAATTTTCTAAGGAAACAAAGCAAATGTTAGATACAAAAGATATGAGTTTATATTCTGTTCTCGGTTGCTTAAATATGACTACTAGAGAACATGAAAATTTAATTAGTCGCAGCTTGCAACGACGCTACATTTTGAAAGATGGTGAAGTAGTGTTTTGTGGTTTAGCTGGCGATGTTTGGCAATGGCTAAGAGATTCCAAACAAATAAAGTAATAGGCTACTTAAAATATTTTCTAAAATCCTGTTGACAAAAATATAGTCTATCCACTATATTAGTCATACAGGATAAAACAAAAAAAAACAACAAAGAATAAAGGGTAAAACAATGTTTAACTTCTCAGGAATGACCGTAGAACAAATCAAAATTAACTATAAAAAATTAGCTGTGAAACATCATCCAGACTTAGGCGGGGATCTGGAGACAATGAAAGCGTTAAACAATGCTTATGAAGCTGCATTAAAAAACTGCAATGGTCAAACTAGTAAGGATGATCAAGGTCAAGAGTACACATACAAATACAACCAAGAAATTGAAAAAGCTTTGATGGACAAGATCATTGAACTATTATCTCTCAATATGGAAGTAGAGATAGGTTTAATAGGAACTTGGATCTGGATAACTGGTGACACAAAACCAGTTAAGGACAAAATCAAACAAGCGGGCTGTACATGGCACTCTAAGCGCGGCTGTTGGTATTTTAAGATTGGCAAGTATTACGGCAAGTCATCACCGGACAGCCTGGAAGAACTAGCCAAAAAGTACGGATGCACCAACGCCAGCAAGTTTAATAAAAATATCAAAGTAGGATAAAATTATGGGGTGAACTATCACCCCATTTTTTATGCTTTATCTTAATGAAGACGCTGTAGACTCTCAAATTAAAACCTGTACAGAACAGGCAGAAGATCCTAAAGGCGTGAGATGCCCAGCTTGCTGCAAGGTTAAGTTAAAAGACAAAATATGCCCTTTAGGTCAGGCAAGAATGTCACCATTGCAAAAATGATTTAGAAAATATTTTATATACTAAGATAAACCAGTATTTTAATCCTTAAAATGACTTTATCCTTTGGCAGACTTAACCCTAAGAATATAAAAAAAATTAAAAAAGCCACTATAGATAATCAGATGGTAGACACATCTGATTTTGAGGTCAATCTTCCTGCACCTTCACCAGGCGCGCAAGAAATGTTCTATAATACACCTGCCGATGTGTGCATATATGGTGGAGCCGCAGGTAGTGGGAAGGCGGAAAGCTGTTATGGTTTAGGGTGGGCGTTCCAAAATATTTTAGGATTTACGGCGGACTACTATCATGATATAATTCACTTAGTACCCAAAGAAATTAGAGACATGGATAGTAAAGTATTAATGTGGAATGGTGAATGGAAAGGATTTTCTGAAGTTGCGGTAGGTGATAGGATCATGAATCCTGACGGACACGCTCAAGAAATTATTCAAGTCCATGAGCGTGGACTGTTAGACGTTTATAAAGTAACTTTTGAAGATAAGACTAGCGTTGAGTGTTCTGGTGATCATTTGTGGGGTTTTTGGGAAGCAAGGCAAGATAGTAGAAAGAAAACTAGAGAAGGCAAAAAGCTAATACTTGATAACAATGATGCGACTAATTGGAATATTAACTACATTTCAAGGGCTAGAGTTAGAGATACTGAATGGTTATTTCAAGAAATTCAAAAAGACAGAAGGTTTATAATTCCTATTACCGCACCGCTTAACTACACACACATAACAAGAGGGCGTGAAGATAGGGCTTATTTATACGGTGTTTTGCTTGGTGACGGGATGATCCAGGGAAGAAAAACTAATGGGATTGGTTTTTGTACTGCGGATATTTGGATACAAGAAAGATGTTTATCGCTATTAGAGAAGTACAGTATTAGAGATAAGTCAGAACAAAGTCAGCAACCTTACTTTGCGTATATAACTATTAAGGATGACTGGGTAAGGAATTGGGCTGTTAATACTGGACTAATGGGCAAATATTCTCATGAGAAATTTATTCCTAAAGGTTATTTGAAGGAATCATTAGGGTTTAGATGGAATTTAGCTCAAGGTTTGTTTGACACTGATGGCTATGCCGCAACTGCAACTGTGGAAAAAAATGAGGTTTCTTATTGCACAGTATCACTAGAATTAGCGGAAGACGTAGCTAATTTAGTGAGGTCATTAGGTTTTATTGCTAAGATTCGCCAAAAGCAAGGTGTTTGCTATACCAAAGGTTATGAAGGTGAAAAACGGATGGCTTATATAGTATCAGTTGAGGGTAACAATCGCCACCGTTTATTTAGCTTGCCTCGCAAAATAGAAGCGGCAATGAGTCATGAGCCTAATATTTGGGTTGGGAAGGCTATTACAAATATTGAAAAGTTAGGTAAAAAAGTTTACTGTCGCTGTATTACTGTCTCTAATCCTAATCATCTTTACATTACCGACGGATATAACGTCACCCATAACAGCTTTTCAATGCTCTTAAAAGCGTCTAAATTCTTAAAAGTACCGGGTTATGGCTCTGTTATTCTAAGACGGACTCGACCTGAGATAACTAACGAAGGCGGGTTATGGGATGAGTCAAGAAATTTATATAAATTAATTCCTAAAGCCCAAGCTAGAGAATATCAACTAGACTGGGTTTTTCCTACTGGTAGTGCTATCAGTTTTGGACACGCTCAATATGAAAAAGATGTTGAGGATAAATATCCAGGTTCACAGATATGTCATCTTGGCTTTGACGAGTTAACAAAATTTACAGAGCGTCAATTCTGGTTTTTGTTCTCACGGAATAGATCAACCTGTGGCGTTAGACCTCGTATTGATGCAACTTGTAACCCTGATGCCGATTCATGGGTAGCAAAGTTAGTAGCTTGGTACATTGATCAAGATACTGGCTACCCTATCGAAGAAAGATCGGGAGTTTTGAGGTATTTTTACCGGATCAATGGTGAGATTCATTGGGGTGATACAGAACAGGAATTAATGGATCAATTTCCAGACTTGGCAGCGATCGCACCACCAAAAAGTTTTACTTTTATCAAGGGGACTGTATATGATAATCCGCATCTATTAGAATCTAATCCTCAGTATCTGCAAAACCTTTTATCATTGCATCCTGTGGAGATGGAGCGACTATTAAAAGGTAATTGGAAAATTAAATATGAAGCGGGTACTATATTTAATCGTCATTGGTTTGAAGTGGTTAACTCTGTTCCGGCTGGTGGTCAAACTGTGGCTTTTTGGGACTTTGCCGCTACGTCGTCGGCTACAGCGTCAAAAAGTAGTTTCTACAGTGTACGGACTAAAATCAAGCTATACCAAGGTATCTATTATGTACTTGATTGTTTTTGGGAACAGGTATCGGCGGATGACGGAGATAATTCAGTTTTGAAAATCGCGCAACAAGATGGAACTGCTTGTAAGGTGCGCTGGGAATTAGAAGGCGGTAGTGCTGGCAAACGTTACGAGTCATCGCTTAAACGGCAGTTAGTAGGATTTGATGCTAGAGGTGTTAAGCCGTTAGGTGATAAAGTAACACGCGCTATGCCTTTAGCTATTGCTGCTAAAGATGGAAAGGTGAAACTATTTAGGGGTGCGTGGAATGATCAATTTTTAGCGGCGTTACATGAATTTGATGGTAGTAAGAAACCACTGACTAACGATATTGTGGATAGTGCTGATGGTGCTTTTGGTGAGTTACAAGAATCTACTCCGCGTAGTAGCTTTGTTGGTGGTAAGATCCACAATCCTTTTAGTTAGATGTGTTAAAGTTTATTATCAAATGCAGAATGTGTCCTTCCCATTGGCAGATTTGGTGATAGAGCAGATCCATAGATCCTTGCAGTAGTCGAATTGTGCGGAACACAGAACACTCTACCGTCAGCCAATAACACACCACCTGCAAAAGCACCACTACCCGCATAAACACCACTAGGTACAATTGCAGTATCACTCACAGAGTTATATATTCTTGCACTAGTAGCATTATGTGGGATACAAAATACTCTACTATCAGGCAACAATACGCCACCAAGAAAAGAACTGTTACCAGTAAAGTCATTATTAGACGTGATTAGCGTGTTAGTAGTTGGATCATAGATTCTTGCAGTGGGTGAATTAAATGATACACAGAATACTCGTCCGTCTGGTAATAGTACACCACCGATAAAAGCACCTCCACCTGGGTAAGTACCATTAGGTGTAGTTACTGTATCTGTTGATGGATCGTATATTCTAGCTGTTGTGGAATTAAATGGTATACAAAACACTCTACCATCTAGCATCAGTACGCCACCTGCAAAAGCGGCGTTTCCTGGATAAGTTCCTCTTGGTGTAATTAATGTGTTAGTGGTTGGATCGTATATTCTTGCTGTTGTGGATCTAAACGGTACACAAAATACTCGTCCGTCTGGTAATAGTACGCCACCATAGAAGGATTGTCCTCCTGGGTAAGTGCCATTAGGTGTGGTTAAGCTGTCAGTAGTAGCGTTGTATATTTTAGCTGTTGTGGCATTGTAAGGTATACAGAATACCCGTCCATCAGGTAGTAAAACACCTCCTGCAAAAGCATCATTACCTGGATAAGTGCCGCTAGGAGTAGTTAATGTGTCTGTAGATGAATTATATATTCTCGCCGTTGTTGACTTAAACGGTATACAAAATACTCTATTGTTTGATAGCAATACACCACCATAAAAAGCATTGTTACCTGGATAAGTACCGTTAGGTGTAGTTAATGTATCTGTTAAAGTACCATAATTATATTGACGGGCAGCTTTAAAGTCTGCAATAAGTGTTAAGGGGAAATATTTAATTTTTAGCTTATCACGGTCTGTAACGTCGGGACGGAAAACCTGGACTAAACTCAGTTCTAATGTGAATACTTGCATATTCTGACAAGTCCATTTAAAAGACTCACAGCAATATAATGCACCGTTAAAAATTATGGGTTGTCCTAAGTTAGTGGTAAGAAAATTATCTATTTCTAAATATTCATCATCTCTAGGGACTACTAAAGAGAGTGTCTGGGTTTTAGTAACTTGGTTAATTTGGTTTCTGTTGCCTTTCTCATCTACACCACCGTAGTAGTTTTGGGCAACATAAGAGGATTCAAAGCTGAGAGCATTTTCCCAGCTTAGTTTTAGAGAGTTGGGGGTAATGTCGTACATATCATTTAGGGAGAATTTGATTTATAGGTATATCTAAGGCGCGTGCTATAGCTTCAATTTCGCTATAGGCAATTGATTGTCTTCTAGATTCGCGATGCTGAAACAAGTTTTCAATTGCAGATATGACTTCTACAGTTTTTCCTACTTTAGAGGCCAACTGTTTCCTAGACATATTTTTCTGTTCTCTACAGATAAAAATGTGTATCCCTATTTTTTCTTCTGCTGTGAGGTTATCATAAACATTGGCATCCGTGATAATAGTCATATTTTAAATTGTAACTTCATTGATTATTATACATGAATATTGGTGAAAATCGCGGTTATTGGTGGTTTTCACTAATACTAATATGAAAATATATATTATTGTTGCTAGTATGGTTGTAGTTATAAAAATTTTCACTTTATGGCTACAAAAAATAAATCGTTATTAACTAAATTTTTATCTACAGATTTACAATTGAACCGTGAAGAAAGAACTGTCGGTTTTTCCTTTACTTCTAAAAGTAATATCTGTGAAAGATATAGTTACTCAGAACTTCCAGATGGCGCAAGCGTTATCTTTGATGAGTACCTATCCCATGATCCTGAAGCTTGGGATCTGACTAGAGTTACTAGCAATGCTTGTCCTTTCCTTAAAAACCATGCTCGTGGTCAGAAGATCGGCATTATTAGAAGTGTATCTTTAGATGGTGAGAAAGGTACTTGCATAACAAAGTTATCTAAAAATGCTTTAGCCGATCAATTTATATCCGATATTGAAGATGGAACTTGCGGCGGAATTAGCTTTGGCTACATGGTAGAAGAATACAAGGTTATTACGCCTGCTGAATATTCTATTGATGAAGATGGTTATAGAAAGATAACTAAAAAAGCACTTTTAGAAGCCACAAAAATAGTTTTATTTGAAATTTCATCAGAAGATATACCCTCAGATCCTACAGTGGGTTATGGTAAATCTTTTGTGGAACTAGACAATGTAACTATTGATGGAAACCCCAATTTTTATCCACAATTACAAGAAAAAACCATGAATCAACCTGATACTAAATCCTTAGAATTAGAGTTAGCATCTACTAAGTCTGCATTATCAGAGGCTAACAATATTAATGCTTCCCTAAAATCTAAACAGGAAGTTTTAATTAGTGAAAATAGCAACCTGCAAGCTAAACAACAAATCCTAGTTAGCGAAAATGGTAAGTTAGCTGAACAAGTTAAACAGTTTGAATGGCTCTTAGAACAAAAAGCTGAAATCATTTCTAATTTTGAGAAAAAAGAATTAGTAGCTAGTCGTTACTATGATTTACGTCAAAAAGCAGAAGATTTAGTATCTCAAGCTAAATTGTCCGGTAGTGAGTTCAATGAATTATTCTCTACTGTTCCCAGTGAGGATATTGAGATTCATACTAAGTCCCAAACCGACAAACTTGGCTATATTGATTTTCACTTAAGTTTGATTGAAAAACGAGCTAAACCGCTAATCAATCTTGAACAATCTGTGAAAGAACCAGTTTCTAATCCTGGACAAATTGATTCTAAACAGATTGAATCCCATGCGGCGGAATTGCTTAAAACTGTAAATCAATCACCTATCTTTATGTAAGGTTATAAAAAATGAGACACGAAACTTACGTTTACGATGACGAGTTATCAGGGTTTTTACCTGTACTAGCTAGATCCGAGGCTATTGCTACTCGCTATCAATCTTTAGATCCTGACTATGTCACTGGTAAAGAAGGTGCTATTAGAAAACTGGTCAAGATTTTCGCCCCTGGTTTTTTTGCTGGTAGTATTCCTGGTTCTGCAAAAGCTCGGATTTTACCACGCATGACAACCGTTGCTGCCACTGCTGCCAGTGGTACAAGCGTTACCTTTAAATCTGGTACTGCGGGTATTTTTATACCTGGCGATGTCCTCTCTATTATTCCCCCATCTGCACGGATTAACGTTGCTTCTACTAGTGGTGGTTGGGCTGCTGGTGATACTGTCACATTAACCATCAACGGACAAGCTTTAGTTTATACCGTTGTTAGTGGTGATAGTGGCGGATCTTTGACTGCAACTAACACCAATGTAGCTAATAAGCTAATCGTAGCCATCAATGCTAATCCTTATCTATCTAGTTTAGTTAGTGGTTTAGCTATAGCTGGTTCTGGCACTAGCACAGATATTGTTTTGTGGGCTAAAGATTTTACCAGTGTATATAGTTTAGCTGCGGCTGATACTGCTACTAATGGTACTGTTACTGCTTCGGCTGCTAATCTTGCACCAAATACTACGGTAGGGACTATCTCTGCTGTTAATACTGCTACTGATGTAGTTACTATTAGCGCGGCTGCTGTATCTGTTCCTTTAGGTATGCCTTTAGGTGTATCCACAAGTTTACCTGATAATTTAGGTATGCTTTCCCCATCTATTCCCATTGACTTGTTATACAGAGAAAGTCAAAATTTCGGTTTATACATAGATACCGACGTTTATCTAAACCGACTTCCCTACATAGATGGTCAATTGACTGCGTTGTATTCTCAAATCAATTTAGTTTAGGTGGTGCTAGAAGATGCCTTCAATTATTGAATTAGTAAACAATCAACCTGGTGTAGTTCAGCGTGCTATTGACTTGCAGCTATCTACAGTCTCCAGTACAGGCGAGGTCTACCGCGACGGTTATCCTGACCCTGCATTAAATCGCTTCTTTCCTTTTGTCCAATACTCAGATCCTATCCTGGCATTATTAAAGTTGCGTTCCTATACCCCAACTGTGGGTTATGTTGTGGCAACTGATGGCGATATCCCTAAAGATAGCGAGCGCATCACTGTTACTCAAGAAACTTTTGGTAACTTTAAACTTGCTAAATCTCGTTTAATCACTGAAGAGGATTTTATTGTTGCCCGTCAGGCTGAACAATTAGCTTTAACTGGTAATGGTCAAGCTGCCGAAGCTATTCGCAATATGTTCTTAGCTGTTCCGGCAATGCTTACCCAATCTCTAATTAACTTACATACTGTAATGTCTTTACAGGTTGCTTGTACAGGTGCTTGTAATTACGCTGATCCTGTATCAGGCATTACTGCTAACCTTAGTTACATTGGTCAAATCCCTAACGGTAATCTAGCTTCTGCTTTGACAGGTTCGGCAGTATGGAGTAATTGGGTAACAGCTAACGGTATCAACGATATTGTTAACCACATGAACGAATACTACAACAACCTGAAGAAGTTCCCTCCGTTTATTGTCATGTCTCGTAAAACAGCTAATGATTTACGGAATCAGAACAGCACTAAGGCAATTGTAGCTCGTAATACTGGCGTGTTAATGGAAGTTGGCGCACCAGACGCTACTGCTATTGGTCAATTACCTCCTCCATCTCTAGAGGCTGTAAGTGACGCAATTAACAAGCGTTTAATTGCTGGTGGTGGTCAGTATGGAACTACTCAGATCATCGTATCTGATGCTTTCTACTACCAACGTGGTGCAACTGTGTCCGGCACTCAAACACTTCCTTACATCCCAGCTAACCACTATTTCTTTGCAACCGATAACTATATTGAACGGGCAATTGTACCCACTGCATCTAATAACTTTGCAGGTGGTTTAGTTACAACTACTGAAATAGTTAGTAAAGAACCACCCCAAGAAAAAATTACTGTAGCTGGTCGCGGTTTCCCCTTAGTACCCGATCCTCGGTTTATCGGTGCAAGAAAAGTGGAAGTAGCTTAGTACTGTGACCATCGGATCTTGTTAGTACCTGTTGTTCCAGTGATGGAAGTTCCTTTTGTAAAAGATGCCCTTTCATCACTGGAATAGGTAACTATTTTTAAGAGTCGTTGGTATTCCAATCCGTATTTACTCAAAGCATAACTGTTGTTGGCTAACTGTTGTAATTCCACTCGGTAAGAATCATCTTCTACTTCTAAAATTCTTAATGTTCCTGCCGTGTAGTCGCTGTTCTCACTAGGTTTAGTAATGGAGATTTTATGAGCTATTAGCAATTCTGTTGCTGTGTTTCTTAAAGTTCCCCAATTATAAATATTTATTTCTGACAAAACATCAGTCATAAATAAATCAAACTTAGTTTCCTCACCTGCAAATTCTGGATATTTAACAATAAAATCAGCAAAGTAAATCATGATAGAGTCCTATGTTTCCCAAACTATTGGTTATGTAAATCAGCCGCATTTTGCGACTAATTTAATCTTAACTTTTAAAGTGGGTGGCGGACAATTTATTGAGGATGCTGTGGGGAATTTAGTTGAAAGTTCTACTAATGTTGTGGTGACAGCAACGGTAAGCAATGACTCTCAACCTAGCGTTATTCCTGAAGTGGCAGAAATAGGACAACAAGTGATGCGACTTAAAGGCAGATTAACTTCAGAGTTACCTCCAGAAATCAGTTATGAATCTATAGCAACGGGAGTTTTAACTGATGCCCAAGGAATGGAAACCGTCGGTATCTGGAGATTCAAACCAGTTGTTCAAAATCGGATTACTAATTATTTAATATCTAGAAATAAGTATATAAAAGGTACTTTAACCATAGCTAGTAAGGTGTAAAGAAATGGTAGAAGTTAACTGGAATCAAATTAATATTCCTAAAAAACTTAAGGCAATTCATTCTTGGAATACACCTTATGCTGCTATGGTTCATGAGGGTACAACTTCTGTTAATGGTAATGTAAAACCTGCCCGACCTTGGGTAGATGTAGCTATCAAAGAATATGATTTTTTAGAAAATTATGCTGATGGTTTTTCCCAATCCGAAAGCTTCAAAGAGGCATTTTTAAAAATGTCCGAAGGATTTGGTGAAAACTGTCAATTAAATATTAGCGATACTAGGTGGCAATGGCCGCGCACTACAGTTAGAAAAAGTGGTGCTATTGTTGATTCTCCTAGAGATATCGTTGATACAGGTGCGTTAAAAAATTCTTATCAGGTGCAATATGAAAGTAGCTGATTTAAGAAGGATTTTAACCACTTTGTTAGCTACGGAGCTAGGTGTTTACTCAAATGGAACTCCCTCCGTTTGGGTTTATGGGAGTTCTTCTCAACCTCCTTCTTCTAGTAACGGGCTTGAATGTTTGATTAAAGAAACTCCCGATACTGTAGCTATGGCTACTAGTGCCGGGTATAAGTACAAACCACAATTATGGGAAGTGACTTTGAGGAATTGGGCTAAAAACTCTAATCTACCTCTAGCAGTTTCCAAGATTGAAAAACGTTTTAATGTGACTCGCTATACCCATCTTCCGGCAGCGTCAGACACTTTAGAACAAAGCAGAATCCTCATTTTTGACCCTATTGTAATTTAATGTTATGCCCATCACTTTAGATTTTAGTCGTCCAAAATCTGTTACTACAAACTCAACTAACGCGGTTATCAATGCGGGTACTGCGGTAGAAGTTGATACAGGTTCAGAAGAGTCTTACTTTCTTCCTTTCAACCATGCGTCTATTACTCCCAGCGCGTTTAATGTAGCTGGCTGTAACTTAGTAGCGAGTAACACCACTATTACCACTACTACTGCTGATGGTTTTGCATCTGTGCGAGTGGGTGATGTCGTAACAGTAGATAGTGGCGGTGGTACTATTTCTGCTAACACTGTAACTGCTGTTAATAGCACTACATCTATTACTTTAAGCGTTGCGCCTTCTGCTAGTAGTTCATCTGCTAACAGCACAACTTTAACAATTACACCTCCTGCCATTACTCCAACTACTTGGGGTATTCGCTTAACCTACGTTAAGTCGGGATCTGTAGTCTCTATCCGTCCTACTTTGTTTCTTTATAACGGTAGTTTGAATGGTACAGCAGGTACGGCAGCTAACGCTAGTGCAATTATTAACTTAGTTGATGCTCAAGGTAATGCCCCTAGCGTGGATTTAGATGCTTTCTATAGCAATATCCGCGTAGCTAGAACTGCTTAATCTTTTTAATTTTGTTTAATCTCAAATAGGATTTTTAAACTATGGCAACTGCTAATCGTCCCGTACAAACTGTAATTCTTCAAAACTATACTTTAGATTTGAAGTTGCTACCTGAAAATACTCGGAGTGTTACCAGTGCAACTATTACCGCTCCATCTGGTGCGGCTGAAGGTGCTACTACTCTCAGTGTTGCTACTACTGCTGGTGTTACTTACACAATTGCTGCGGGTACTTCTTTAAATTTTGTTGCACCTTCTAATCCTCTTAACAGACAACAGGCTTTAGTGTTAGCTAACGCAACTCTCAACGGTACAACTGCCGTTACTTTGAGTATTGCACCTCTGTTAGATCCCATTGCCGTCAATTCTACATCTCGTTTAGTGCAAGATATGTTCCCATTATTGGGAATTACCAGCTTTGGGTTACAGCCTTCTCCTACTGTTGTTGATACCACCCATTCTCAATCCGGTTCTGGTACTAGCTCTGCTATTATCCGTTCTAAACGGGAAATATCTGTAGAAGGTATTGAGTATGTAGGTGATATTGCCTTAGAACAATTTATTAAACGTACACACTTTGATCCTGTGTACATGAACCGTGAATTGTATGCTATCGCTACCTATCCTAACGGATCTAGATTTGAAGGTGCTGCTAAATCTACCGCTTTAAACTTGACAGGTACACCAATGGAAGTAATGAAGTATACATTTACTTTAGAGTTCCAAGACGATTGGATTTGGACACCTGCCTATTATGCTTCTGGTGGTTTAGCTAATGGTTTCCCATCCTATAACCTCTAATGAAAGTTTTGAAAGATAGTACAGGTTTACTGGCTATCTTAATCAACTGCCGCATTGCTCAAGATAGGTTGCTTTGTGGTGCGGCAGTTTTTAGGGGTGGTTTATCTGGAGAAATTATTGTTTCTAATGACAAATCTACCTACAAAATTAAAATCCCTGATTCAGTTCAGATGGTGGCAACCTATCAAGTTTTTGCAGACTCAGATGATAATTTGGAGATTGAATATGCGTCCAGTAATTAATAAAAAACCAAGATACGAAATTGTACCAGTTGGTGATGATCTATCAGGAATTATCTATTTAGAAAAGCGCGGATCTTTAACTGTTGGCGAAGCTAGTGCTGTGGATATGATTGACGCTAAACGTCAAAAAGCAGCGATTATTGCTTCTAAATTAGTTAAAAAAATCTCTGTAGATCGTGGTGTAACTATTGCTGAGGCTCAAGAATTATTGTCTCCAACTCGCAACGCTGATAGTGGTGTTGAGGTTGATAATTCTGCGGTGATTTATGACTACATTGAAGATTTTACTGAGTTAAATTCTTTAAGTGCCATTGATAGTGCTTCTGTTTCTATTGCTATAGCTACTTTATTAATCCAAAAACGGGTAGCTTTCCCTGTGGAATTGTTAGTACCTGTAGCATTTAATTCTACTCAGATTAAAATTGCGCCTGTTAACTTTTATCTGAAAGATAGACAGGTAATTAAATTTGGTGATTGCTTAGTAGTTGTTAACGGTAATCATGAACCTGCTAATGAGCAAGATTATCTGAATATTAATGTATTGCCTGTGTCTGAAAATCTGGAAGCTGTGACTGGTTTCTTGTACAACAAAGCTGAGAAAAAATATCAGGTTGGTACTGAAGATTGGACAGAAGAAGATACTAAAGGTTGTAGTAATGAATTTGTAGGGGCTATTTACAAATTCTATGAAAATGAGCGCAGTCGTTGGCAAGTAGAAGCACCTGTAACTAATGCGGCTGTCCAGGGGGAGCAACAGCAACCAGTCCAATTGACTGGAGTAGCATCTACTGGAGAATCCAATCTTACAGGATATTAGACCCTAGATTTGCTGATTGGGATACCTTTCTCGATCAGCCTATTCATATAGTTTTTGAGTGTATTGAAGCACTCGAAAAGAACAGGAAAGAGCAGTCAAACATTGAGGCAAGGGTTCACGCTATCGGATGGTCTGGACTGTTTAACGGGTTCAAAAAAGAAACAGATCCGAGTATTGATTTTGTGGACTTGTTGCCCTTTGCAGACGAAATTAAAGAGAATAATCGGAAAGTCAGTGAACGGACAGAAGCGATTATTACCGAGTTAATTAAAACTAATGGTTTGTCTGCTCCTGTTCTGTCCGCGTTGAGTCTGCTATTACCTTGATTGTAAATTACGAATTTTAATTACGAATTTACAATCTTTTTTTATAAGAGGAGATTATTATTATGAATTTAGGTGAGTTAATTGTTGAATTGTGTGCTGATACTGCACAATTAGAAAAATCTCTAGAACAGGCTAAAAAGAAAGCCTATGAAGCGGCTGCAAGTATTGAAAAAAGTTTTGATAAAATTAATTTAGAAATTAATGTTGACGATGATAGTTTAGCTGACTTAAATAAACATCTAAATCTTAAAGTACAACACCTTAAAGAAGTTAATAAATATTTTAATAATAATCCGATTGTTGTTAATGTTGACGACGATCAACTTGTTGATTTAAATAAACATTTACATACTAAAGTACAGCACCTTAAGGAAGTTAATAAATATTTTGATAGCAACCCCATAGCTGTTAATACTGATGTTACTAAATTAGATGAATTAGAACAAAGATTGGGTAATTTATCTAGTAAGCGATACATAATTGAAACAGAAGAAAATCTAGATATTAAGATTACAGATTCTTCTAAGCAAGAAGTTTCTCAATCGATAGCAGAAGGAATTGAAAAAGGTATTCTTAGTGCTATCAGTGGTGTTTCTAGCAGTATTGAAAATGCTTTTATTGATGCAATATCTAAAGGCGTAAAATCTAGTGACAGTGTTGTTAATGCTAACACTCAAGAAGTAGTGGAAGAATTAAAAACAATGTTTGGAGGTATTAAAGAAATTACGGGTAATAGTCAAATAGACCAAGCAGTTAGTATTATTTTAAAACCAGGTAAAGATTTATTGACTGGGTTTCTTGAAGGAATCTCAATGGGTTTTGGTTCAGAAATATCTAAAGGGATGCGCCAATCTATTAAGAAAAACGCTAACATTGATATGAGTGATGTTGGTGAAAAGGCGGCAGATAGTTTTTTAAATTCTTTTGGTGTAGGAATTAAGACTAAAAAAAGTAGTAAGTCTGGAGTTAAATCATTTAAAGAAAATATAGCTAAAGATAATCCCAGCGTTATTTCTAGTACAGTGTCAGAAATAAATACGGCATTTTCTGACAGTATTAATATTAGTGTTGAGAGTATTGCTCAAAGGGCTAAATTAGCGACTATTAGACAAGTTAGAAAATCGGCCAGTTCAGTTACTCAAAACTCATCATCTGGTGTTCAAAATGCTGTAGGCTGGTTCTTTGATGCGGCTGAAAGTGGTAAAAAAGATTCTACAAGTACGTTTATAGGTCAAGGTTTGGCTTCTGAATCTAAAAAAGTTGTGGAGATTGCCTTTGATAAATTATTACCAAATACAGCACCTATCATTAAAGATTTTTTAAGTAAAGGTGTATTAAATAAGCCTGTTACACCTGTTGTTAAATCTTCTTCAGATGTACTTAAAGAAGCCGCAGCCGATTTAAAAAATGCTGCTAAAGCTTTGAGTGATGCCTCCATAGGTATGAAATCTGAATCTCAAGCTGTATCAAAATCTAAAACCAGTAAACCTTTTGTTTCTGAAGTTATTTCAGATCCTTGGAAAGATTCAGCACCTTTACCTAAGCAGCCACCAGCTAAGGAAAATAAAGTACCATTACCCCCACCAGCTAAAAAACGGGAATTAGAACCAATTCCTGTTAATATTCCTGAGCAGATTAAGCCACTTTTCCAAACAATTCAATCTGAAATAGTTAAAAATATTGATATATCCCAAGGCTATAAAGATGCTACGGCAGCCGAAAATAAATTAATACCTTTACCGCCTGTTTCTTCTGATAAAACAGCTAATACAAAAAAATATGCTCAGACTTCCTTAGATGAGATTGATAAAGCATTAACATCTATTAAAAAATATTTTGCAGATGAATATAAGAGAATACAGGCGAAAGTTAAACAAGCTACCGCAGTAGGTACGCATGAAGAACTTAAATCAGCAAGAGCTGAAGTTGTTACTTTTATTAGTCGCTCTAAAGAAGCCGTTGCTACTGTTGATAAATATGTAAAAATGGGTGAGGATGCTGGCTTTAGCAAAGATATTAATAGTGAATTAAGCGGGATTCACGGCAGAGCTAAATCACCTCTAGAAAATAATAGAAAAAACGCGGGACATTTAGAAGGCAAGTTAAACCTCGCTGACAAAAAACTATTTGATCAGCAATTAAAGGGTTATACAGAGTTAGCACAACAGCATGGAGTAGAAATTCCTAAAGGTTTGCAAAACGGGATTAAACATGGTGCAGGTGGGGTGTCCAATGCTGCCCGTGTTATGCTCGATGACTTTATTAAAGTAGTCCAAACCAAAATGCAGATCCAGTCACCATCTTGGTTGATGTTTGAGATGGGTCTGATGATAACTTCGGGTTTGTTTTTGGGAATGCAAAAAGGTAATAGCAAGGTTGCTCAAGGTGCAAGACAAATGGTATCAACTGTAACTGATATTGTAGGTGCAGTAAAAACCTTTGCTGATCCAGCTCTTGGTGCAACCAGTGTAATACCTGGACTTACATCAATTAGCACGTATGGAAGTGCTGGTCTAAGTGCTACGGATACGGGATTGAAAATACTAGGTAAGGTTGGAGAACGGCATGCAGCAAACCCTAGTGAAACTTTATTTCAGTCTGTAGGTGGGTCTGCTAAAGATTTTGTAAATAGCATTGTTGCTGATAAAACTTTGACTACACCTAGAGCGGCTTTTGATCACACTATAAATATTGCTAAAGCTGGCGCGTTAGGTCTTGGTGCTAATCCGATGACTGTCAGTGCCGTTGATGCTGCTCAAGCTGGTATGACCGCATTATTAAGAAATAGTGCTATTACTAAAGCTGTTACTCAAGCTCATGGACAAACTAAGGCGAAGTTACAAGCTGATACTTCCCTTGATTATATGTCTACGTTTAAGAGTGTTTTAAATGACAATTTGAAAGACCTTAAACTCAGTAAGAGTGAAATAGTAAGAGCCATTAGCAGTGTCATGAAGGTTGTACCTACAGGTTTAGGTACTGGTGCAAATTCTAATTTTGCAACTGCTGGTTATGGTGTTGATGCTGTTGTTGATACTTTGTCTGTACCTTTAGATTTATATAGAAAATCTAAATCTAAAGTTGGTCAGGGTTTACCAGTGAAAGATGCTATAGCTTCTAGTGTTGCAGATTATGGCGCACCTCAAGGAATAGCTAATGTTGTGGGGTCACTAGGTGCAAAACTTCACTCACCCTTAAATAATTTCATTAAGATCGGTAAACAGACTAACGAAGGTTTGAGCCAAGGTATATTAAGCACGGTTGCCTTATCTTCTAAAGCTATAAATACTACTGGTGACGCTATTCAAAATCAGATTAAACAAAACATGGGCATTAGTTCACCTTCAAAGGTGATGATTGCCTTGGGTGTAATGATTGCGTCAGGTCTGGCTATTGGTATTAAACAAGGTGTTGTTGATGTATCAGGTGCTAGTCAGTTATTAGCGAAAGCTGTGGATACGGGAATTAAAGAATTAGATTTATTTAATTCTGAGAACATTAATACATATGATTCCATTGTTGAAAATGCCGTTGATGGTAGTGCTAAAGCTACTAAGGGTGTTTATGAGCAAAGCAATAAACATGAGAAAAAGACAACTTTTGGATCAATACTTGGCGCATCTATGGTTGCACTGGGAAATACTGGCATACTAGGAAATAAACTATCAGAACCAGTTAAACATTTAGGTGCTTATTATCAAGGAAATACTGATGTTCATAAATTGCAGGGGCGTACTGCTAGAGAGGCAGAACTAGCAGTAATGTACAGGTCTATGCTTGACTTTGCTTCAAAAAATAAAACAACTAAAATTCCTTCAAATTGGGAAGTGGGTAGTGGTACTGTAGGCAATGAAGTTAGTCAAATACCCGGATTTAAAAATTTACATTACACTTTAGGCGGTTTTAATTATGGACGCAATAAAGAGGGTGGGTTACAGATAAGCGATGTCTATGACTGGACGCACGATACAAATTTAATGACTGGGTTTAGTACACCCTTCGGTATTGCTACCAAATTAAATAATTTCTTATTGAAACATCCTAAGTTAGCTCAAAACATGGGCTTGAAGTATCTAGACAAGTACAAGGGTTATGGAAAAGTAGACAATGATAATAATACTCTTTTTGCATTGAGTGGTCATCCACAACAAAAAGAATTTCAATTATCTGATAAGGCACATTCCATTATTGGTGGAAAACCTTACATTCAATCACACACGGTTTCATCTGAAAAACTTAAACAGTTACAAGAAAAAGCACGCACTGCTTTTAACTCAAATGCTGACTATAATGCGTTTACACAACACCCAGAAATTAAATCTTATCTAGAAGAGTTTGATCAACCTGCAAACCCTCTATCTAATCTATTATCAGGTGTTAAAAAAGACTTTGGCAGTGATACTATTTTAGGCAATTTATTTAACAGTGCCAAATCTGCATTTAGCAAAGGCGGAAGTTTAAAAGACATTGGTATTAATTTAATAACTTCTTTTGGACAAGGATTCTTGTCTGCAAATGGTGGCGTTTTAGGGATAGTTACTAAGTTTGCTACAGGTATATTATCTACGATTAAAAGAATATTTGGGATTGCATCCCCATCAAAAGTTATGCTAGAAATGGGTCTAGATTTTGGTGAGGGTTTTGAAGATGGTGCTGTGGCTGCTTTAGTCTTAGCTAACAAGAGAATTGCTGATTTAATGGTTAAAACAGTTAATGAAAGTAAGACAGCCACAGAATCTCAAAAAGCTCTTGTAGCTAACTATGCGGCTAATATAGACGCATATCATCAAACAATTGCTAAAGGTTACAAAGAAGGTAAGTATAACAAATCAAAGGATCTTAATGTTGCCCAAGATTTAGCAGAAGGTGTAATAGAAGGTAAATCAATAGCGGCATACCTTGGCTTATCTAATTATTTTAAACCACAGATATCAAGTATATTACAACAGTCTAAGCGAGCTGTTAATTCTCTACCTGAAGACTATGAAGCACAGAATACTGAAAATGTGCCTGCAACAAATAGAAACTTAGGACAGCAAAGAACTAATTTAGCTAGTACAGTTCAGCAAACTCAGCAAACAAGACCTCACTTATCAACTAGAACACAAGCTACACAGCCCTACCCACCCATACGTATTAACTTAAATGCATTAATGGCTGGTAATATGTCCCGGTTATTTGATAGTTATTCACAAATTCCAGATCCTTGGACTACTGCTCCTAGACCTGTACCTCCTGTACCTCCTAGACCTCCTGTTCCTCCTAGACCTCCTGTACCTCCTGTTCCTCCTAGACCTGTACCTCCAGTACCTCCTGTACCTCCAGTACCTCCAGTACCCCCATCACCACCCACACCGCCATCTCCGCCATCACCACCCACACCCCCTACACCGCCCATACCTCCAGTACCACCAACAATGATGAGTCAGTATTTGAGTCTGGGTAAAGACTTAATTACTAATTTATTTACTGCTGTTAGTGATAGTGTCCGTCAAAGCACACTTTCTGGTTATGCTTCATTAGGCCAGGTGATGCGTAATGCTGTAAACGCGGCGTTATTCTCTCTTGCTGATACTTTAAAACAGCCACTTTATCAAGGTCTGTTGTCTCAAACTCGCTCTATAATGCCTTGGTTTATGAAATTCATACCCAAGACATTGCAACTTGTACCCATGCTAAAACCACTGATACCTGTACTTGGTGGCTTAACTTTAGGCTTGGGTAACGCAATTATTAAGAACTTACTTAATAATGATGTCTTAAAACCCGGTGGTTTCTTAACAAAATTACTAAGTTCTGTTACCAGAATAGATTTATCTTCGTTATCTGGACAAAAAACACACGGGATACTAGGTGGCATATCCCAGATGATGAATCCTGTCCCTAGCATGTTCCCTTTACCATCAATTGTTGGTGGTGGTGGTCTTGCATCAATGGGACTAGGTATGTTTGGAATGTTCATGAATACTTTTGGTGGGATCTTAGGTTTGGATCAATCATCAAGATCAAATCCTAGAAACCAAGCTCCTACTGTTGAACAAGTTTTACAAGAACAAACATCGGCTAATCGCAAAAAAGCAGGATTAGGTAATGCTAAAGGTACTCAAGCGAGTCAACAATTAATTGAGAATTTAGGTAATACTGCCATAGACAGTGTTTTAGAAAATCTCAATATTCCTATGATTCCTACTTCTGTTATACAAGGATTAACAGGGAATAAACTAAAACAACAATCAGGAACAATAGTAAATACAATTAACTCTCTTGGTACTCAAAGAAACAAAGTAGAAAAGGCTTTAGAAGGGGTATCGCAGTTCAGTCCTATATCTCCACAAGTGCTAGATGCTATGACAAAACAAGCGTTACGCAGACGTGGAGTTAATAAAACTACCCGTGATGCTATGACTGATGCACAGTTAGACGCAGCACGCCAAAACATTCTAAATAATCCTATTGCGGCAACCAATAATGAGCGTAAACTTATGCAAGCAATGGGTGATATTGAACGTTCTAGAGCAGTTTTAGGTGATGATAAAGCACAAGGTAAATTAGACTCACTTACAGCAAAGGTTTTAAGTGAGCGTGGCGTAGCTTTTAAAACTTTCCAACAGATGCGAGATTCTGGTGGGTTAGATACTTTCCGTCAAAGTTTGGTTAATGCTCCACGTTCTACTGGTTTTGTTGGCAGACTTACCGAAGCCTATGCTGGTAATGATCAAGAAGCTATGAAAGGCTTATTACTAGAAGGCTTGAGAAAAGCTGGTATGTCTTCACAGCAACTTAAAAACATCGATCCTAAACTTTTAGATACGGCTACCGCGGGTTTGATGGCATCCTTAACTGGCTTACAAGCTAAGTTTAAGGAAAAAGGCTTTGATATGGGTAAATCTATAGCCGAAGGTTTTAAAGACTCTGTACGTAACCTTGCTAACGCTAAAGACGACCTGGAATACAATGCTAAAAAAGCACTAGGTCAAGCTAACTTTGGTGATGCTGTTGGAGTCATATTTAAGCGCATGAGTCGGGGTACTGTAGCTACCCAGGATCAATTTAAGGAAATGTACAACCAGATGGGATCTGGTGTGAAAAAAGTTCTGTTTAGCGATCCAAAAGAAGCTGACGCAACTTTCCCGAATGTGTTGCAATTTATGGGGTCTATTGCTGCAACTTTAGCACCTGTAACATCTTTGTTTGCTTCCTTAAGTCCCTTATTCTTACCTCTAGCTCCGATTATTGGTGGTATAGGTGCGGCTGTTAGTATGGTTTCACCCCATGTCGCTAGATTAATGGACGGTATTCAGCGAGTAGAAGTATTACAAAGAAGGTTTACTTTCTTAGGCGGCTCTAAGGCAGGTGGCGAGGCAGAATTTAAGTATGCCAAAGACATTGCTAATAAAATGAATGTTCCTTCTGAAGTAGCGGCTAATTCTTATTCTCAATTAGCTATTGCAGCTAGAGATAGTAAGATGGAAGGACAAGGTGTCAGAGATTTGTTTGAAGGTATAACAGCATCTCTAAGCGCGTTAGGTATTACTGGTCAAGATGCAAGTTTAGTCTTCATGGCTTATACTCAAATTCTGGCTAAAGGTAAGCTGTCAATGGAAGAATTAAGACAGCAATTAGGCGAAAAATTCCCGCCAGCTATGGGTGTATTTGCTAAGGCTATGGGTGTGTCAGTACCAGAAATGAACGCTCTCATCTCATCTGGTAGTGTGTTATCTCAGGATATCTTACCTAAAGTTGCTAAGGTACTCAAACAAGATTATGGTAATTCGGCTGCTAGTCAAGCGGGTGGGCTAGTTGTTGCATTAAATAAACTAGGTAATGTGGGTTTTGAAATAACCACAATATTTACTGATAAGTTAGGCGGAACTCTAGGTTTCTTTGTTAGCACTTTTGCTGATGGCTTATCTTTGTTCAGTAAGAGTCTTGGAGCATTAATACCTTTAGGTCAATCTTTTGCCATTGGTTTTGCTGCAACCATAGCAATAGGGTTAACAGTAATTATGACTAAGTTTAAACCCTTGGTTACTTTACTTGGATCTTTGCAACACCTATTAATGGCAACTTTTTCAGTTATGGCTACTAACATGATGCCTTTAATTGTTGGCATTACTGCGGATGTTGCTGACAACTGGTTAGGTGCAGAAAAAGACCTAATTTCTAACATGAATAGTGGTGTAGGTAATCTTGTTGTAGCACTTTTTAGCACTATAGATTCTGTTATGCGGTCTATGAGTGATGGTAATGTTAGCTTTTCATCTATGTTTGGCAGCTTAGTACAAGGTGCTGAACAAGCGGGTAATATAATTGACGGGCTTAAAGGTGTATTTAGTGGGTTTTTTAAAGTCATTCCTCCAGGAGTTGTAGAACTACTAGCAATGGTGTTCATGTTTGAACAAGCTACGGCTTTAGTAAAAATGGCTCTTTGGCCAATGATCACGAGTGTAGTTGGTGCAGCCGCAGGAATGTTCAGTAGTTCAGCAAAGGCTTTTATAGGCTTCATGACTACAATGAAAGCTGCTAGTGAATTAATGCTAACTTCAATGGGTGCGGCTAATGCAGCTATGGATGCCGGAATTGCAAGAAATAAACTGTTTGCGGCTTCATTAGGATTCTTAGGAAAAGCATTAACTCATATAGGGGTCGCTTTTGCTATCTTGATGTTCTCTAAAGGTGACTTTAGCAATCCTATGGGTGATTCACTCAAGGAAGCAACTAAGGAACTAAATAACGGTTTGACTGAGATTAGAGCCAATGTTCAAAAAACGGCGGACTCCTTTGATAAAGCAACTAACAATGTTAAAAAGTTAGGCGGATCACTAGCTGACACATTACCTTCTAAAGGCGTACAGCTTGACATTAGAAGCTTCTGGGGTGGTGGTGACTTTAAATGGGATGATGCAATCAAGGCAAGAAATAAAGGTCAAGCTAATCCAGTAATGGATTTTCTTGGTGTAGGTGCTTTAGGTGTGGCTGGTGCTGGTGCTGCGTATGCTGCTAATGTAGGTTTAGCTTCAGCTACTACTGCGGCTTCTGTGGCTGCGTCTACCGCTATGGCTTCCAATGCTGCCTTGATTGCTTCAGGTGCATCCGGGCCACTCATGGCAGTACCTCTTATAGGTAAACTAGCTATGCTTTTAGCACCTCTTTTTGCTAACCCTCTTACTATTATTCTTACTGCGGTTGTTGCTTTCATTGCTGCTATAACATTAGCCACTAAGGCTCTTGACTTATTTGCACCTAAACTAACAGACAAACAAAAAGAGTTTCTTAACAAACCAGAAAACAAAGGAATAAAAAGCTATTTTGATACAGAAGATCCAAACGCCCGATTAACTAACGCGCAACAACAGGTTATCAAATATTTTGAGGATCAAGAAAAAAATATCCAAAACTTAAAAGAGTTTGCGTCTAGTCAAGGATTTACTGGTAAACCTAGTGACTTTGTAGCTGATATCAAACCACTGACAATAGAACAGCAACAAAAATTTAATGCTAACAAAGATATATCAAATCTTAACAGACAAATTGAGGATAACAACAATAGAAGATTAGCTGTATTAGCCGATGCAAAAGCTAGAGGTGCTAGTCCTCAAGAAATTAAAGATATACAAAACAGTGCTGATTTTAAAAACTTAGAAAATCAGTCTAAACAGATGCGGAATACTTTGGCTATCAAATCCTCTGAGTTTGAAGTAGGTGATCGTCTAGAAAATAGAAAAATTATGGAGGATCTTGATAAAAAAATTCCGCAAAAGAAAGCTGAATTTGAAAAGTTGACTGTACCTACTTTCTTTAATAGACGGGATAAAAAAATTAAAGAAGAATATGAAAAAGCTAAAGAGGAATTACAAGCATTAGAAAATCAAAGGAAAAATCAGGAGATCATTATCAAAACCTCTATACAACGTGCGTTTGATTTTAAAGAGATTAAAAATATTGACAAACAACTAGAGGCAGCAACTAAACGAAGTGTAGAACTAAACAAGGCGTTACCGAGTGATAAGGTTCGTAAGGAACAAGGTGAGGTTAAGCAATTAATTCAACAACTTTACAAAAAACGTGAGGATCTAGTTAATAGCTTTGGATCACCGTTGCCTATGTTGGAACGGATGCTTAAACAGGAAGAAGAATATAAGCAAAAGTTACAGCTAGGCGCGGTTGAAGGTGTTACAGGAAATTTAATTCCTGCTGCTGTCCAAAAGACTCAAGCACGAATTGACCAGCTTAAAAACATGATTGCTGGGGCAAAACCGTTTGATGTCCGACCTATGGAAGAGGCTTTATATACCCAAGCTACCAATGCTGTTAAGGATGCAAATACTAGATTTGAGCGTGCTACATCTGCTAATAGGATTAAGTCTAATTTAAGTCAGGCTAAAATTTACGCATCATCGGGAACAGCGCAACAAATAGCACCGGAATTATCAAATATTCAACTAGCTGATTTAAGCAGCCAACGCACTTTATTAACTGAAAAGATTAATAGTGATCAAGCTGCCTTAGACAAGATAAGCCAAGTTATTGCGGCTGGTGGTACTAACTTAAATGAAGCACAAGCGGAATTTGATAAGTTAAGAGGCGATATTACTAAAGATAGAGAGGCATTAGCTCAAAACTCACAAGAAATGGCCAAAGCCCAGCGTGATATGAAACAGGCTTTGATTGACCAGACTAAACAAGTAGCTGAATACTATAGAGCTTCTGTTAGGGAAGCGCAAGCGGTAAGCATAGAGTTCCAAAAAGCACAAAAAACCCTAGAAGGATCTAGGATGCAAAACAAGCTTAGAGAAGCTTTGATAGGTGCTGGCGATAACATTTACACTCAATTTATTGAGGGGCTTATTAATATTATCTCTCAAACTACGGAGATGGAAAAACGTCAGTTAGATGCTAAAAAACAGGAAATTGATTATCAAAATAATATTGATGACATTAAGCTTCGTGCTAGTGAATTACAACGAAGTCTACCAGGTAAGATAGTTCCTTTTGATGAGGATAAAATTAAAGAGTTTGACGATCAACTTAGAACAGTTCAGGGTAGTGTTGTTGGTATAAACTCTGATGTGCAAGAGGTTGTGAAGTCTTTAGGACAAGACGCAGTAATAGCTACTAGTGGTCTTAACGATGCCTTTAAGGGACTTGGTGATACTGTGACGGGCGTAGGAACTAAGTTAGATGTAACTTTAGGTAAGTTAAATCAAGTCACTAATGAAAATAACTCTTCTGACTGGGCAGGTAATTTACTAAACACTGTAGGTCGTGTGTTTGGTGGTATAACATCGGCTGTATCGTCAGCTATAACGCCACCTACAACACAGGATGCAGCATCAGCAACACCAGCACCAACGGTTATACCTACAGTAGCAAATCAATTTACATCACCTATTAAAAATACGACTATCCAAGATTTGATTAACTATAAACCCACCTTTGGACAAAGTGTCATGGGTCAACGTCCAGGACGTTTACACAATAAGGTTGATTTTGACAGTCGTGTTAAGGGTGGTGCTGGTGCAGAAGTTATTGCTAGTCTTGCAGGTGTAGCTAAATTGCAAAAATGGGGCGGACAAGATGCTGCTGTGTTTGTTAATAGTATATTACCATCGGGTACAAAGATAACTATAGAGTATGGACACTTAGCACTTAATAGTATCAAAAATACTCTTGGTGACTTGAGCAAACCTGTACAAGTACAAGCTGGGCAAAAACTGGGTAATGTATTAGGACATCATCTAGATTTTGGGGTTAAGGCAAACGGACGCTATATTAACCCTCAAGTGTTCCTTGCTAATTTAGCTAAGGGTGATTATGGTGCGATCGCTTCCCAACCTCCGGCAACTGCTAAAACTAAAGCTAATACTGTTACTCCTGCCAGTCAGTCCAAGGGTGAATCTGTAATCAGGATGCAGCGATTGGGACAAAAAGATGAATTTGGATTAGAAAAAATCCAGTTAGCCGTCATTAAACAAGGAAAGATAGTTGATAGATTTATTGTTAATTCAGGTAAGGCGGATACTCAAATATTTGGTGGTGCAGGTGAAACAAAAGCAGGGTCTAAACAACCTGTAGAGTTTGGTAGTTATAGACTTGGTAAAACTACTCCTAGCGGCAATAAGGCTAAAATGGGGAATGAGTTTATAAGACTTGAACCTGATTTTAAAACAGAACGAACCGCTATTGGTTTCCACATTGATAAGGACAGACTTGTTGATCCTGGCTCTAGTGGTTGTATTGTATTTGCTAACGAAGCAGAATTTAATAAATTTAAGCAAGCATTAAAGAGTACGGGTATTAAGAGTTTTGTCTTTGATCAAGCTGTTGGTGCGGTAGAAATAGCTAAGAATGTCGCATCACAGGTTAAGCCGTTGCCAAAAAGACAACCCGTTCCCATATTACCGCCTGTACCTGGTACGATAGGTATTAAAAATTCTTCAGGAATATCTCAAGGTGGTAATGACTTAAGCCCTGAAGAGTATGCAAAACTAACCCCACTTGGTAAACAACTTTATGAACTGCGTAAGAATAAGTATATTTTAGCTTTGGCTAATGCTGTGGCTAATGCTGAGGGTTCTGATTTTAGAAAAAATACTAGGAACTTTGGCTATGGTCTAACGATTGGTGGTGAGAATGTTACTGATTTCTCTAAACATCCCTATGTGGGAACTGGTAGGAAACCAACTTGGATTAAGTGGATTAACAACAGTAGCACTGCAGCCGGACGCTATCAGATGATGAACTTTAACGCATCTATCCAAGCGGCTAAAAAACAGTTTGGTAAAAATGCCATGCCGGATATGTTTAAGTTGACAGACTATCAAGGTCAGGATCAACCAAGCTTTAGCCCGGGTATGCAAGATTTGTATTTTATTCATTCCTTAAAATCTAGAGGTGTTTTAGATCAAGTTTTGAAAGGTCAAGTAGATACATCTGTATTAAATAAACTTGCACTACATTATGCCAGTATCCAGTCGGGTAAGAATAGAAGTGCATATAAAGGACAAGGAACACCCCAAGGACAACATGGTAATTTCTTAAAGACTTATCAAGAAAATCTTAATAGGTTGAATCAACTAGTTAATACTGGCGGGACTCTTACTCCTGACGAAATGCAATCAAATGTTACAGATGCAACAAATCTTAAATTCAATACAGCCGATGGACAAAATGCAGCCAACTCTATGAATACTGAGTCCCAGCTATTAACAGACAGAACACAGCAATTGTTAGGGTTATATCGTTTACTTAGACAAACTACTGAATCTATGTTTCAAATTCAAAGCAGTATGAAAGATACTGATTTAGATATTTGGAAAACTATAAGAGAGGGCTTGTCTCCCAACATGAGTAATGTTGAACGATTCTTGATTGGCTATCAAGAGCTTATTCGTTCATTAGAGAAAAAGAGAGAAGCGTTAGAAAAAACAGTTCGTGATACTCAAGGTGTAATTGACAATGAAAAATTACTAAAAGCTGCTTTTGTTGCATCTTTAGAGAAATTTCCAGACAGTCCTGAACAGGCACTTAACGCAATTAATACAAATAACGAGGTCTTTAAAACTACTGTACTTCAGAATATACAAGCTAAAAAAGCATTAGCTGAATTAAATCAAAATACTCCTAAAATACTTGAAGCAAGAGTAGAACAATTTAATAGAGAGGAAATATCTAGACGAACAGGAGTTACATTACAAACTGAAAAACTCCGAATTAGTTTACTCCAAAAACAAGTTGAACAGCGTAAACTATTACAGCAATTAAACCCACTTGATCCAAGGTCTGCTAGAACTGCTGATTTAGAAGCAAACCTAGCTTTATTAAATACCGAGAATGAATATAAAGAAAAACTTAATGCTATTACAAATGAAGAAAATAGTCGGTCTATTTCTTCTGAAGAAGCTAAGAAAAGAAGGGACTACGTTAAGGAAGAATTTGAACGCAATAAACAAAATATTGAGTTAAAACAAAAAAATGATCGTATTGCTGAAAATGCAAATATTCCTTCTAGATTATTAGAAAGAGTGCAATTTATCCAGGATTCATTTAAAGGTGTACAAGAGTCTAGAAGTTCTCTACTCAAAGCCTATGGTCTTGATTTCCGTGCTGAAAAGATTGATAAGCAATTGGCTATTAATAATCAACAGATGGATTTTGCTAAGGCTACGCTTCAGTTAGATGATTTTATTAGAAAGAACGCTGAAGCTACGGAAGCTAATAAGTTAACTAATGAACAGATTAATACTTTACGGGAAAATCTCAAGCTGACTAATGAAGCAAAACTAGACGCTATTAAACTACAATTCTCTGAGTTAGGAACTGTGGTTAAAGGTGTCACAAGTAGCTTTAGGGGCGGGTTTAAGGAGTTCCTATTAAGTACAAAAGGGTTTGGCGAGTCCGTAAGTGATCTATTTAACTCTATTATGAAAGGTTTCCTTGATCCTCTAGCTGATATGGCATCTAAACGCATGACTGATGCTCTATTTGGTTGGACTGAGGGATTGTTTGGAAATAAAAAGAAAGATGAAAAACCAACTGATGGTATAAATGCTGTTAAAGGTTTAGCTGATTTGAGTGTTGGTGCTAATGGACTCAACCTGGCAGGTATGACATTAAACCAAGCTGGGCAAATGTTGATGCAAGCTGCTTTAACATTAAGTAGTCAAACTGTGGCAAACACAGCAATGGACGCGGGTGGTGATATTTTTAGCAGTCTTCTTGGTGGCACTTTTGATATTCTCTCTGGTTCTGTGTTTAATGCCAATTCTATGGGATTTAATCCTACGCCTGGATTATTTGATGCTATTCCTACAGATTTTGGTTTTGCTACTTTACCAATGTTTGCTGATGGCGGGATAGTTGGGGTAATGAATAAGGAGCGATCTATTACTGGACGTAAGCCTCATTTAATAGTTGCTTCTGAAGGTGAACGGGTTCTTAACCACAAAGAAACCGCTATTTGGAATAAGTTGCAAAGCGGTGTGGCTGGGTTTGCTAATGGTGGTGTTGTAGGTGCAGGTGGTAACGGTAGTATGGCATCTAAGATTGGCAATACGACAACTATAAATGTTCCTGTAAGTGTTGAGGTTGGCAGTGATTCTGAAGTAGATACCTACAGACTGTCACAGGCTGTACAAGCGATGGTATCAGATGGTATTCGTCGGGAAATGAGAGTAGGCGGTTCTATTAATCGTGGTAATCCTTACAACAGATAATATATCTAAATCAACATAAAAAAATTGCAGTCAGCTATGATTAGCTAACTGCTTTTTTTGAGATTAAAAAGATGGTTCTCATATTCTACTACAAATATTAATCATCATCGGGTTCAGCTAATATTAAATTAGCTAATTCTGGTATAGGCGGATTATCTATGAACTCTTTAAGGATGTTTTCTACTACATCTGTATTTAAAGTTAATTCTGTCATCAGATCACCTATGGGTGGTAATGTTTCAGGTTTAGGAGTGAATTTAGTTGTGGTCATGCTTTTCTTTATCTGATACTGCTAATCCGGCACTGCCTGAAGCTAAAGCTAGGGAAATATTGAACGCGCCACTGCTTTTAGCATCTGATAAGTTAGGGGCATACAATACAGCTAGGGCTAATATGGTACTAAGCGTGGCAAATATTCCCGGTAATACAGTGGTGTTTTTCATAGTTTTGGCATTATTAGTGAGTTTGAGTAGTATTTTACGCATTTACAATTAGACTTACATTGACAGTTTTCTCCAGGGTTAGGCAGTGTACCAATTTGCGCCCATCCCATCCCAGTATAACGAATACAATCATCACAGCTATGGTTTGCTGCTATTACTCTACGTTCCCATAAATAACCATTACGTTTATGCCCTTCTAGTCTGCCGCGTTCTTTAAAGTGATTAGTTTTGTTATAGTACATTTTTATACGCGCTTCTATCTGTGCTTCAGATAGATTGCCTCTTAAAATATCTCGTGAAAATCTACGCAGATATTGATACTCAAGATTTAATTGACCATTAATTAATGAGTAGTCCTGCCAGTCCATTTGTTTTGCGCCACCTATACCTAAAGCATATTGATAGATAGCTAAACTTCTTAATAGTTCTGCTGTTTGCCGTTCCCATCTAGCAACGTTAATTTTTCCAGAAAATAAGGCGTTATTCACAACTTCGCCTAGTTCTAAATGATCTTTAATCGCTTGTTCTGTTAACTGCTCTATCTGACTTTCTTTAACAAACCGACCTTTCTTAGAACCGTTGGCATAGTGATAACGTTGGCTTTTTTTATTCCAGGTAAAGTTAGTTGATTCTTGGTTCTTTGACTTAGTTAATAAGTCAAGTTGATACTTTTTTTGGTTGAGTTCTACCTCCTCATTAGGTAATTCTTCTAAGGCTGTGATACCTGCTAATGTTCTCATTTTATTGAGTACGTCTAAATCATATTTGCTAAAAGTTCCGGTATTCACACAATTATTAATGATGTTTAATAGCGTGATTGTGTCTATATTATCTTCTATGACAAGGGGAAAAGTGCCATAGTCGTCTAACTCGCCAAAGTTAAACTCCAACATTGGACGAATCGCTTGCTCTACTAATGCTTCCCCTACTATCTGCATTTGGGATCTAGTCACTAATCTAAGAATGTTTTGATGCCCTTCGTTTAGGTTACTATCACCACTGCTGACTGTTCCTGTTCCTGTAACTGTGCGAGGGACTAACCAGGATAGCATAATCATTGATTCTAGGTAGCCTAAGATATTGATGAAGAAACGACCGTCGGATTCATGTGCGATCGCCTCAATTTCATCAGCTAGATCAATCACGGCATAGGAATTATTTTTGATATCTTCTAAGTTTCTAGACATCACATAACCCTGATTAAATAATCTAGGTTCACCTGTATTTGGATCTATATAAGGCTGTCCAGTTTCAGGATTAATCATGCTAACGGAATTATTACCAGTGTCAGTTTTTCCTACTAACAATTTGGTAGCCTGTCTTTCTGATGCCACAGCCATACAAGCGTTGATTACTTTTGTTAGTTCCCAGTAAGGATAGGCACGACGGCAAATAGCCACGCCATGAGGATCGCCACCTAAAGCAATGTAAGGCTGGTTAATTAAATGAATACCATTTTCATAGGGAATATAGATATCGCTAAACCTTAGATAATGTACCCGGCTTATTTGTCCGTTAAAGCCTTCAAACCAATAATATCTAGGATCTACTGTTCTGATAATATCTAAATGGGCTTTTCTTTTTTTAATCTTGTAACTTACTTCTGAGAACGATTTACCAAAAGGAATAAATGTCAGCATTTGTGAGACAACATTTAACCAACTACCCTCCATTGCGTTGATAGACGTTCTTACAAAATGTTGAATGTCTGGGTCTGGATGCTGGTATTTATCTAACATGGAAACACCTAACATTATTCGCAAGTCGTTAGCCGCGCTGGCTACTGGCGAATCCTTAAGCATTTCTACATAAGTGTTAGCTATGTTTTTATCTGACTGTTGTACCATCCCTATCCAGGTTGATACTAATGCCTGGACTTTGGGAGAAAGAATATTAGTGTTTAACATATTTTATTGATTTAACTTTTATTTTATTGTAGCATTTATCTATGTGTGCTATATTTAGTGATAGCTAAAAAATGATTCTATGCTAATACCAGACTTAATTAAATTACAAATTAAAACGGCTGCTTTAGGGACGGATAAGGAAATCTGTGGCATTGTTATCGATGGTAATGCCATTGTTTTAAATAACATTCATGATGATCCAACAAATCATTTTACAATAGCCGCTACTGACTTAGCGGAATTTAACTACTCAGATATTACGGCTATTTGGCATACACACCATAAAGAAGGTCAGTCGGGGTATTTTACCTATACAGATATTGAACTTGCTCATCAAAGCCAAAAACCTATTATTCTTTATCATTCTGGTTTTGATGTGTGGGACTATTATGAGGCTAACAATCCAGATCCGTTTCCACTAGAGAAAAAAGACTACAAACCACAAGATTTAGAATTTTATTTAAACACTAGATTTCATTGGGGACGGTCTGACTGTTTTGCAATTGTCCGAAGGTATCTATTGGGAACTTTAAATGTGGATATTGGGGAATTTCATAGAACTCAATTGGAAAACTTTCCGCCAACAGATTATGACTGTCCTTGGAGTATGGACAAATTTAACTTGCTGCCGTTAGGAACACAACCACAAAAATATGATGTATTCGGTGTGGCTTTAAAAGGTGGTAGGAAAGTAAATCATGCTATAGTTATGGTCAAACCAGAAGAAAATATTATTCTTCATTCCCCATCAGATTCATCAGTGTCAAGAATAGAGCAGTATGCTGATTATTGGCGTAAAAGAACACTTTTACATGGGAGATTAAAAGAAATATGCTAACTACTATTAAATTAAATGGTGCTTTAGGTAAGGAATTTTTACCAGAATTACAAGCTGATGTGCATACGGTTAGAGAAACAATCAACTTTCTATGTTGTTATTTTGAAAACTTCAAACATTATGTATTAGGTACTGATTGGGTTTATTCAATTATTATTAAAGCACCTAATTGGGAAAGAGAAGTTGATGAAAATTCACCAGAATTACTATTACCTATTACAGGGTTAACTGTAGAAATCACACCAGCTATCCAAGGATCTGGAGAGGTTGGGAAATTCATCACTAGCGTTGCCATGATTGGGATTGGGATAGCGTTGACAACTATTACAGGCGTTGGTGCTATAGCTGTGAATTTAGGCTGGGGGTTGATTATATCAGGTGCAACAGGGTTGTTACAATCTGTGCTTTTTGGTAATCCTAGCACACATATGAATAATGATCCAAGTGAAATAAGCATGGATGATAGAAGATCCTCTTTCTTCCAAAGTCCAGGATATATGACTAAAGAAGGTACGCCTATACCTTTAGTATTTGGTGAGGTTTTAGTTAAAAACTTTCAAGTTTTATCTGTCGAAATCACATCTAGCTATAGTGCATAAGGAACTTGAAAAATATGACAAAAAATTTGTCAGGTTCAGGCGGTTTATTTGGCGGTGGTGGTGGTAGTAGCTCCTCACCTCAACAGCAAGCACAGCAAGTTAGACAACAAATCATTGACTCTATTTCAGGGGTAACTAATGATTATGTTAAGTTAGTTTTAGGAATGTGCGAGGGCCCCATTGGGGGACTAATTGGCGGGTTTCAAGGGGTTTATTTTGACAAAACGCCTTTTCAAAATCCGGACGGCTCTTTTAATTTTGCTAATGTGACTGTCAGCAGTACTAATGGTACTCTTTCCACAGGACAAGCATATAATTTAATAGATGCTACTTTTTCAGACAATCCTCTGAATGTCGAAGTTAAATTTGGGCTTCCGCAAACACGAACTATATCAAATGCTGATTTAACAGAAATTCAAGTTAGACTTGGTTTCCAGTTGCAATATAATGATGCAAATGGCGATATTAGACAGACAAGCATAGGGTTTCAAATATATATAAAAGAAGGTATTAATGGTGCGTTTGTACTAAGACATTCACAAGATATCACTGCTAGATATTCTGATCAAGTTGCGTTTAATTATCGTTTTGCTGTTAATAGAAATGAAAGTTATTTTGAAGTTAGGGTAGTAAAGCTATATCCTCAAGAACCGCCTAGTCCAATTCCGCCAAAAACCAGCTACATAACAGCTAATTTAAGATGGATTAGTTATACGGAAATTACGAGCGATAGAATAGCCTACTTAAATACGGCATTACTAAGTGTACAATTTCCTGCAAAAACTTTTCAATCTACTCCAGAAATATGGGCAAAAGTGAGAGGGATGATTTGCGACATCCCAACTAATGCAACTATCAATACAACTGATAATGGAATTGATTATAGCGGTGGTTGGAATGGTAGCTTTTATACACCGGATAGAGCAACGGCAGACCCTGCTTGGGTGGTCTGGAAGTTGCTTACAGAGCCAAGATTTAATTTAGGTATTCCTAGTCAATATATAGATAAATATGCTTTATATCAATGTAGTGTCTATAATAATCAGTTTGTATCTAATGGTGGTGGTGGGACGGAACGTAGATTTTTATTTAATACTATTTTAGGGTCAGGCGGTCAGGAAATAGTATTAGAAATGATTCGCGCTATCTGTTCTAGTATGTATGCAAAACCATATTGGAACGGATCACAGATTAGTTTTTGGCAAGACAGACCCACAATAGCGTTACCTAAAGTCCTCACTAATGCTGATGTAGAAGATGGTAAATTTGCTTATCAAACGCCAGAATTAAATACAGTCACAACAGTTGCTAAGGTATCTTACCAATCTACAATTGAAGACTGGGAATTAATACCAGAAATAGTAGAAGATATTTCAGCAATTCAACGTTATGGCGTGCAAGTAGAAGAGTATGCTTTATTAGGAGAAACCCGGCGAGGCGCAGCTATTAGATCGGGACGACGGACTATTTTAGGATCACAACCTAATAATATAACTTTGACTTGTAGAGTCAGAACACGTGCTATGTTTTTTTCGCCTGGTGATGTAATCCAAGTGGCGGATAGTGCTAAAAATAGAATTAGAAACGGTGGTTTAGTTTCAGATGTAACTAGCACAAAAATAATAATTGATTCACCATTAGCATTAACAGGGAGTACAGACAAAAAGATTTTATTAACATTACCAGATGAAACAGTTGTAGAAAGGTTAATTAGCAATGGGGCAGGAACATTTACAGAAATTAATCTAGCTACACCTTTAACAGATTTACCTGCACCGGGATCACCTTGGCAAATAATAGATACTATAAGCAGGACACAGCTTTACCGAATTACAGAAGTAAATCCAGTTGAAGATAATCTGAATGTTTTTGATATTACTGCTAAAACTTATAGTGCAGATTATTACAATCAGATTGAATCAGGGATAAAAGTACCAGTAATTATTCCGGTGGCAAGACTACCAATAGTAGCCTCACCACCTAGAGATGTTGCTTGCCGAATACAAAGAATTAACTACGGTGAAAGAACAAGTTTTACACTTGTTGCATCGTGGCAACGTCCTACAAAGGAAGTAAATGGTGTTACTATAGAAGAACCATATACTGATAGATATAAAGTTGAATTTAAAAGAGGTGCAACGGCTGAATGGGGTTCTACTCAAGTAACTACTGAACTATCAGCTAGGTGGGAAAATGTAGGTAACGGATTCTTCTATGTGAGGGTAGCTGCTATCACAACTAATAATAAAGTTAGCACTTTTGTAGAAGCACCATCTGCACCACAAGCGACGGCAGACGTAAGTAATCAATATTTCACAGTGTTTACAGGAGAATTTTAAAAATGGCACATCAGCCGTATATAGATGTGACAGGCGCAACAGCCTACAGAAAAGCTACAGGAAGCGGAACACTTGCAGATCCTTATGTCCCTGAATTTACGGCAGTACAATTAGGGACTTGGAATGTAGGAATTAGTGGTACATTACCAGCGTTTACTACTATCCCTACTTTTAATATTGGTACCGCACCTGATCTTACTTTCACCAACACTAGCTTTATTGCTAATGCAGGAACTAATTTAAACACATCTGCACTTGCATTAGAATCTGGTGGTAATTTAGCTAGTATAAATACTAAATTACCTAATTTAGGTCAGGCTTTAGCTAGTGGTAGTGTGCCTGTAGTATTACCTGCTGCACAATTAACAACATTAACACCACCAACTTCTGTAGGAATTAATAGCGGTACAAATACTATTGGCTCAATTGCTAATATTTCCGGTACAGTGTCATTACCTACTGGTGCGTCTACAAGTGCCTTACAAACTACTGGTAATAACTCATTAAGTAGTATTGACGGTAAAATTCCGGCATCTTTGGGAGCAAAAGCACCTTCAGGATCTATTTCTGTAGTTCAATCTTTTGCAGCCACATCAACAATATCTAACGTCGCCAGTAGCGCAACGTCAGTAATATTATTAGTAGCTAACAATGATAGAAAAACTGTAATTATTGTTAATGACTCAGCTTCAGATTTATATATTGTATTAAATGCTAGTGCGGCTAGTACAACCAACTTTTCTATCTTTCTACCTGCTAGAGTAGGGAATACACCATCTTTTGCAACTTTTAATGGTGAGGATTATTCAGGTGAAATTAGAGGAATATGGAGTAGTGCCAATGGATTTGCAAGAATTACGGAGATTGTATAATGGGAATCATCATTAATAATTCTGGTAGTGGTACAGTTCCAGATGGATCAATTACGACGGCTAAGATAGCAGACGGTGCAGTGACACCAGCTAAACTGAGTGTCGCTATTCAATTAAATAATCCAAATTATTTTAAAAATCCTGCTTTTGCTGTGATCCAAGGTGCTGGATCATCAGGTACACTCACTAACTCTCTTACTTTACCTACGGCATCTTTAGGATACCCTAGTGAAACAGAGTGGTGTATTGCTGCATCTGGTGGTACACCTACCTACGCTTTTAGCACGGCTAATCAAACTTTAACTCTAGGAGGTGCAGCATCAACTACGGCTATTCATGTATTACAAAGAATAGAATCCATTGATGCAATTAGATTGCGCTCAAAGCAAGTGACTTTGAGTGTAGAACTATCAAATTCACAATTATCAACTGTGACGTGGGAATTTTTTAGACCATCCACTACAGTAGATGCGCATGGTACAATAGCATCCCCTACTCAGACAGTTGTGGCAAGTGGAACATGGACAGTAAACTCAACACTTACAAGATATAGTGCTACTGTAACCTTACCTGCTGAGGTATCTAACGGATTGGAAGTAAGACTAAGGGTAGGAGCGCAAACTTCCGGTACATGGGTAATTGCCAGACCTAAACTAGAGGAGGGATCTACTGCTACTGCTTTTGTTTGTGATGATTACGCCGTTGAATTGCAAAAATGCCAAAGATATTTTTATACGCTGAACAATCTTGTTCAATCTTTTGTCTGGTATGGAGAACTAGGAGCAAGAGGTCACAGCCCTATTATTAATTTTCCAGTAGAAATGTTTCAAGCACCGATAAGATTGAATACTTATTGGATTGGTGGGGAGAATGCCTACGTGATGGTTGATTACACGACTAAACAAGGATATTTTACTCAAATAGGAAACGTAAACTCTGGTGGTGCTGGAGCAAATTTGTCATTAGGGTCTTTTGCAGCACATATTCCTTAAATCACAATTTCTTTAATACAAAAATATGTACAAATTAAGTCAATTTCCTAGTCAAATAATCCGATTATTTGACGGTGCCGCAATCCCTGAAGGCAACAACGGCGACTGGCAATTATACGAAGCGTGGGTAGCTAAGGGTAACACTCCACAACCTGCTGATGTTATTGTCGCGTCTATTTTTCCTGATTGGGATGGTCTTTATAATCGTGTTTTAGCTGGTGATTTAAAGCCGCTTTATTTGCGTTTGAAACAAGCAGCAAAAGCAGATATTATCTTGTCTGTTGACTACATTAATTTAATTACTGTCCTGTCAAATATTAGAACAGAACAAGCATTAAAAGATAGTCTTGATGAATTAATTAATGATGGGTATGATTTAAGTGAACAAGAAAAAACGCTTTGGAATAATGCTGTTACAGAGTTGCATTTTAGTAATTTAGTTAAAGTTTAGTTGAGGTAGTTTCTAAACCATGCCATCACCCATATTAATATTACCACCAACTAAATGGGAATTTAGTCAAGAGGTAAAAGCTCAAATTCAAAATACTAAATTAGGTGATGGCTATGGTTTAATGGTTATATCGCCTAACTCTGCTAGAACTACTACAGAGTTAATAATCCCTAATTTAAGCACGGCGGATAAAGATGAAATAATTGACCTGTTCACTAGCTATGGTGGAATTACAAAATTTAGATGGCGACCATTAGACACACAATATACTCCTTATAATTATAAGGAGTATGTTTGTGATAAGTGGAGTGTAATTCAACAAGGTACTTATTTATGGCAAATAACAGCAACGTTTATAGAACAGAAAACAGAAATTATTACGGATACTATAGCTGATGGATCAATTACGACTGATAAAATAGCAGATGGTGCGGTAAATTTTGCTAAGTTAAATCTTTCTTTTAAATTAAATAGTCTTAATTATTTAAAAAATCCTGCTTTGGCTGTGATCCAAGGTGCGGCATCTGGGACTATACCTAATTCTCTTAATCTTCCCACAGCTTCTTTAGGCTACCCTGGCGAGTCAGAATGGTGTTTAGCTGCATCTGGTGGTAATCCTAGCTATGTATTTGATAGGTCTAATCAATCTCTCACAATTAGAGGAGCAACTTTAACTACTGCGGTTTATTTATTACAAAGATTAGAAAGTAGAGACACAGCCAAACTTAGTGGGAAAACTGTAACACTAAGTGTAGAACTGAGTAACTCACAATTATCTACTGTGACGTGGGAACTATTTAGACCAACCACCACATCAGATACTCATGGAACGATTGCCACACCTACGCAGACACTTATAGCTTCAGGTACGTGGACTGTTAACTCCACACTTACAAGATATACAGCTACAGTAACATTACCTGCTGAGGTATCAAATGGATTGGAAGTAAGACTAAGGGTAGGAGCGCAAACTTCCGGTACATGGGTAATTGCTAGACCTAAACTAGAAGAAGGCAGTAGTGCTACTGACTTTAATTGCGGTAACTATTCTACGGAATTGCTGCGATGCTTAAGGCATTTCTACGCTTTAAATATTACTCAGGATTTTGTTTGGTATGGCGAACTTGGTGCTAGAGGACATTCACCTATTATTACTTTTCCTGTTGAAATGTTTTCTGCCCCTATCACTTCTAGTACTTGGAGCAATTTCTTTAATTCCTACGTAATTGTTGGTATTACTACTACAAAAAACTCTTTGCGTACTCAAATAGGAAGTGCTGCGTCTGGCGGTGCTGCTGCATCCCTAAACCTTACTACATTTTTAGCGCATATCCCCTAGACTTATGACTTACAAACTAACTTCCAACCCAAATCAAATAATTCGTTTATTTGATGGTGCAACAATTCCCCAAGGTCAGAACGGTGACTGGCAATTATATGAAGCGTGGTTAGCTAAAGGCAACACCCCTGAGCCTGCTGATGTTATTATTCTACCTATGCTACCGGATTGGGATGGTCTTTATAGTAGTGTTTTAGCAGGTGAATTAAAGCCGCTTTATTTACGTTTGAAACAAGAGGCTAAAACAGACAATATTTTATCTGTTGATTACGTTAATTTAATTACTGTCCTGTCAAATATTAGAACAGAACAAGCATTAAAAGATAGTCTTGATGAGTTAATTAATGATGGGTATGTGTTAAGTGAACAAGAAAAAACGCTTTGGAATAATGCAGTTCAAGAATTGCATTTTAGTAATTTAGTTAAAATTTAGTTGAGGTAGCTTGTAAACCATGTTACATGGACTGTTAACTCCACACTTACAAGATATACAGCTACAGTAACATTACCTGCTGAGGTATCAAATGGATTGGAAGTAAGACTAAGGGTAGGAGCGCAAACTTCAGGAACATGGGTAATCTCACGCCCAAAACTAGAAGAAGGCAGTAGTGCTACTGCTTTTACTTCTGATGATTACGCTGTTGAATTAGCTAAGTGTCAGAGATACGCTCAGTTGATAACTAATGGATTACAGTCTCCGGAAGTAGGAAATCTATTCCTCTATTTTCCTTTTAGAGTGCCTATGTTTCTTACACCGATTAGGACTACCATTGCTAATGGCACAGCAGTTAATGCGAGTATCTACGGACTAGGAGCGCAAGATACTCACACTCATTCTTTTGGAATTGCTAGTGCTGCTAATGGATATATCGTGGATCATGTTTCTTTATATTCAGCACACATACCTTAGATTTTTTAATTATCTTTGTGGGAAAATTATGAGTTTAATATCCAATGCCCAACAGCTAGACACCGAAATATTTATAGATTTAATTAATATCAGAAACCAAGATTTTGATATTAAAATCTGTAACTATGGAACTGTAAGTTTTAGTAACACTATTTATCAAGGTTTTCCTTGTAAAATTAGTAGTTTTAGCAAATCAGGTGAAAGTGTAGAAGCACGTGCATCCTTAATAGTTTCTGATATATCTGGTTTAGTTGGAGATGTAATTGATAATTATTTTGTTATCGGTGCGGACGTAAACGTAAAACGTACGCAGCCTATGTTTTTAGACGATAAACCTACGGCTGACTCTACACAATTCTATGAATTAAATTTAAAGATTAATCAGTACACTGGAGAATATCAAAATCAATTTACATTTTCCCTAACTCCCTACTCATTAGAAAGAAAGAAACTACCAGCTAGGGTATATTCTAAAAGATGCCAGTGGCAATTAGGCGATCAAGATTGTCAAGCACCTATTAATCTTAATTTTGACATCTTTGGCAATCCTACTACACCAGCTAATAGAGCCTGTAGAAAAGATTTAGACGCGTGTAAACAATATCACGGGCATACTTTAAGATTTGGTGGGTTTCCTTCAGTAAACAGAATTAGAAGTTAAGTGTTTGTTCAAAAATTCATCTAGCCATTCTAAGGTTTCAGGACACAGCCTAAACTATTCTGATTTACCTAGAATGGTTTTGTTTTCTGGATTGTGAGATATCCCGATTTTGTATAAGTCTTGATCCGAGTGTATTATGTATAACATTTAAATATTTATAACTTATGTATAATATTTTATACTTCTAAAATAGTTTTATAAAATGCTTGACATTAATTTTAAATGCTGTTATATTATTAGTGTGGTTAAAAAACAAAGGTAAACCAAACATCGCCTTAAATAGGTGACTCTTAAAATTAGGCATTATCCCGAGTTGTGTCAAGTTAAAAAAAAATAAGGAGAATAAGATGACTTTAAGAAATACAGAAAAAACAGAATACCATATCTTAGCTGCTAATAACAAAATTGTAGCTAAGTTTACATCCTGCAAAATAGAGGATGTTTGGAAAAAGTATAATACTAGATGCAAACAGCTTTTAGAGGAAGCGGAAGACATTCGAGATAAAACATCTTTTGGTTGCCTAGCGTGGAAAGGTAGCCTGAAAAAAGACGGGACTGATACTGTATTGAGATTAGTCAAAGTAACTGAATCTGGTTATGTATTTGAAGTCAAGTAAGCACATTTGTGTTAAAATGAATTTAGAAACCATAAAACACAAGCTTATGGTATAAATACTCCCTTGATAGGGAGTTGGATTGAAACATAAACCAGCTAAGATATCAGAAACCGCAACAGAAAAGCCCCTAGTTTTAATTAATTCTAAGTAATAAGAACTCAAACCTAGTACAAAATTACTAGGTTTTTTTATTTTATATGGGGTTGACATTTATTTTATCCCGTGTTATATTATATTTAATCGAATAAATCTGATAGGCGAAACAATCGAGCGTTGTAACACACCTCAGCGTTTATTATAAAAGCCCTAGACCAGTAAGGAACGCAAGATGAGTCGGTGAAGTCATTACCCGGCTTGAAAATTAAAGACTCTCATTTAGTTTTTAATTGGAAATTGCTTCTAGTCCGTATGCGTGCGCGTGGCGGATTCTAGTTGAGACCTAAATCCTGTAAGGATTAAAAGTGAATCAATAAAAAAGTAGTGCAGATTGCGTTGGCCATGACGATACCCTGAAATGGGGACAATATAATTGGGCGGACTTGAGGGGATATCAAAAATTTAGTAAGGTAGTGAGACTTTACTGAAGGGATTGAACCAAAAAACTAGATCCATATTTGAGCGCGATTTCCATGAACATTAGGTATTAACTAGACAAGGGGAATGTATAAATACTCTCTTAATAGGGAGTTGGATTGAAACGACAATGGGAACTACTTTTAGAAATAAATGACTCCAGGTGCGGCGGTGTAGATGTTAGCAAATTCTATTGGGTATCGAAAGTGCGACTGTATAAGCGCAAAAACCATCAGAGCAAGATGTAAAAACACCCACATATCAGTAACCTAGCTGATCAAGTAAATAGGACGCAGCTAAACGACACTTAGCGTCTTGGATGAAGTATGTTGAAGACCGCGAATCCTAAACAAAAACAGACAAGCCTATTGGTTAAAAGGTAATTTGACTCCCATCTGTGGGTAAAACAGATTTATCTGAGGGGACTAAAAAGAATGACGGCTCGCAACCTGATTAATTTGAAGAAACTAAAGTAACTCTGGCTGTAGGTTAACAGCCAGCTATAGCCCTTGACATCTAGTGGATAGGATGTCAGTTATCCATAGGGTTTATTACGGCTTAAAAAATTAAATAGAAAACCGGGCATTAAAAAGTTTTTTTAACTAAAAATGCTCAAACATTTGTGCTGTCAATTTTTACTTTAGTACATAATTACTATACTAACTGCTTACTGTTTTATAAATTACCTAATTAAGTGTTTATAGTTAGCTAATTGGAATTTCCGCGCCGACTTGTAATAACAGAGTGGGCTTTATATAAGTATTCTAGGAGTTAAAATATAGTTTTTAATATGTTTTTTACTAAAGTTATTTTTAATACGGATTACTTATAATTTACTGAGAAAAATAGCAAAAAAAGCTAAGGTGATCCAAAAGTTGAGAAAATCATAATATATAAGCTATCGTTTTTAGAACTTTTGGATCACCCTACAGTTAATAACATCACTTACTAAAAAACATTAAAAGTGAAAAGCTTTATATATCAATAGTTTCAGCTATTTATTTAAGTATTTTTTATATTGCTGTATATCTGTATACTATAGTGCAGATACCTTTGTTTATTCCTACCGTCTGGCATTAAAACTATTACTGTATAAAGATTTGAAGTATCGTGCAAAAATAGAGTTTTTCAAAAAATTACTGATTGACAGATAGGAAATTATAGTGTAATGGTGCTGTTTTATTTATTTTTATAAAGAAAGCACGTTTTCTGATATATTTTAGATAGTGGACTTTTTAGGACTTTTTTTATGTTAGACTTAAGACAGGTTGACATTAACAAGTTGCATGAAACACTGGAATTGATGCGCTTGCAGTTGGGATGGTCTAAAAGACAATTAGCAAGTGAGACAGGCTTTAGCTATAAACGAGTCCGCATTTGGATTGATTCTGGCTATGAAACAGCAAGCTATTCCAGAATCAAGAAAGTATTTCAGGTTATGAAACAAGCGTTAGAACAGCAAACACAACCATAGAACATATGCCGTACCAATTTTTTAAGGATGACCAGTATTTCATTGCCTTGGATGGTGGTCAAACTGGGTTAAATCAGGAAGCGATCGCTAAACTATCTGGAGTGCATCAAACTACAGTAGGTAGATTAGTCAATAACGTAAGACAAACATTATCTAACTATGAACCGCTTCAATGTTTTTACAAAAAGACAGAATCTCAATATCTGCTAGATGTCTTTGGGCATCAGAATCTTTTTGACAGCAATTATGCTTTTGGGATAATTGCCTACTATGCAGAAATAGAAAGGAACTCCGAAGCAATAAAATCTCTAGTCTCTATTGGGCATATTGGACTACGTGCCTATATACAGCACGTTACCGGGTTTCAGGTACATTTAGGAGGGCAGACTGATTTGGACTCCTTACACGACCGTCTAGACATCACTGCGGAAATGTTAAGGAGGACGGATCATAAAGTAGCTAATCTAGAATACTTCCGAGATCACATTTCCGATATCTGGCAACATCTCCTAGAGTTTAGGGACGGCAAAAGCTACTACCAGGATTTAGCAGTTTTGCCTCCACAGGTACAGAAAAACGCCTTCAAGCACATCAATAATCTGAAAGAGATATTCTGGACGATTTATAAAATTAGAAGGGATTGTGGCGTATCCTCACTTGACCAACTATCAAAAGACCGGATCGAGATTGTAAATACTACTTTACCCGCAGCATTGACTACTACCAGGGGTGTACCTGGACGTGGTTGTGATCTGAAAACTTGGCAGTGGGATAAACTTTTCAGTCTGGATTTTAATATGCTGTATGAAGAAACCTTAGTTTCTACTGATAAGCAAGGCGTTTCTAAATTTGGCAGACGTAAGGACATTAGCAAAATAGTCTGTGCTACTGCTAAGGAAAATCGGCTGGTTAAAGATGAACCATTGATTAATGCAATGGTTGACAGGTTTAAAGCAGACTATCCAGAACGACTAGACTTGTTTGAGATAAATACTTACAGATCCCAAAATAATCTTGAGGAAGCTTACCTTTTAGAACGGTTAGCACAATCTGATGTAGAGAAGGGAAAACTGCTAGAGAGAGATTACCCAAGATTTGATGCTAGTTACAAATTACGTCATCAGATGCGTACTTTTGTAGGACTTTTGCGGCAATTCTATTCTAGTGAAAAACAATTGTACTGTTCTATATGCGCTTTTTCAAGCTGGGCAAAAATGATTGTAGACGTAGCACCTGCAAACAGTCTACCCTTTATGCCAACTAGATACTTACCACCAGATCAAGAGTTGTATATACATGAACAGTACCGGGGCTTGCCTTATTTAGAAAGACATCATTTCTATTATCCCCAAGTGTTTGATGCCATCTTAGATGTAGAAAAAATGCTCAAAGTCTTAGCAGACAAGTATCATATTCCGTACAAGAATAGACTACTCATGCTTAAACTTTTTGAAAGATGCCAGTTAAAAGGCTCTCATAAAGACTATCGAGCCTTTCATAATGACTTGTCCGCAATGAACGACTGTAAGCCAGTGATCGCTAAATGGTGTGCAAATGAACTGCAATCAAAAGATTGCTTTGATTCTGATTTTGAAAGCTTAACCAGGTAAAAAAATAATCCTAATAGCTTAGGGACTATCAGGACGACTTTCATAAACCGTAAGTGTTTCTTGGTGTTGTTATTAGATTATACATCAAGTTCCTAAAATAATCAAATCTGTGTCAAGTATTTTTTTATAGAATACTTGACATTATTTTTATATGCAGTTATAGTAAGAGAGCAAAGGAAACATAGATAAAACAATGACGGAAGTATTTGAACAATCTGTAAATGATCTAATGTGGGAATGTTATCAAGCAGCAATAAAAATTGCTTATCTTGATGATGAGTATATTCATGTTAGATCACAACCAAGCAGCATATCAGATGACTTGTTTGATGAGATATGGACTTGGACAGATGGGCATTACCAGAAAAGCTTTTTTGACCGTATGGAAGGACGATGTTCCTTAGCAGCCTTTTATTCTTTCTCTATGGAGAAGGAAGAAAAATATATGCAAGAATTTCTTGCCAAGTTAAAAGCATTAAAAATAGGAGACTGCAATGATTGATAAACATAATAATGGCTATTTTGCTCATCATCAAAATCCAAAAATAACAGATTGTCCATCTGCTTTACATATAGCAAGGCAAGAAGGTAGTCAGCAAAATAAAAGCATTGTTGATTATATTTGGCATGATGATCACAAGGTTCTCTTAGTTACTTTTAGTGACAATTAAAATGGGCAATTACCGCTTTAAACTTCGTAAACATCAGCACAAAACCAGTAAGATTATATTTTATAGTTCTTGGTTTACTGCTGATGACTATTTAGGAGCAATATTTATCAAAGATCACTTTCTTAAAAATAATCCTGAATTTAAGGATTGTTACATAACATGGGAGCAAAAATAATAGGTATTTTAGCACTCTAGCCTGTAATCTAGAGTGTTTTATTTTGTATTAAAAATAATCTTATAGAATACTTGACATTATTTTTAAATGCAGTTATATTATAAAAAAAATAAGTAAAACAAGCTATGGCAACCCTAAAACAATTACAAGACAATCTTGAAGCAATCCGCCAAGAAAGGATTGCAATTCTAAAACAGCTTCCTAGTGAGGAGCATGAAAGGTTCTGTAAACTGCCACCAAACAGACCTTTGGTTAATTGTTCCAGACAAAAAGCGCAAGAGTTAGTTAAGAGAATGGAGCAGCTAATCATAGAAGAAGATGATGCGATAAATGCCATAAATGGTGAAAAATATCGTTTAAAATACGCTGCATTAGTGGGAGAATAAAACAATGCTTAAAGGATATGCCATATTAGATGGCTACAAATTAATAGATCGCTGGGATGGTCATGTAACACAATTACATGATATTAGAGACATGGATAAAACATTTGATAAACTCTACAGCCGAGTAGAACGGCGTGGAATAGAACTAGAGAATGATCTTAGTATTGTGTTAGGTAACTACCGAAAGTTTGATCCTGATTATGATCATGATTTTAAAAAATTAGAACAACTTATAGCTGAGGAAGGACGGCAAGCTAGGGAATTTAAACATTGGTATTACCATGTTTTATAGAGTACACAAATAAAACAAACATAAGATAGCCTAACAAGCTATCTTTTTTTATGGGTACTTGACATTAATATTAAATATAGCTATGCTGCTATACTAATAAATATCATTTTGAAACACAAAGGCGAAACTATGAGATTCAGAAGAAATCAGGATTATTCCGAAGCATTTGAATTACCAGCACACGTAGAAGCTAATCTGAGATACAGGGCAAAATATAAAGATAAAATCAAGATTATGGCGCGAATAGCTAAGAAATCTAGACCTAGAAAACCATTAACAGATGAGCAAAAAGCAAAGGCAAGTATTTGGCATAGGAAAGAAAGTTTAAGGAGGAAACCACTCCAAGAAAGACCTTGGTGGGATGCTTTACCAGAAGAGCATAAAAACCTCTTTTTAAATGAGTTTGATCCTGAAAAACAAACTATACACCAGTTTAGAACTTATTTAAGTAGTATGAACCAACCACAAAAACCACTAACAGAAAACTCTAGTTATGCCTTGACTATTGAACAAGTTAAGGAAATCAGAGAAGCATTTAAAGAAGGTGTTCCCGGTATTGCTAATGGTAGAATAGGTGGCTACCTTGCTAAGAAATATGGAGTTAGCCGGCAAACAATCAACTTGATTAAGAACGGAAAAACTTATAAAAAAGTGTGATAAAAAACCCTGATAACTTCAGGGTTTTTTCTTGTAAGTACAAAATATTAAATCATTTTTTAAGTATGATAAGCACATTTAGTTGAATCTAAATGTGCTTTCTGTTATTCAAATCAACAGCCTTGACCTAACCAATTTTTACCTTCGGCAGCTATACGGTTAATCTGTTCCAAGACTTTTAAATCTTTGAAGTCTATATGCAATGTACCTTTTTTAAAAATCTTAAACTTGAAATGCTCATTCTCAAAAGTATCAGAGTAGTGTTTACCATACTTTTGATAATTATTACAAAAGTTGCTAATTGTGGAATAAGTTGATCCATTGTATCTGTTGTCTTTATCGGACTTTATTCCTGATAAAAAATTCATAACGCGATCTAAATCATTGAGAAAATCACTTTGATAATAGTTAATGCTAAAACTTCCATCATCTGACCATCTACCATCAAAAGTTACACCATTGGGAACAATTATTCTTTTATTAAGTTTCCAAGATTTGTTAGTTTTCCATCCTTCGTTATGTATTTGATTCTTTTCATGATACGCAGTGGCTTTATCAAAAATCTCTATCACACAATCACGCATCATAGATCCCATGTTGGCAATAAAGAGATATAAAACTTCTTTAACGTTCTCTTCAGTAAATGCAATTGTAGATTGTTGTACTGTAAATTCTTCAAATTTCTTCCTAAAGTTAGATGTTGCCTTGTTTCCTATTTCAGTTTTGATAAATACTGTGTTCCAAAATCTTGACTTTAAATAAGCAAGCTGGGTGTTTAAGTCTGTCTCATTGTCTAAACAGGTTGTAGTCTTATCATATCTATCATTACGATCAAATGTACCATAAACTGAATCTGATATACCTTGTAAGTAAAAGTCTAGTTTTGCTTGTGTCTCGTAGCGTTCTATTACTATTTTCCTCACAGCGTTATAACGTGCTACTAAGTCTCTAACTATATCCCGACTAGCTAAGGCATTAGGGTTAAATTGTTGTTGACCTAATTCAGCATCTAGATCAAATTTAATTTCCTCAAAGTTAATGGTTACTAACTTTTTAGGTTTAGTAATTTTAAGCATGACAACCTCAACAGTTGTAGGGCGTTCTGCATTAGTAAAACATCTACCTAACCATTTAATCCTCTTCTGATTTTCAAGGTGTTCTAGGGCATCTGTCAGGTTATTTTCTGAGTAGTTAATACTCCATCCGTCTTTGCTTTGCTCATTGAAAGATTTACAAAGCAGGTGAATCAAGTTTTGCTTATTCTTGGTATGGGGATTCTTAATTGTTTGGGCGTTGAGTAAAGCAACTAATGTGCCACCGTCTTTTAAATGTGTATATGCTTTAAGAACATGATCAACGCCGTTACTAAATGGCGGATTCATAAAGATCCAATTAAAAGTCATCGGCTCATCATATTCCAGGAAATCAAAACCCAAAACTTTATAACCTTTACCCTGAAGCGTGTATTTTAAATCTTGATTAATTTCTAAAGCATAGAATTTTCTTATATCACTATTATTAAATCTGTTTGTATTAAACTCCTTTAGATAGTCTAGAATTGCACCAGATCCACCATTAGGATCTAATACTGAACCAGCATTACCAGATTTGTAATTAGCAAAGCTGACCATTTCGCCTATAGTTGCGTTAGGTGTGGGAAAAAATTCATTTTCTAACATTTGTAGTGTCCTATTAAGATAGTTTGAAACTTGTTAAATCCCCAGATATTTCTGGGGAATGTTACTAAACTAAAGCTAAAACTTCTTTAACTATTGCTTCTTTAAGTTGTACATCTGTGACAGTAGCCAAAAGGTTTTGTAGATGTGTAGTAGCATCCTTCACTTGGCTATCAATAGTTGGTTCTGTGGTAACGGGTTCTAACACAGCAACAGCCGTTGATTTTATTTCTGGTAATGCTTCCTCAGTTTCATGATTAACTTCTGTAGATAACTGTGGTAATTCTTTCCAAGTAATCTCTACTGGACTTTCTACACCTATAGTTTCTACAAACTCATCTAAAGTTATTTGATCATAATCCTTAGATTTCATTAATAATAAACCAATGTTAAAATCATCTACTTCCACGCCTAACAATCCCCAAGAATGGGGTAGTTTGATTTTAATTGTTTTAGTTTTTAAACTATCCACTATCTGTACAAGCTTTTCAGCCTCTATCAAACAGGAAGCAATCACACCAGAAGTATAAGCTTCTAAATAGTCGGAACTATTATCTGTAATAAAGTGAAGATTACCTGCTTGTAAATGCAACCATAACCTTGTAATCTTCTTTTCATTACAAATGATTGCCGCTTTTATTCTTGATAATAAGTGCTTCCTATCAAACTCTACATCAGTGTAAACAGTACCATCTTCTAAATTTGTGTCAGGTAGTGGTTTATAACTGCGAGTGCCTTGTATTAGTTCCCAATTATCAAAGTTAAAGAACAGTAGATCACCGTTTGTTAATTCATATTCCTGTACACTAAAAGTAATATCAGTGTTCTCTAAGCCCTTTAATTTTTTGACCAGATTCAATTTATTTAAAACTGGAATTAAATCTGGCGGTATAAAAATACTAGGTGCATCTTTGCTTACTTTCAAATCTGCATAGGCTAATTTATGACCATCACAGGCTGCGAGTTTACCATAAGCTAAATGTACATTATTAAGGTTTTCTGTGTAACTATTTTTGCTGATGTGTTCACACAAGGTTTTAGCTTTATTGAAAAACTGAATACCATCAACAGTCACTTGTTTATCTGTTTTTTCAGGTTTTGGAAACTCTATGAACTCAGGACTGTCATAAGCTTTAATAGCTTGTTTCAGATTGTTAGTTCCTATTGTTAATTCTTCACCATTACCAGATAGGATTAACTCTAATACACCGCTAGATTTAGTTTTGGTGATGATATCAGAAAACAATTTAGCAGGTATACAGCACTCGCCAGATTCCACTACATTACAGGCAATAAAAACTGTGAGGTATGACTGTAAATTAGTTGCCCTTAATCTAATACCTTCTTTACCGTTTTCTTTTATGGTTTGGCAGTAAATATTAGCTAACACTGCATGGGTAGGACGCTTAGGAATTACAGCTAATAGTCCAGGTAAAGCTTCAGTTATTTCTTTAATTGTTGTTATGATTTTCATTTTTTATTTTCTGATTTCAAAGGGCATTACTAAATATTTGATTTTCTGAGTGCTTAATGGGGAAAACACTACAGGGGTTAATTTAGCATTAAGCTTAATCTGCACTTCAGTAGATGAAAGATTTTTTAATACGCTAACTAAGTATGGACAATAAAACGCAGTTTTCAAACTATCACCGGATATTTGTGCTGGTAAGGATATCTTTGTGATACCCACCTCTGTTACTTGAGATGTTAGATTTATTTCTTGATTTTCTAGACTTAGATTAAAAATAACACCATTATTTTTTAATGATGATATTACTTGAATTTTCTCAACAGCATCAAGTAAAGCTACCCGATCAACAGTTAGTTTTTTATCAAACTGTCGAGGGAACAAATGATAATATCTTGGGTATTGTCCCTCTAACAATCGGCTAGTAAGTTTGTAATTATCAAACTCAAAGGCAATGTCCGAATCTTTAACAGTGATCTTGACATCATCAACTTTTTCTAGGAGTTTTTGCAGCAACAAACAAGCTTGGTTAGGAATAGTAAACTCTGTATCAGAGTTTGTATATTCACTAGTTAATTCTATTAATGAAAGTATATGAGCATTAGTAGTTGCAAATTCTAAATTATGTCCTTGTAGCATGGTCAGATGCACTCCACATAAAACACCTTTAGTTTCATCTGTACTAGCACTAAATAAAACTGCTTTTATACCTTCAGTAAGTTTCTTTGCTTCTAGCTGATAAGTGTCCCCATCTTGTATTGTGGGTAAGTTGGGAAAATTTGTAAACGGTTCGCTTGGTAATCGGTAATTACCTGTATTAGTTTGTACTAAACAGATTTCATCATTTATAGTCAAAACTACTTCATCAGCAGCTAAAACTTTAAGTAAGCTTAATAACTGCTTACATGGTAGTAAACCGTTACCAGACTTTACTACTTGACCTACTACAGTTATTGATAAGCTAATGCTTAAGTCAGTAGTGGTCATTCTTATAATAGAATCTTTTGATTCTACTAAAACATAGCTAAGAGTAGGGGAATACTTAGTATTACAAGCTAATACCAGTTTTTCTAGTTGATCACGCAGATCAACAACGGAGCATATTACTTTCATTTTTGTTTTACTTAATAGTTGGCATTTTAAGCAACTTATTTATTTTATGTTATAATCTAAGTTACTTGTACTAGATCCACACAAACCCCATGACTAAAACACTTCAAGTCATGGGGTTTTTATTATGCTACTTTTGCTTTACGAAGTTTTGATACTCCTGCATAATCCGCATCTTTTATTTGTGGCATTGCTGCCGGGTTAAATTCTACCGCTTCCCGTTGAGTTTCTGCCTCAACCAAGACGTATTCACAGAAGTTTAAGGATTTACAATCTTCATCCCAGTCGAAATCGCCAACTTGATTAGTGGTCAAAGTTTTAGCAATTTTTATTGCTGATTGTTTAGTAGTTATACTTGGGTGGGATTCTTGATCAATGTAGGCATTGTAAAAAATTTTATAGGTTGCCATAAGTTATTTTACCTTTGTTTGTTTTCATTAATATATCACCATTTTATTATAATGTCAAGCAAAATAATCACACATTTTACAAGCTGCCTAGAATATGCCATACTGCTAGATAAAACAGGACTACAGCAATGGCAACTAAAATCAAACCCTCATTCAAGATTGAACCTATACCTAATCATGCTGGTTTTCAAGCATTGGGAACAGTTAAAGGTAAGTTCACATATTTAGAAGACCAGACTGGGATAAACAAGGGTAAAGGTGTTCTGAAAACTAAATACGGTGAGTTTCCTGCTTTTGTACACATTAAATGTAGGCAAGTAGTAAAAAATTTATACTCAAAATCTCACTATTTTTTAGTATGGTTTAGAAACAGATTGGCTACTGAAGATAACACTGCAACTGTTCAATTTACGATTGTGGGATGTGGTCTAGAAGGTGTGGATAATTGCTTTTTGGTTACAGGTGCATTAGTGGGTGGTAAAAAAGAAGAGAAGGTTTACCAATTTATTCTTAAGCGGAACTTTAACAGTCCAATACCAACTAAACATAAGGTCAATTTTGCTACTCGTAGTTTTAAAGTTAAAGTATCAGCTACAGATGACCTATGGGGACTATATAAGCATAAATTAGCTGCTTTAGTCTGTAAGCTTGAAGATGGTCAATTGCAAGTAGTCAGTCATCAATTAATTAGTGAAGAAGTGCCGGATAAGAGTCTACTAAAAAGCCTCAAAAAGAAAATCAAAAAGAAAAAAAATAAGAAAGTGATCACAGTTGAACCAACTGGGGATAAGCCACTGGTTAAGAAAAAAATAACTGTTGGTGTAGTAACTAGTGATCCGGTAGAAACTATCAAGAAAGTATTACCTAGTAAAATAACAGAGCTACCAACGACTGAACCACCTAAGAAAAAAGTATTGGAACTACCAAAAAAATAAGTATAAAAAAACCTCAGAACTATATAAGTCTGAGGTTTTGTTTTTATGCTTTAGCAACTAACTCTTTAAACGCTTTACCTGGCTTAAACTTAGGAGTTACTTTAGCAGGAATACTAATCTTTTCTTTAGTTTTTGGGTTAATGCCTTCTCTTTCTTTTAGTTCCACAGAACAAAAAGATCCAAAGCCTACAAAATCTACAGACTCACCGGATGCTACTTGTTCTTGGATTATTTCTAAGGCAGCATCAATGGCTTCTTTAGCTTGATTCTTTTTGAGTTTTGTTCTTTCAAATATAGCTGATACAAATTCTGTTTTGTTCATTGTTCTGCATAATAACGACTGTTTTCTAGCATACTACACAAAACAATAAAATATCTCACTCATATAAAAATACTTTATGCTACTATTTTATATGAATGAGATATCGGTTGGAGCGATGATGTGGGTCATCGCTTTTATTTTGTTTAATTTTACAATCCTGCGTTGATTACACCCCAGTTACCTGTAGGAAGTAAGGCGTTTTTGGCTTCTTGTCTATCCCAGTATTGACTGGAGTTCCGAAGACGCTGTAAATTATCTTTAAGAACTTCTAGCACACCCCGATCCTTGGGGCAATGAGTCTTGGATCTACCAGTCATGTTGTTTGTAATAACAAAAATACGGTTTATACAATGTATCTCACACAGAAAATAATCTTTGTGGTAGACCTGAATTAACATGGCTTGTTGTCCACCCCAAAACTCACAAATGGTAACTAAACCCTTAAATTTGGCAGTTAAGCCAAGATCGTGAATCATACCACCTATGTCCGTGGTGGGTATTCCTACTAGATACTCAGTCTTGTTTAAGTTGTCGTATTCTATTTTATCTCTGACTGCTTTAGCATGATAGCAGTCTATTCCGTTCTGCCCTGCCTTGCAGTTACAGCAGTCCATCAAAGAATCATACTGGTAGAGATTACCAGTGTCTCCTACTACTTCATAGTAGTGTTTGCTGACTTGGTTTAATGATTGAACTTTGCGAGGTTGTTTTTTAAGAACTGGACGTGCTATTGTGGTAGACATAACTTTTTGCATCGCCACCGGGAATTAAGACGTTCGGTGGCTTTCCTTATATCATTAATATAACAGCACTTAAAATTAATGTCAAGTGTTTTGAGAAAAATAATTTAAAATAATTTTAGGGATGGAACAGAATCCAAATAACTGCGTAATAGATCAAGGTTTATAAAATCTTTTTATCGCTTTTGCGCTCTGTTTCCAGTTAGCACCCAGAAACTCACCAGGATCACCAGTGTACCTTGGATAGTCTGGTACAGTATACCAACCATCAAAAGGTCGGTACTCTATATACCAATCTCCAATCTCAGGATGATCTTTAGTCTTCAAATCTATTAAATCTTGTAAATACTGTTTTGACATACTCACCGACCTAAAGGCGCGGTGATTCTTGACGCTTCACCGACTGATGCTACCGAAGTAGTCTTATTCTGTCTCTGCGTCCGTTTAGAGTCGTGGCAATGCCCTATCCCGACTTTATTTATATTTTTGGCAGCATTTTCGTCTCGGTCGTGTTCAGTTCCACAACTCATGCACTTAACCGACCGAATTTTCAAATCAAGTTTACCCCATTTGTATCCACATTCAGAGCAAATTTGGCTTGTTGCTTCCCATCTGCTAATAACACGAAAATCCCTATTAAACTTTTGCGATTTACCCTCGCATAAAGTTCTAAATTGCCTCCATCCTTGTAGACTAATTACTCTGGCAAGTTTGCGGTTTTTGACCATGCCCGACACATTCAAGTCTTCTAAAACAATAACTTGGTTTTCGTTAATAATTTTGGTAGATAATTTGTGCAAGAAGTCTTTACGGATATCAGTAATTTGATTATGGAGTTTTGCAATTTTAATTCGGGTTTTATTTCTGCGCTTTGAGTCTTTCGATTGACGTGCTAACTTCTTTTGAAGTTTACGAATTTTCCTATCTAATTGTGCGTAATCAGGACTTTTAGCTTTTTCCCCATTACTCATGACAGCAAAAGTTTTAATTCCTAAATCAATACCGATACTTTGGTTTTTGGCATCAATATTAACAGGTTCAACTTCTACTACAAAACTAAGAAAATAACGATTAGCACAATCTTTGATTACTGTTACAGAACTAGGCGAAGCTGGTAATTCCCTAGACCAGATTGGTTTTACGTTTCCAATTTTAGCAAGATAAACTTCATTTCCTTTAATTGAAAAACCACCAATTCTAAACCGTGCCGATTGCTGATTTGTTTTCTTTTTAAACTTGGGACTCCCAAATTTTTTACCTTTTCGCTTACCTTTAATGGAGTCAAAAAAGTTTTTGTAGGCAACCCCTAAGTCTGCAACTGATTGCTGCAAAGGAATATTAGATACCTCGGACAACCAATTACGTTCAGCAGTTTTCTTTGCTTGAGTAATAACTAGTTTTTGCAAATCATTATTGCTTGGCAATTTTTCTGCTTGTTTACAAATAGCCAAAGCATCGTTCCATACCACCCGAACGCAACCAAACAACTGAGCTAGACTCTGTTGTTGTTGAATTGTGGGGTAAAAACGATACTGATATCTGGCTTTCATAATCAGTGCTATAATTGGTTGGTAGATTAATTATATATTGGTTTGATTAAAATGGCAACTATCTTTAGGCGTGAAAGACATAGTGTTACAGACTTAAAGATTCACTTAGTCTGTGTTACTAAATATCGTCGGTCTGTATTTACTGGAGAAAGTATTGATTTGATTGAGAAATCATTTCGGGAAGTTGCTGAAAAAATGAACTTTCAAGTGATTGAGTTTAATGGTGAAGATAATCACGTTCATGCACTTATTGAGTACCCGCCTAAATTATCTATTTCCCAGATAGTAAATGCTTTAAAAGGTGTATCTAGTCGTAGATACGGACAAGCTGGCTATAAAAAACCCCATAAAGAAGCATTATGGAGTCCTAGTTATTTTGCTATTTCTGTAGGAGGTGCGCCGCTAGAAATATTGAAGGAGTGTATTAAAAATCAAGAAAAGCCGTCCTAAAAGGACGGGGCTTGTATCCCATTATTTTCGGTCATGATATCTGCTAGTTGTTAATAAATAAAAAATAAGGCATAACACCTGAAACGCTTGTTACACCTAGTGGATTTATGAACCTTGATTAACAATCCTATCCTAGCACACTTTTAAGCCATTGCCAGTAAGATAACTTTCTAGTTTGTTCTAATTCCTGTTCTGCTTGTGCTATGTCTTCAGCCGTTGGACATCTAAAAAAATCTATGTCTGCCACTGGTTCAGGATGTAAATCAACTACTTCAGCCTCATATATTATAGGCTGTGTTGATTGTTGTTTATATTGTGTGATCGCGTCTTGTTTTCCTGTTAATAGTTTCATAGGTCTTAGTTTGTTTAAGGTACGTTAATACTAGCTTAGTTTTCTCAAAAAATAAAGTCTTAACATTTCTTAATAATTTTCTGTTTGACATTATTTTATTTTGTGTTATCTTATTTTTAATCAAAACAATAAAACACAGATGGAACAAACAAGCTCTAGCAGTACAAAATTACTGCTGAATACTTTACTGTTGCTCATAGTAGCAACTGCTTTGATAACAGTCAGACTAGTATTTTTAATGAGGATGGGGATATGCTAAAGATTGAAGACGAACGTGGTAGTGGTAGATAGACAACATCTCAACAACAAAGGTAAACCAATGACATATCAAGAACAAGAGTTTGAACTGTACTCCGCTTATAATTTTTTTCAATTGGGCAACGGTATAGTAACTTTGTGTGGTAGTACAAAGTTCTTTACTGAGTGCATGGAAATCAACCGTCGTCTTACATTTGATGGTTGGATAGTATTAATGTGCGGTAGCTGGGGACACTCTTATCATAAAGATAGAGAAGGAAACACCGGGGAAGTCTATGAGAAAATCAAAACATTGCATTACAAGAAAATATTAATGTCTGATGTGATCGTAGTAGTATCAGACAAATCTGGATACATAGGTAATAGCACAAAAGCAGAAATTGAATTTTGTAAGCAAAAAGATATTCCCATCTTCTATTTTGATGGGGAATATCTAGCAGGTGAACCTACACCTGTAAAACCACCACATAAACTAGATAGTTTTGACGTGGAAATCCAAGCGTATGCTGACGCTGGCTATAGCTTAGGGTTTTAATCTAACAAAAACTAAATAAACAAAAAGACTTATCCTATTAACAAGATAAGTCTTTTTTATGTTTAATTAACTACTTTTTTAAAACTAGTATCTGTTACTAAATGCTCCCTATTGTACCCACGTAATACAGCTAAATAACTTAGATGATTTGCTTTCCTTCCTGCTTTTCTTTCTTCCGGTGTGATGCCTTCAAAAGCGTTAGGTTGTATTGGAAATTTAGCATTAGGGTTAGGATCAAAGTAAAGTCTGCAAAGGGGATAACTTCTTATTTCGTAATAGTTTAGAGCGCAGTCATAAACTACATCGCCAGGAATAAAATAATTTTCTGGTATTGGCTCAACGTGAGGTTTATATCCCATAGTCTTGTCTATTGGTAGTAGTTAAATGTTGGTACAAAGTCAAGTATTTCTTTTGTTAGCTGTACTCGACTTTTGTAATAGATTAAAGGTAGCTTTAATCCATAAAAATCAGCTACCTCTATTAATTGTTCTAGTGTGAAACTAGCGAATAGGACACGCACCTGTAACACATCCTTGATCTAATTCCTGTTCCTCAAATCCTTTCTCAATCTCAGATAATTTATTGATAATATCTGTTTGAGAAAGTACAGGTAATTGTGCTTTCAAAGCTTCATAAGTTTCCTTGTCACACGGTTCTAGGGGCATCAAAGGATAAGCTGCTTTACCACCTTCAACCGGATCAAATCTAGGTAAAAAAGCAATTCCAATAATGTCATCCCAATTATCATTTACCCAATTTGCGGCTGTTTTATATTCATCTGGCGCAACAGTTACAGTTATTGAAATGTTATGGCCCCTATCAGCATAGTTAGTTTGTGCTAGTCTATAGCGTTCTAATTGTTCTGTAACTGGCTCATCAATTGCGCGAGTTTTAGCATTAGTCTTGATAGGAAATGTAAAGACCCAAGTATTACAAATATCACTGAATAAATCGTCGCCTTGCCCATTTTGCGGTACAGGTTTAAGACCCAAGTCTAATAATACTTGTGCTAAAGGATCTGATTTACTAAATCTAACGCGACGTAAATAGTAAGGAGCATAAGCGCGATGGATACCACTAGAAACGGTTGGTAGTAGGCTGATTGTTCCTTCTGGTTTCATTAAACAGACTCTAGCACTTCTGTTAATTCCTAAATAGTCGTGGTAATCGTCTGAGGCTTTTATCGCTGTTTGCTTACACCATTGGAAGAAATACTTTTGCTGCTCATAATCCCAACCAAGTAGATCAAAGGCATCCATTACGCCTGTCATAGAAACTCCAAGCAAACGATCTCTCTTCTGTGTTCTGTCCCATTCTGGATGCCATTGTTTAGCTAGTGTGATCCGAGTTCCTAGTCGGGTAATTAGTTCAATGACTTTTTTCCCTAGTTCCCAGTTATACTCCCACTTGCCAGACTTTTTATCAAAGTATATGCAAGCCCTAACGTTCTTAGTCGTTAAGTTGCATGATTGTTTGTCGTCTAAAGCCGCTTCAGCACATGGATTCGTGCCTTTAACGGGTGATGTTGCTAATTTCTGACTATTTCCAATAATCCAAAAACCTGGGTCACCTTGAGTTTCTAAACATTCAAATGTCTTATTAATTGCATCTACTCCAGGATGATCATATTCGCCTGTAGAGTTATTAGACATTGTTCTTAGATCCTTAACTCTTGCTTTAGCTGGATCACTAAACAGTCCTACTTTTGCGGTCTTAAAGGATTCATCTGAACTATCGCCTAGAGCCAGTTCAGCAGTGTTATGTACTAAATAACCAGTATCAGCAATAAACTCATTTACTGAATCCACACTGATATCGTAAGTGTAATCATTTCTTACCGCGTGATTGATACTTAACACTTCTACAGGGACTCTATAAACCTCAATGCCTGTGATTTTCTCAAGTCTAGCTACAGTCATCTGTTTACATTTAGCATCCCATTGACTGCCAAACTTAACTTTATCAGAAGTGACCATCCTGGACGGAAAACCAAAATCATTTTGTGATCTTGCAGATTTTCTATTGTCTCTAAACTTAAGTGAAAATGATGCTACTTGTCTTTCAAATCTATCAATAAACATTTCCCCTTTCAGATTAAGTATGTGAAGTGCTTTCCAATTGCCTTTAGCATCTCTTTTTTTATTTAAAGTAGTTAAGATGCCTAAACTTGATAAAACTACTTGCAACTGTTTCAAAAATTCAGGATAAACACTTGTGGCAACAGTAATAGGTCTGTTTTTAACTGAACCGTCGGCATCAAATACGCCTGCCGTGTATGCTGCTCTATAAGAATCAAGACCCTGAAGAATTAGATCGGGAATAACTAAAGTTTGATTAGATAACTTAAACTGACTTAAAAAAGTAGCTAATTGTTTTGACTTAATTACTAGCTTATAGCAGTTATCATTTTCTTGGGGTTCACGTAATTTTGTATGAACACCGAACTGCTTAATAATACTGTCAATTTTTTCTACTATTTGTGGTAAATCAGGAGCTATTGCAAAGCTGATATTTCCTTCTGAAGATGTTAGTCTAACATAACCATTTCCGTGTAAGAAACCTAGCAAATAGGCGATATCATCACTCATATCCGGTATGGTTATTGCTTTGCAGGTTGTACTATGTTCAGGATAAATGTAGTCAAATTCTGGAAGTTTAGTTTCTGTACCTGGAATAGTATTTTTAACAAATACCATTCTGTCACCAATTTGTATATCCTTAGCTTGCTTCCAGATATAGTTACCTTGAGTGTCAGAAATGATCGCTATTTTGTGTTTATCTGTACATTCAAAAATGCCCGCTTGCGTTGTAATTTGGGATATTGGTTGAATACCTTGATAAACAAAGTCAGTCACCTGATGATAGCCTTTTGATGTTGCTACTATGTCACCCACTTTGACTTTTTCAATTGGTACTAGTCCATTTTGAAGATGAACTAATGTACCTTTAGGTAAGCAGCGACGTACACCACCTGCCATTACGTTATAACCTAAAGCATTTATGATATCTAAGCAGTCAATAGAGGCTAAAACACCTGAACATCTTTGAAGAACATATGAAATATTATCAAACATTTCTAATAATGTTCTATGCCCACTAGCACGTCCGCCAAAAGTTTTGATAGGCGTTCCCTGCGGACGTATAGGATCATAATTAATGTAGATTTTCTCTACATTTTTATTAGTCAATGCTTTTAAAAATATTCTCAAAGCATTACACCAATCTTCTTTACTATCGCCAATTTGTAATCTAACTATCTTGTGGTTATCATCTAGATGTCTAACAAACTCATTGTCAGGTCTAATTATTTCTGAAGTCTCTACAAAATCGGTGTAAGTTGTTAGGAACTGCGGACTACTTTCTGAATCTGTGATATTAACAAAAGTACCATCAAGTCTCTTTTGATAGTTGTAGTCTTCATGAATCACATGGACTTTTGCATTAAATTCTGGTAGTTGAGAAATATATTTTTGCTCAACACTAAAACCAGTACCAGCACCAATTAACAACCAATAAAAAATCTCACTAAACGCGCTTAAACTGTCTACAGTCTTAAATGTACAGTTCCAATTACTGGATGAATCTTTTTCAGTTTGTGGTGATCCTGCTGTCCATAGACTTCTACCCGCAGGAAAACCCTGCAAGTTAAACATCATATCAAATAACGCTTTAGCTTCTGTAAATTTGTCCTCTAATGGGGTTACAGTGTCTAAGCTTAGGCTGTACTCAATGTTTCTTAATACGGTTTCTTGCCATAGTTCACGGCGTTTTAGTTCATTAATAAATCGGCTGTAAGTTCTCAAATATATAATTGCACCTAACTCGCCAAATGGCGGTTTTCTGTCTATATATTTTTTATAGAAATCCCAGCTAATATATTGAGGCTTAACTAAGTCAAAGTAAGCACGATACTGATTCAGAGAAAATTTAACTACTGGCATACTACGGATAGTTTAAAATATTTTACATTTACTATTAAAACACTTTTTTGTGTTTTATGCCTAGATAGCCTAAACGTCTAATTCTTACATTTACCCTTAGAAATATTGTAATCAGACAATCTATCTATTATTACTTATAGTATATATAATGCTACTACATATTACAAATGTAATTATTGTCATTACATAAAAAGGGACTTTAGTCATCTACTAAAAGTATGATTAATATGTGTTAACTTGTTTTTTATTTTGTTGCATGAGCATAAAATATAAAGTAGAATATACATTAGAAATATTTATTTTTTTGCTGACTATGCCTTCGTCAAAACCAATCACAGAACAACAAACTGAGGTAACACTAAAAGACAAAGAAAAACTCAATGATCCGTTTGAATCATTGAGTCCTGAACTTAAAAAAACATGGCAATATGTTTTAGATAATCATCCCTGGATTATCAGGGATGAAAAGTCAGAAACCAGCGTCTAAATTATCAGTATCCTTAGCAAGTCGTTTCACTACTTCGTCTAAGGATAAATCTAATAATAGAGCCAAGCTTTGAAAAGTAGTCATCCGCACATATGGATTTTCTTCTGTAATGACAGAGAGTAGTTCTTCTGCGGAAATACCGGATCTTAAGAAATAATCCTTGCCACGCTCAATTAGGGTATTCCACAACAAGCTTCTAAGGTTATTAGCTTTCTTTTCATCATTGGTCAATTCGCCTCTGTGGCTTAAATAAATAGTCTCAGGATTTGGTGCTTTTGGCGGAGTAAAATCTAAATTCAGTCTAATAGGTTCGCTAGTACCTGGCTTTGTTGCTGAGTGTTTTATTCTGTAATACTCTTTTAAAACTCGCTCACCTACTTCCTTTAACTCATCAAACGTATATGTCTGAGTAAAACAGCAGATAAACTGCAAGTTGTAATCCTGGACTGTGACTGCCGATTTTGATTTAGTCCAGGGATTTCCAGTATGAACTAAATGATTTACAGCTTCCCGTGTTATAGGCATTTCAGGATCACGCACATCCTGACATCCATATAAGTCACGCAGCATTTTCATGAACATATCATAGGATAGTCCGTGAGAATCAGGGTAAAGGTTGCGTTCCTTGCTTGTTTTAGTCCACTCTTCCCTTACCTTTGCATATACTTCTTGGGGTAAACGACTTGTTTGCAGTCGTTGTTTTTGTCCTGGTTTATTTGGTGTTGGACTGGGATGAAACAGATGTTCCCTAAGAACTGGGATAACCGGGTTCTTTATTATTTTGATTAACAGTTCACCAAATTCAGTTTCTCTGTTTGAGTCTGAGGATAACATTCTATAAAGATGGTCTAAGTTAGGTTGTGTGATCGTAGTCATTGTATTTTACCTTATTTTGTCTATTTTGTGTTTTCGTTTCAACGGTTTAGTGTTTTTTATTTTCTGCCTAATTGATTCCAGGGTAGAGTATAGTAACAATTAGGCATATAATAAAGTAACTAACTAAGCAAAGGTGAAAGTTATGCAGGATAAGGATTTAAAGTATAGTGTCGGGTACTGCCGTGTCTCTACTCAACGGCAACAATTAGAAGGTCACGGACTGGAAAGATATATTGAGGCTTTACGGAATTATGGGTTAACTGATGACCAAATCTATTGGGATATTGATAGTGGTGCTTCAGATAGCCGCGTTAATTATCGGAAGGTTTTGACTTTAATCAAGGCTGGGAAAATTAAAAAATTAGTTATCCCCTACTTTTCAAGGTTTACGCGATCATCGCTACATTTTGAGCAAGAACTGGAGGAACTAAAAAATACTGGAGTTATTCTTGTTTTCCTTGATGGTGGCCAACTTGGATTAGATAAACCAGATGACCTGTTTAATTTACGACTAAAATCAGCCTTAGCTGAAAGAGAACGTGATTTGATTATCCACAATTCTAGGGAAGGTGTCAAATATTTTAGAGCGCAGGAAAAAGTCTTTCAGGCTTTGTTTGGTTATAAAAAAGTAGATGACACTTTGATTATAAACCATGATTTATATAAAGAATCTAACAGAAGTTATTATCAAGTAGCCATAGATATGATTGATTATTTCTGTCAGTCTAGGTCATTGAGTGGTACTGTTAAAAAGTTTAATATGCTGTACGGTTTTGAATTTAGTAAATCAAAATTAATACCCGATCATCCCCATAGTCATGGCGGGTTTAGGAAGTGGTTATTACATCCCATGCTCCGAGGTTTCCTAGTCTATTTTAACCAGGATAATAATAAACGAGTGCTTATTCCTGATAAGTTTGAACGGATTTTATCAGATGAGAAATATATAGAAATTTGTAATATTCTTGACAAGTCACATCTAACTAAGCGCAAAAGGTCTATCGTCATAAACCCGTTAATAGGGCTTATATATTGTGCTGGTTGTGGTGGTTTTATGCGTGTTCAAAGCAGTAAGTTCACAACTAAGGCAGGTGAAACTACCAAGTATAGCTATTTACTTTGCAAAAATGCTTATCCAGAACCAGGTAAACTAGCGACTTGTGATAGAAAAGCTAGTTATAGCTTAGTTATAGAGGATTGTATTACTTATGTTATCAATGCGCTATGTCAACGTGCTGATGAAATAGCCAATCAAGTTATACAGCATGAGGAAATAAAGGAAACAACGCCGGAAATAGATGAGATTAGGCAACAAATAAAAAAACTGATAGGACTTAATGACCCTGATTTGCAAGAAGCAATTCAGATGAAACAGACTAAATTAGAAAACCTGTTGATGTCTTTAAAACGGGAGAATATATCAACAGGTCTTGATAGTAAATATGAACTAATGAGACATTATGCAGCTATGCCGCAGCTTTGGAGGCAGGCAACGGTAGAAGAACAACGGATTTTATTTCAGGATCTTGTAAAACGTGTTGTATGTGATCACGGTCATGTGACTGTTGAGCTTCTAGTCTAGACACTAACTGCCATAGGATTTTGACTGATTGGGGAGACATTTTATTATTTTGTGTAGGATGTTTTCCCAGTATTGTCTGTTTAAGGCAAATATGTCAAGCTAGTATTTTTGTACTAAAAATAAATATTCATATTTTGCTTGACATTGAATTATAATGAAAAAAAAACAGAGATAAAAATGACAATCAATATCCATTACTCAAAAGAACTATCCTGCAATAGGAAAGGTGCTTTTCCTTATTTATCTAGTAGTATTGAAAAAGTAACTTGTCCTCACTGTCTTAATTTGTACTACAGAAAAAACATTGGTAAAAAATTAAAAGCAAAAAGGTAAACACAAAAAGCCACTTGACAGTCAGGTGGCTTTTTAATTATTTGAAACTAGCACACTCCACTAACTCAAACGGTATATTTCCTATTATTGTGTTATGCAGTACATCTATACTTATTTGTCTATCAGGATTAATGGCTGATTGACAATAAAATATATTAGCCACGCTTGTATTAAATGCTTTGAGAAACAGCAGCCTATAACCGTCCCTAACACGGCTGTGAAATTCTATACTTTTAGCTTCAAACTTATTTGTTTCGCCTTGCTGATATTTCCTAGCTAGTCCAACTTTAGGATTAATGTCTAGCAGTATTGTCCAGTCTGGTTTTAACCCTTGACAGGCTAGATCATTTAGATATTCAATATCTTCTAAACTATGACCTGTACCGTAACCCTGATAAGCCATTGTTGACCATGTAAACCTGTCACATAATACCCAGTAACCACTATTTAAGCAGTCTTGGATTAGATTAACATGATTAGCTCTATCTGCTGCATACAGTAGCAGTTCTGATATCTTGCTAATATTTGAATCACTCAAAAGTATCTCTCGTAAATTAGTTCCTAATTGTGTTCCACCGGGTTCTTTAGTTTTGTAAACAGGAATATTTTTTAATTCTAAATATTTAGCTAAAAGCTCTAGTTGCGTCGATTTACCAGAACCTTCGCCACCTTCAAAAACAATAAACTTACCTTTATTCATACGTCTGTTCCTGTGTTATAAAGTCTGTACAAAATTTTTTAATTTGCCAACTGATATCTTCTAAAGATGGTGATTGTGTCATTTGAAGAATTAACAAGATATCAGCTAATCTATGTTTATAATCTTCAGATTGATCATTATGAGGTAAAAGCATTTTACAAGCTGATTGTCCAAACTCAAGTGAGTAAATATCTATATCAGCTATCGTTTTTTCATGTACCCATCCATTAGCTTGTAGATAAAAACTAATTTGGTGATAAGAAATATTGAAGATATGACTGTTAATATCTGAGGTATGTCTGGTCATTTTCTTCTATGAATTTACGGTATTGTTTAAAGCCTCTAAAGTTACCAAAATATTCTGATTTTGTTTGCACTGCCTGATGTTCAAATGGTGATAAGTGCTTAGGGTTTGAACTTAATAATTTATCATGTAGTGCTATATCGTCCTCAATGTTTCTTTTACCTTCATGGTTTAAATAAGAAACTCTAGCGCACCTACCCGCAGATATTTTTAATGCTTGGCTAATCCCAATTAAATCATCACAGTCATCTATTAATGGTATATGCCAAGCACCAACAGCTAGTTCTCTAGGGTTGCTATTATTGTAAGCATTATACATTTCATTAGCTAAAATTCTTATTTCAGGTTGTGCATCAGGATGACATCTTTGTTTAAAAAAATTAGACCATTCTGTACCTGAAACTATGACGGTGATCGTGCTAAATGGTTCTAATATTCTGTTTACGACTTGTTTATGAACTCCTAAATCAGCTAGTTGTCTTGCTGAATTTATAGCGTTATTCCTTGCTACTTCCCATAATCTCTTAGCTTGCTCAATGTCTGATTCTGATATTTCCTTAAAGGCTTGCATACCTTTTTGGTTTTTACCCCAATGCAAGGGGTAAACGTCGTCATCAATTACGTTTTGAATTAGTTTATTAATTGGTATAGCACGACTACTCGAACTGTTACGAGAAAGTGATCTATGTGCCAAAATTTCGCTATGTATAAACCGATGATATTTGATAATCATAGTTGTTAAGCGATCACCTGTCATTACATTGACGGAATCACAAATTACTTTAGCTGTTGGTTGAAACATTATATTCCTGTACTCCCAAAACCGTTTACACCACGATCTGTATTTGCTAATTCTTCCACTATCTTTAATTCCGGAATTATCACAGTTTGAATTACTAATTGTGCTATTTTCATTCCGTGAGAAATAACAAATGGTTCCGTCGACCCAATGTTAGTTAAAATAACTTTTAATTCACCCACATAAGGATTATCTCCTGTCCCCCAATGTGCAGCTATTCCCTTACTTGCTAATCCTGATTTACCTCGGATTTGAGCTTCTTCAACTAAAGTACGTCGGGTATTATCTGACTCTAAAACTATTGTTCTAGCTTGTGGTAGTTCTATTGCAATGCCTGTGGGAATAGTGACTGAGAACTGTTGAATTACCCTATCCTCAATATCTACAAATCTACCTTCACCTGGTATGTCCTCTACTGTGATTGTTTTACCCTTGCTAATAACTGGCAATAACTTGATCTCACCATCAGGTAAATAAGCGTATAAATCTAAACCACTGTCTGTAGGATAAGCACGAGTAGGGATTTTAGAGTCTGGGTACAGTTTTTTGATTTTCAGCACTGGTTTACATTAGAAACATTTTAAAATACTATACAACATATTTTAGTATTTTACCAGATTACGCTTGACATTAAATCATGAGTGTGTTATTGTTATAAACAATCAAATTATCAAATATCACAAAGATGCAAGGTACAATAAAATGATAGATAAATTAAAAAAAATTTTAAAATGTGAAGATTTGCCTTTATTAACTAAAGTTTTAGATGCTATCACATATATTGACAATCTGAGTCCTTGTAACAAATACCATCTTGCTTTTAGTGGTGGTAAAGATTCCCATGCACTACTTATAGTATTTTTGCTTTGGAAGAAATTATATAATAAGAACACAGATAATTTTGAAGTGCTATTTGCTGATACAAGATTAGAAACAAAATCTCTTTATACAGTAATAAGTAGAATAGAAAATTTTTTACAAGGTATTGTAAATTTCTATAAATTAGATCCCGATTATAGCTATTGGTATTACCAGTTTGTCAAAGGGTATCCTGTACCAGATTGGCGTAACAGGTGGTGTACAAACTATCTCAAAGTATCTCCACAAAACAAAAGAAAGAAACAAGGCAGTCAAGCATTAACAGGAAGACATTTAGGAGAAAGCTCTTCTAGAGACACTAGACTACAAACACCATGTAATACAGGTGAATGTGGTATTGATAAAATAAAAAACTCACATGATCCTATTATTAATTTGAGAAACTGTGATGTCTGGGATTTAATATTTTATGCTGATGGGACAGTTTTGTATGATGGTGTTTTTAATCTAATGAAATCAACTTACTCACAAGCTACAGATGAGAAGGGGAGTTTAAGAATGGGTTGCTTAATGTGTCCAGTCATCACTATTAATACATTAAAAAAAGATGAAACACGGGAAAACGCATTAGAATTTAGAGAGGTTTTAGAAAAGTTAAGAAACTGTAGACGAATACACAGTAAAAAGACTAAAAACTTTGGGGCTATTTATATAGAAGACCGCAGAAGTATATGGAAAAAACTAGATAAACAAAAGCTACTAAATCTTGGTTATATTACTCAAGAGGAGATTACAGAAATAGAGGAAAAATTAAAAGATGATTTTTGCTATCCTGAAACATATACAAATGATTGGATAGTATCAGAACATAAGAGAATATTGAACTTACCTTATGAAGATTCCGTTTTCAAACCTAGGAAAAATAAAAATCCTCAGAATGTTAGTAGTTATTTAGACATTAAGCTTCCAGTATTAGAACATACGATAAAAACAACTGCATTAGAGATAAAACAGGAGAACAAATCTGTGATAAAAACTAATTCAAGAGCAAAGCCTTTCTTAAAATGGGCAGGTGGTAAGACACAGCTATTAAATGCTCTCACACTAGACCTACCTAAGTTCTATAAATACTGTGAACCCTTTGTTGGTGGCGGAGCTTTATTGTTCCACTTACTTAATAGTGAGGACAATATTCAGGAGGTGCTAATTAACGATAATAGCCTGGATTTAATGCTCACTTATAAAGTCATTCAACAGGATGTTACTCGGTTAATTAGTATTCTGACTAAAGTTCAAGATGATTACCTTCAGAGGTCAGATGACGACCGCAGAAAGTATTTTGAGGCTGTGCGGCAAAAGTTTAATGTGGAAGCTAAAACTTTTAATTATGATGGTTATTCTACTAATCATGTTATCCGTGCAGCTATTGTTATCTTTTTAAACAGAACGTGCTTTAATGGTTTATGGAGGGTGAGAAAATCTGATGGTGGCTTTAATACTTCTTTTGGTAAATATGACAATCCTCTTATATGTGATAGCCACAACCTTGAGTTAGTTTCAGAAAAACTACGCAATGTGTTTATCAAGTCAAGCGACTATCAAGAGTGTTCTGCTTTTATTGATAGTGATACTTTGGTTTATTTAGATCCGCCATATATACCAGCAAGTCACACAGCTAATTTTGTGGGATATGGTAAAGATGGATGGGGTCTGGCTGATAACTTAATGCTGGCTGAGTTTATCAGGTTGCAAAATAGCAAAGAAGCTAAAATAATCTTGAGCAGTAGCAATACTAACTACTGGGATGATTTACACTTTTTGCAAAAAACAGAAGTGTCAGCAAGTCGAAATATTGCCTGTAAATTAGGCAGTCGGGAAGGTTGTAAAGAATTGATTTTGAGGAATTATTGAATATGACAAACACAGCAACAAAAAACAAGATTGATCATCTTTTTAGCCAAGGTTATGCCGATTTTAATGCTGGCTTACCTGTACCTAAAAATAGAATTAAAGCCATGGGTTGGAGGCAGGCCAGATTCAACAGACAAAGTTATGATGTGGGTCTAAAGACAGCCTATGAAATTTTTGAAGAATTAGGCAGTAAAAGTTTTGAATTTTCAGAATGATTAATACAAAGGGTAAAACAAATGAAGTATTCTACTGATTTAAGCGGTGTAGTCGTAGGTGATGTCTTGGCAATTAAACTAAAAAATGCGTCATGTTATTCCAACAGCCACAATTGGGAACTATGTAAGGTTGATCGCATTACTAAAACACAGGTAATCTTAGCCGACGGGAAGAAATTTCAGAAAGATGGAGGTAATCAAGTCGCAAGCGAATCTTTCAAATATGAAGCTGTTATTGCTAGTCCAGAATTAGTTAAGGATATTGAAAAGCAGCAATTAAAATCTGAAATTAAGACTAAGGTAGACAAAGGATTTCTTAATCGTTTAGATAGTCTGCAACTGCAAAAGATTTTAGATATTCTTGGTTAAATCTTAATAGGATCAGAATAGAAACGTGAAAAATTAAAAATTGATTTTGAGGAATTATTAGGTATGGCAATAGCAACTGACAAATTACCCGTACCTTTCAAATTAAATCTGTATGCTTTAGAAAGTATTTTAAATGCTAACAATGATTTTTGGTACAGCAACCATGGCACTTGGTTTCACTATCATAAACCTATAGGTATTAAATTAGGTTATGATGAGGAAATGCAGCACATATTTATCAATATGACAGGCGATGGTGTTGAAGCAATCCCAATTAAAGTTAACATTAATGATATAGGCCTTAGCAAAGCTATCTTAGAAAACTTGATATTTGCTATCAATCATGTTTAATCATTAAACAGCAATAAAATACCCATCAGCTATGTGTTGATGGGTATTTTTGTAATCATTCTGTTTAGACACATTACAGGTATAATAATATTTATTTTGCAATAACGTAATTATGACTTTTAGTATTGATATTCCTCATTTTAAATGTTTGATTAACAAGTCATTTCTTTACGATTGGGACGTGCAACAAACAGGCTTTGTTCCCGTACGAGTGTTTGGCATGACTTCTATTCCTGGCCGATCTGTCGGTTTCAATTTAATGACGAATCAAGGAGCGCAATTTGCTAGAGTCCCAATTCATGCCTTAGTTTGGAAAGAGGACTGTGATCAACTACCATTGGATTGGTTGCAATTGTGGGATTGCCTAAGTTATGAACCCTGTGCAATAGCTTATTCATATCTTCATGAACTACGCTGTAAAACTATTCTCAAAGACGGGAAATGGTACGGTGGTGAATATATGTTTACTATTGATTGGATCAGTGGAGACTGGGCAGAAGATCCAAGTGAGCATAAATGCGGTCATGTTTTAAAATTAGATAACGGTTGTTTTGCCATACAACCAAATAACAGGATAGTTTGGTTTGATCCGAGTTTTATAACTGAACCCCTAGCAGGTAATCCAGGTTACAAAATACATACTCACAAGTACAAGAGCGAATCTTCTGGTAAGTGGGCATCAGAAAATAGTGATAAATTTTTCTATGGTACTAACCCGGTTGATTAAAATAAAAGCACTTATAATAAGTGCTTTTATTATCCTATTCTGTTTTAATAGCATCAGCTAAACCCCATTGATGCTTTAGTAATTGTTTGTATGTTACTTCTTGTACTAGCATCTGTTCATACAGTTTAACTAAGAGGTCTTGAGACTGTTCCCTAGACATTTGTGCTACTTGCTGTTTAAAAGATGCTATCTGGAATTGTTGCTCTATTTTTAGGTTATTCATAGTCTTTTTCACTTGCTCTTACTTTGTCACTCGCTACCAGTTCCCAACCACACTTAAACAACTTCTGATAGGTCGCCCAGCCTTTGCTGCCACCTTGGATTTTATGATCAGGTATTTTGAGGTGAGGGAATACTGTATAGGGTCTAAAGGGCTGTGTAGGGTCAGGCTGTAGAAATAATATTTTAGTGCTGTCTCCAAATGTGGATGATAGCCACGCCATTTTACCAGGCATAGGTCAAATATTTTAATGTTTCAATCAGTATATGTTTTATTTTATATTTTGGCAATTAAAAAGGGTCTTTCAAGGTATAACACTCACAAATACCCGTGTTTACTTCTAAAAATATAGACGCATTGCTGTCTTTTTGGAACAAAGTACAAACAAACCCCAGTTGCTGACTGACTTTCCCTTTGCCAATTTCTTTATTCCATGGATGACAAAAAACAGGAATTAAATATTGGCAACTAGCGCAACTTTTTCCTTCTAAAGATTTTGGATAATTACTCATGATTAACGCCTTTAAATTATTTATGATCAAATGTTAAGTTATCATTTCTTGTTTTAACAAATAAAAAACTCCTTACTTATTAGGGAGTTTTTTTAAGTTTAATTTTTCACTTATCCCAGCTATATGGCTGTAAGTACAAAAAGAAAAACATTTTGTGGTTTATGTCATCAGTTTCTTCTTTAGTTAGCAAACTAACCCAGGCTTTAGTTGCCATACATAAACGTTCAAATCCGTAAATAAAACGTTCAAAGTTTGTCATATCTTACCGTTAAATGGTTTTAAATTGTTGAAAAAGTCATCTCTGCTTAATTTATCATTTAGTAGTTTAACCCAGCATTTAGCTACTAAAGCAATCCGTTCAAAACCATAAAGGAACAATTCAAAATTGGTCATGGTATTTTCTGTTTTAATGTTTTAATCCATGATACCAATTACTTCCAAAAAATCAAAATCAATGTAAGCAACTGTATCCTGATATACAATTTCACAAATATTCCCAAGAATACCTTCTTCTGCTAAATCTGCACCTGTCCAATTTAGCTGTACTTCAGATCCTTGGGGAATACATACTAATGATACCTGTACTGATTCTTCCCTTTGATTTAGTCTTGTTGTTCTTTCATCAACAAAATCTTTTTTCAATCTTGCTTTTAACATTTGTGTTTCAATCCGTTTTGTTTTATGTTTCAATCCAACTTCCGGTTAAGGGAGTATTTATCTCGCTATTTTGTTTCAATCCAACTCCTTTTCAAGAAGTATTTATCTTACGTCATTTTAAATGATTCATACGCTGTTTGACTATCAGTAAGTCTATCAGCAATTTCTTTTGACTTTAGTAGGGACTCTATGGCTTTTTCTGGTTGAGTAGCTGATGCTGCCGCAACTTCGTAACCACCGTCGTGTGAACCATCACTAAGGACTAGATAATTGTAAATTGCTGCTGACCATTGCTTTTCCTGCGAGTCATAACGAAGGGAAAAATCATAAATCCATTTGCGCTTACTTTTCGCTGCTTTAGCTTCTGTTGTATTTAAGTCAGCACATAGGTTTTCTATTGATAGTAAGAGATTGTTTATTTTTGTCATTTTGCTTACCTTTGTTTATGCGGTATTGTTCAGTCGTTAGCTGTTAGCTTTTTACACGGTTCTATAGAGTTGGTCAAAACGTTATTTACTGCAAAGAATATCCCAAAACATTGAATCATCTATCAGTGAACTTGGTCTAGGGTCTATATGCAATTGCCACTCTCTGAAGTTTTCCCAGATATATCTAAACCCTCTAAGAAATCTGTTACTCGAATATTTATCCGTTTTGGAAACAACTAAATATTCAATACTACGGTGATTTATGCTCTCTAATAAATTGATAATTTCATCTTCTGAGAGATCATCATCAGCTTCGATTTTGACTTCTATTCTCCAGATTTTCATAATTTTCCTTGGTTACGATCCTTATTCTTTTGTGCTAATTCTACCATACCCGCAGCAAACGACCATCCGTCTAACCTTGCATCTATATTGGTGTAAGCAAATAAGTTGTCCTTTTCTAATTGCATAAAACACTTACCGTGTTTGTCCTCATAATAATCCTCAATGAATACACCATCTAGTCCATCAGGTGACGGACAAAAGAATATAAATGGTGGTGAGATTACAATAGCCAATTTAGTTGGAGGGTAAACAGCTTTATATGTAATTGCACCATACTCAGCAAGTATATTAATCGCTGCTTTGCCTTTGATCAGGGTTCTGTTCTCATCGCTGGCATACTTATCTAAAGTTTCTACTACAGATAGTGCGAAATCCCAGTCAACAAATACAAGGTCTTTACCGTTGCTAAACGGATCTAAATATACCATTTTAGATGTCTTCTCCATGTGATCTTAACCTGTTACTTCTACAAACCTTAAATCCGTACAAGTTCCAAACCCAAGTTTTACCGTTTCTGGTAATTTCCTGGGGTCTGTCAACCACAAAATCAAAATTCCTACCTCGACAGTTTTTATTGCTTGTCCAGGTTTGTAACATCCTTTGTTCAGAACATTCCCTATCTAGCGACTTCATTCGTCGCCAGCCGTCAACGTCTCTGAAATAGCTGCCAACAATTTTAATTGGTGCTGATGTACTTGTGATCACTTTGCTGTTTTAATCCAATTTCTTTTCAGGAAGTATTTATATCACTATTTTACCCTGTATTTATTTTAATGTCAAACACTATTTTAAAAGATTCGTTTACTAAAATTACTGGTATCATGTTCCTAAGTACAATAGCTAGAAACCTTAGTAAATACAAGCTAAAGGGTGATCCAAGATTCGTAATAGATATAGAATATTACGAACTTTGGATCACCTCTAAAAGTATTGCTATATAAGGCTTTCAGCAATTTACTATTTTTACTCCTATATTTTATAATTTATATACTATTTGCTTGATATTTACTATTTATTATCAAGTTAATAGCATTTTTAGCGCAAAGTATTTTATTAGAAATGCACGACTGTATTCTAGAGTCGAGGGCAAAAAGTGGCTGTTTTAGTTAGTTGAGGCAGAATTACCACTAAAATATCTAGTTTAAATAAAAATTCGCAGCATAAGTGTCTGGACATACAGGTATAAAAAGAAATCTAAGAGCCTGTAGCCCTGGTAAAAATATTTTGTAAGCTTACGTGACCCTCTCTACTAACGTCACGCAATCAGCATGAGAGGAAGCTCTTGTTTTTGATCATGAGATTTTTAGGGTTTTTAGGGATTGCTCCCTTAGAAAAAAAGTTACAACGTTTTTGGGATTATTCCCGCGAATCTTTATACAGATTCATTGTTTTATAACAGGTTCAAATAAGCATGAACTGTCTAAATGTGTGATTATCCTTTTCCCTAAGTCCAGATGTACTGCTTCTTTCATCCTTGCCAGTCTAGCTTGGAGTAGTATCTGATTTTTGCTTTTTTATCCTAGATTCACGTAAAAATTACATACTTTATAGAGTCAAGATTGTTGATAATCCCTAGTGAACGACCTAGCTGTGTGGTTTTTTTGGTTCGGGAGGCTCATTAAAGAACACGTAGAACGTATGATCTCCTTACTTTCACCCTTATGCTTTAAATCTAGTCCTACTGCGCTTTCCAAAGGCGGTTCGTTTTTGACTAACTAACCGGATTTAAAGTTTATCCTTCTCCAGTATGAGAAGTCAGCTTTTATAACCATCAACTGACTTTAATAGCTCCTATCCCTCGTGGCTAATTCCAACACCTCACTCCGTTCTTTCGGTGGTGGCTTGACCTGTTCAATCATTGCTGATTTACTTAGTTCGGTCGGGGGTCACTACTTCTTCTAAGGTTCTATGCCATCAACCTCGCAAGGCCTTGCTTTCAATTCCCAATAGGTATTAAAGCGGATGGGTACTTCCTTAAATTTCTTTTTGTCAGGCTAGATACATAAGTATCGGCTCGGTCGCTTGTGTCTGTTATCCCTCTTGTCCATACCCTCAGCTATCCTTTTCAAGCATCTATAGGCAGTAGTGAGTAATTATTACACTAGCGTTGGTTTCCCCAGTACGTCACCGTAAAGGTTTCACCAATAAATATAATATATCAAATTATTTTAGGTGTGTCAAGGGGTGGTTAAAATATTTTTTTGTTTTATTTTGTGTTTAAATTAGTTTTAATTTGTTTTAATCAGTATCAATCCAACTCCCAATTAAGGGAGTATTTATACCTGGGTTATCACTGCTAGAACGATAGCAGACAAAAGTTTCAATCCAACTCCCTATCAAGGGAGTATTTATACTGAGAATGAATTAGATTATTTTGAAGAAGTGAACGTTTCAATCCAACTCCCTATCAAGGGAGTATTTATACTTTTGAGCGATCGCACCATTGTTTCAATCCAACTCCCTATCAAGGGAGTATTTATACGTCAAAATTCCCAACTATTATCTGATGGACTAAAACAGATTGTTTCAATCCAACTCCCTATCAAGGGAGTATTTATACGTCAAAATTCCCAACTATTATCTGATGGACTAAAACAGATTGTTTCAATCCAACTCCCTATCAAGGGAGTATTTATACAGGGTGTCTAACGGTAAGAAGGGTAAAGCGTTAAGTTTCAATCCAACTCCCTATCAAGGGAGTATTTATACTGGCTATGGTTAAAAAGTTTTCCAATAATAAGTTTCAATCCAACTCCCTATCAAGGGAGTATTTATACCCATGACCTTTTTACCGACTACCCGTTAACCAAAAGTGGTTTCAATCCAACTCCCTATCAAGGGAGTATTTATACTTAAAGGTTGTCCGTTTTAGCTTTACGCTTAGGTTGTTTCAATCCAACTCCCTATCAAGGGAGTATTTATACCAAATTTTTCACCATAGCTAGTAGTGCTAAACCAGATGTTTCAATCCAACTCCCTATCAAGGGAGTATTTATACTTTATACATTCGCGCCTGGCTGATTAATGGCAACATTAAAGTTTCAATCCAACTCCCTATCAAGGGAGTATTTATACCGAATATGTTAGAGTGTGCAGCCTCGAAGGAATAGAAGTTTCAATCCAACTCCCTATCAAGGGAGTATTTATACCTGGTAAGGACTTAAAGGGGATTGCCTATCAAAGCGTTTCAATCCAACTCCCTATCAAGGGAGTATTTATACGGGGTCAGCTATCAGTCTGTAACGTATTGGATTGGCGTTTCAATCCAACTCCCTATCAAGGGAGTATTTATACCCAAGCTTCTGAAGCGGCTCAGTTAATTATGGGTGTGGTTTCAATCCAACTCCCTATCAAGGGAGTATTTATACCTAACTTGAAAGGTGAAAAATATCTAACTGCTGAGTTTCAATCCAACTCCCTATCAAGGGAGTATTTATACCAAGATAAGGGGCTGCTAGATATGAACGCTACGTTTCAATCCAACTCCCTATCAAGGGAGTATTTATACGGATTATTGATAAAGTTACTTGCAGTTGGAACAATGTTTCAATCCAACTCCCTATCAAGGGAGTATTTATACTATCTCCATCTATAGGCGATCGCACAATAGATGATTTGTTTCAATCCAACTCCCTATCAAGGGAGTATTTATACATTGCGGTAGGTATGAACCAGATCGGCAAGGTCAATGTTTCAATCCAACTCCCTATCAAGGGAGTATTTATACCAAGGTGATTAACCCTATTATCCAAATAGGGTTGTTTCAATCCAACTCCCTATCAAGGGAGTATTTATACTGTTGCTTTCTAAAAGCCTGATTATATTTAGTTTTCAAGGTTCAGTTTCGCGGATGAGATAATCATACCCCATTCCAGGAATTGTGTCAACAGCAAAAACAGCCGAAACCCTTACCATTACTAAGGCGCGGGTACTTACAAAAACAAAATAGCTGAAACTCTTACCTATCAAGAATTTCAGCTATTTTATTCATTATCTAGATTTTCACACCCAACCACACGCGCTTGATACTAAGTATTTATGCTATTAAAACTTTATACTCGAAGGGTAGACAACCAACATTATTATTATACTCCCCTATCCAATATTTTACTCCATTGACTTCCTCAAAATCAACCATACTTTGCGGTAAATTGACTGTAAATTTCTGTAATTTTCTCCAGTCATTGTTAGTTAAAAATTCCTTAGTTTTTAACTCATTTAATAATTGTTGATTATCCCCATATTCAACTACTACAGATATCTGTGTGTCATCCAAAACTTTATATTTTTCTGCTACTTCGGGATAATTATAGTTTTCCCTAAGCTTTTGTATTTCTAATCCGCCATCATGGTTTTCATTGTACAGAATACGGAAATATCTATTAATTGTGTTAAGCATATTAATATTTAGATCCGTTTGTAGTAATAACTGTTCTGTGATTTTTTGACGATTATTATAGTCAGATGAAACAAAACCTTTCATCTTAAAAATTATTACATTGCCTTTATCTTGTTTACCCTCACGGTTGCATCTACCCGCAGCTTGGATAATTGCATCTAATGGTGCTAACTGTCTCCATACTTGAGGAAAGTCTATGTCTACTCCTGCTTCTATTACTTGTGTACTAACTAAAAAACATGGTTTATTGTCAGCTAATAACGTCTTTACTGTGTTTAATGTTGCTTGTCTATGTGCGGGACACATTCTAGAACTGAGATGATAACAGGGTAAATATTCAGATAATTCCTGATAGATGTCTCTTGCTAGTTTAGTCGTGTTAACTATTATTAAACCTTGCTTTATTCCTGAATTAATCACGTCATCTTTTAGGTTTTCTATTTCCCACAAAGCCGGATTAAATTTATAGTTAACCCTGTTAAGTTTATCAAAAAAATCTATACAATCTTGTTCAGGGATTATATTTGTAATGTTTTTGATATCATCATTTTTTAGGTTGTTAAATGCTGGCTGTGTGGCACTCATTAAAACTACAGTACAGCCCCAATCATTAACTAAACTTTTTAGTACATCTAAGGTTGGACGGACTAAATGAGTGGGTATAGTTTGAGATTCATCTATTAAGATCACTTTGTTGATTAAGCTTTGCAGTTTACGGCACTTAGAGGGACTATTGGCAAATAAACTTTCATAAAACTGTACACCGCTAGTAACAATTACTGGTTTATCCCATCTTTCTGTGTTTAGCTTATACTCTTCATGGTTAGCTTCACTAGGGTCATATCCTGAATGATGTTCTAATACTGCATTATCACCAAACAGATCCCGGTATACATTAGCTGTTTGTTCAATAATGCTTTTTAGCGGACTAACATAAACTATTCCTGACATATTATGAATATCACTGTGCAAATAAGCAAACTTAGCACTTGCAATGGTCTTACCTATTCCACAAGCACCGGATAATCTAAAAAATCCTTTATTGTATTTAGCTGCGTTTATACAATAATTTGCAAACTTAGACCTAATTAATCCAATATCTGAAGTATGAGAGAATGTAGGGAAGTTAGGAATTATGTCTTTAATTTGTGCAGGTGGTTTACCAGATTCAAATATTTGGGCATCGGTGCGATCACAATCAACTACCACAGAAAATAACATCCTGATAGCAAACTCCCTAGATAGTTTAGGTAAATCAATATCTGGTAATTTGTCCGGCATAAAACCAGGTATTTCATCTTTAGCGTTGCATAAACACTCGTTTAGACCTTCTGCTTTTTGTTTGTACTCAGTTCCTTTTAACTTGTCTTTAGCATATAAGCCTGCATGATGTCCGGCAATTATATAAGCCATAGCTGGCGGATCTTTCTTGCTTGTGTGTGACTGCAAAGCTAATACTGCACCATGAGCAGCGTGTGATATAGTTTTTACTTTGTCACCTGCGACCCGTTGTAATAAATAATATTGCCATTCTTCTCTATACTTACCTAGATCATGCCATAGCCCGGCATAATAGGCTACTGCTTGAAACTCAGATGGTACAATGCTTTTAGACGTTGTAGCAACGTTAGTTAAGTGCTGTTTTAATTCTTGTTTTAGACTGTTTTTATTGACTCTTGACAAATATCTCATTAGTACATTATGATAAGGAGACAACGTAAAATAAGACTAACATTATTTTACAAAATTAGAGAGAGCAAAGGTTTATTGTGTGCAATTAAAAGTTTGGGGTGACTTTGCCCTATTTACCAGACCTGAGTACAAGAGTGAACCGCATACCTATCCAGTTATGACGTTCACTGCGGCTGTTGGCATCCTAGAATCTATTTTTTGGAAACCTGAGATAAAATATTCCATAAATAGTATTTCTGTACTAAAGCCAATCAAACATTTGTCCGTCATGCGGAACATGATCAAGTCAAAGCAAAGTTACCGCAATGTGGGTAAGTTAAAGACAATTGAGGAAGACCGTACACAACGGACTCAGATATTGTTAAAAGACGTTGCCTATCACATTGATTTTTGCTTTGAATTAACAGATGACAACCTTAATCCTGATAAGTATTACGCGATTATTGCTGACAGAATCAAAGAAGGTAAATGTTTTAAACAGCCTTATTTTGGCTGTCGAGAGTATATTGCTTACTTTGGATTACCCCAAGAAAAAGAATACCCTAGCGCAACTTTGAGAGGTGTTAAGGATCTGGGAATGATGCCTAAACAAGAGCATTTTATTCCAGATAAGAAAGGTAAAATTTCCTGGAAGTCTAAAAATGGGATTACCAAAGGAAAATCTGTTGTTGAATTTGCCAATTTTATATTAAAGGACGGTGTATTATGCTGTCCGAATTAGATAAACTAGGCAAGTTTTTAGATAGTCAAAATTTACTATCTCCCTACGGTTACGAGTCTAAAGGTGTTAACTATGCTATTGATTTAAGTAGTGGTAGTATAACGTCTTTAGAAACACCAAAAAGTAAAGGACAACCATCATTAAGTAAGAAACTTTTAGTACCGGATCTGTTAAGGAATGGTGAAAAACCTCTTTTAATAGATGATAGTGCTGAATATTTATTTGGTGCTGGTGATCGTGGACGAAAAAGACAGCCTTTGTACTTAGAGTTATTACAGCAATGTATTAATGCTACTGAACATGAAGCTGTTAGGAAAGTCTATGAATATGTCACATCAACTGACAGTTCTAAGATATTTAAGCAGCTAAAAGAGGTTAACCCTAAAGTTAAAGAAGATTGGGTTAAATCAGTATTTGTTTTTTTGCTAGATGGTGAGCAAATAACCAGTATTCCTATTATTAAGGAATGGTGGGTTAAGAAGGCAAATAGTGACCTTTTGAAGCTTAATGAAGGAACACGAGGACTTTGTTTAATATCCGGTGAAGAACAGGCATTAGTTTTAAAAACTGTAGTTCCACTAAAGATTAAAGGCGTTCCTAATTCCCAGTCAGCAGGTGCAGCTTTAGTAAGTTTTGATAAAGAAGTTACTGAGTCTTATGGATTAGCTGGTAATGCTAATGCTTCTATGAGTATTAGAAGCGCAATTAGAACACATAAGACACTTAACTTTTTACTTGATTCACCTAACAATAGGTTCAAGACAGAAAATCAGGTTTTTGTTTATTGGGGTGAGGAAACCAGTGAAGGTATAAATGCCGAAGTGTGGGATAACCCATCTTTAGAAACTATATTTTCCACGCCAAATAAACCTCAAAATCTGAATGTTGAGGAACTGGAAGAAAGTCTATTTTTCATAGCTTGCCTAACTGGTAACGCTGGGAGAATATCTTTATCTAGTTGGACAGAAACCACTTTAGGTCAGGTCAAATCATCCCTAAAAAGATTTGTAGAAATACAACTGAGTTGCGCTACTAAAGCTAGTCCAATTTGGTTGTTAGTGAAATGTGCTTTTGCTGATGGTAAGGACAATTACAAGTCACGTATCGCTAGAGAAATTACCAAATTTGCACTACTCGGATCTGCCTTATCGGATGGTTACGCCCAAAAGATTATTTCTAGAATCTGTGCAGAAAGACAATTTAGCTATGTCAAAGCACAAGGTTTATATCTGTACTTAGCAAGCAATAACATGAGTTATCCCACTGGACAATTAACCTTAGATTCTGCCTTTAAACTGGGTAGAATATCTTTCTTATTTCACACTGTACATTGGAAATCACAGAAGATTTCTGAGGATAAAACTGTAGTGATGAAAAACTTGAAAATTTTATCATCTACACCTTCCCAAGTGTTTGCTAAAATCTGTAGTCACTGCATGGGTTATCACTTAGAAAATGTTGGTTATATCAAACCTAAATTAACTGAAGAATTTAAGGATTTTGATATAACTAGTCTGCCAGATATTCTTGATACAAAGTCTCAAGCTTTATTCTTTCAAGGTTGGTGGCAAATGAAAAGTGAGTTCTATGCTAAAAGAACTGAAGCTGAATTAGAAACTACTGAAACTGAAAACGACTAATAACAAAAGGTAAACATCATGACACAGATTTATTTAGACCCAACCAAAAAACACGACGCTATTCTATTATTTGATTGTCTTGACGGTAATCCTAACGGTGATCCTGATGCTGGTAATCAACCACGAATTGATCCTCAAACTAATCAAGGTTTGGTAACTGATGCTTGTCTAAAACGTAAAGTTAGGAACTACATTCAAATGGTTGCCTCTGATGAGCAAAAACCAGAAAGATTCAGAATCTTTATTAAGTCAGGATCGGTTCTGAACAATACTTTAGAAGCGGCTTATGATGCTTCTGGAACTAAGAAGTCTAAAAAAGATAAAACTGGTGTTGACGTTGTTAATAATTGGATGCGCCAAAATTACTATGATGTAAGAATGTTTGGTGCAGTTATGTCTACTGGAGACTACCAAGCAGGACAGGTATGGGGTGCGTCACAATTTAGCTTTGCTAGAAGCATTGATCCTATATTTCCTCAATCTGTTTGCATTACTCGCTGTGCGTCCACTGAAGCCCAAGAAAACAAAGACAACAAAACTATGGGTCGTAAAGAAACTATTCCCTATGGTTTATATCGTTCTTACGTTTTTTATAATCCTAGTTTAGCCAGCCACGTAACGGAACGCGACCTAGAATTATTGTGGGATGCACTTGTTAAATCTTGGGAGTTTGATCGTTCTGCTAGTCGTGGTCTTATGGCGTGTCGTGGTCTGTATATTTTTAGTCACGATAATAAGTATGGCAGTGCGCCTGTTCATGAGTTATTTGATAAACTGGAAATTAAGTCTACCGTTGCTGTACCTCGCAGTTTTAGCGATTATCAGGTGATACTTAGTAATGATTTGCCCAACGGAGTAAGTCTAACAAAATTAACCTAAATTGCGCGGATGGGTGGGTGTAAAAATATAAGTAATGAATAAAATGGCTGAAATTCTTTATATATAAGAATTTCAGCCATTTTACTATTATAAGTACCCGCGCACCTTATACAGCAAAGGTTTCAGCTATTTCGCCCCTTGACACAATTTCTGAAATGGACTATTATAATACCATCCGCGCAACTGAACCTTGAAAACTAAATATAGTAAGGACTCTGGAGTGCAGCAGTATAAATACTCCCTTAATAGGGAGTTGGATTGAAACAGGATGGGTTAAGACGTTGAGTTAATTCACCCCTTCCGTATAAATACTCCCTTAATAGGGAGTTGGATTGAAACGAACAACAGCTAATTTAAGAATTGAAGAAGTGAAAGTATAAATACTCCCTTAATAGGGAGTTGGATTGAAACTTCCAGGTGAGCGCTCGCCGATTTCTCCAGTTGCACGTATAAATACTCCCTTAATAGGGAGTTGGATTGAAACGTATTGGTTGCGGTCTCACTAGGCCAATTAATTCGGTATAAATACTCCCTTAATAGGGAGTTGGATTGAAACCTTAACGTTACCGGGGCTGATTGGTGGGATAGGGTAGAGTATAAATACTCCCTTAATAGGGAGTTGGATTGAAACCTTATCGAGTATGTACTGCCATTTGACCTTTAGGTATAAATACTCCCTTAATAGGGAGTTGGATTGAAACTGTGATTCGATGCCAATTCCTAAACTAACAACTAATGGTATAAATACTCCCTTAATAGGGAGTTGGATTGAAACTACTACTTTATACACCGGGTTATACGATGTAAGTATAAATACTCCCTTAATAGGGAGTTGGATTGAAACCCACATATTAAAGGTTTATCAATTAATTTTGACAGTATAAATACTCCCTTAATAGGGAGTTGGATTGAAACTGAACCAGTTAAACAATCTGAACCAGTTAAGCAATCTGAGTATAAATACTCCCTTAATAGGGAGTTGGATTGAAACCTTAAACATTGAAAGATTTACCACAGTCACTACATTTGTATAAATACTCCCTTAATAGGGAGTTGGATTGAAACAAATATATGGTCAATGTGTATTTCCTGTATTCTTTGTATAAATACTCCCTTAATAGGGAGTTGGATTGAAACTTAGTGCTTGGTGATACTTGTTTAATTTGTTTTACGTATAAATACTCCCTTAATAGGGAGTTGGATTGAAACGTAAGTTGGTAATACGTCCAGTTATCTTTCACCTTGTGTATAAATACTCCCTTAATAGGGAGTTGGATTGAAACTAAGAGTATCCGTCCAGAAGAATTACCAGAAGAAGTATAAATACTCCCTTAATAGGGAGTTGGATTGAAACGTGTAAATCAAGCATCAGATTAAATGCGTCTTGTGGTATAAATACTCCCTTAATAGGGAGTTGGATTGAAACTGAGGATCGCTACTCTCTTTTTTCTGCAAGTGGGTATAAATACTCCCTTAATAGGGAGTTGGATTGAAACTAATGGTAAGAAGGGTAAAGCATTAAAACATTATCGTATAAATACTCCCTTAATAGGGAGTTGGATTGAAACCTAAAGATTGACTAAAATCATCACTGCCAGCGTCAAAGTATAAATACTCCCTTAATAGGGAGTTGGATTGAAACAAGGATTAGATCCTGAAGTTCTTGGATCAATCTATTAGTATAAATACTCCCTATTAAGGGAGTTGGATTGAAACTAGAAAGGTGTATTACCAGTTCTGGCGACGTATAAATACTCCCTTAATAGGGAGTTGGATTGAAACCGATGGCACTAGAGTGTCGATCTTGCCTAAAGAGGTATAAATACTCCCTTAATAGGGAGTTGGATTGAAACACATAATTACTTCTTTCAGATTGTGTAAATTTTGGTATAAATACTCCCTTAATAGGGAGTTGGATTGAAACAAGTTTATCAAATAGGAACAGAAAAACAATGTTAAAGTATAAATACTCCCTTAATAGTGAGTTGGATTGAAACAATGTTCATTGCCGGGCAAAAACCTTGATCCATTAAAGTATAAATACTCCCTTAATAGGGAGTTGGATTGAAACCTTCTGGGATGATAATAGGCAGTCACTTGGGGCGTATAAATACTCCCTTAATAGGGAGTTGGATTGAAACCTGTTTTTGAACATTCCATCTAATTTATATAAGGTATAAATACTCCCTTAATAGGGAGTTGGATTGAAACGTTAATAGTTATCGCTAAAAATAGCCCTGATAACATTATTTGGAAGTATAAATACTCCCTTAATAGGGAGTTGGATTGAAACACTAGCTTGGAGATCCGACCACCACTGCCATCTAGCGTATAAATACTCCCTTAATAGGGAGTTGGATTGAAACATATGTGGAATATTGCAAGAGAATCAGAAAAAAGGGTATAAATACTCCCTTAATAGGGAGTTGGATTGAAACACACAATGTTAGTGCTGTTTTGTTTGGTTTTACGCATTGTTTTAACCTTTAATGTCTTTCAATCCCTAATATAGATTAGGGATTATTTCATCTAGATTAGATATATCAAATTGTTTTATCTATGTCAAGTATTTATTTTACTTGCAATCCAAATATTAAAATTCTCCCAATCACGTTGATCACAATCATCGCCTTTTGAGTAATCACTTTCCACAAATCTTTTAACATCTCTAGCAATACATTCCTTATCATTAGGCGTAAGTTTATCCCAAAAATGTTGTACCCAATCAATAATCAATCCAACAGCATAACTACGTCTACCCATAGCGTACCTAACTGCGGACAAAACTATAAAGCCTGTGTCGTGGTGATCTTCCATTTGTTTTACTCGTTGTTTCATTGTGTTCTGTTGATCAATGTTTATTGTATTGCTATACACTCTATAACATCTCACATATTTTATATTTTAATGCTACAATAATCAAATCATATTCACCCATCAAACAGATGAGACGGTAGCACGCCTCAAATGTTTTATCAGATGGGAGTCACCTAATCCATTTAAGCAAAGTAGGCAACTATGACTATTTTAGCAGCTAAGACAGAAAAAGTCCCATTCGGTTTCTTTGTTATTGATGGTTTAATGGATGAGCAAGGTAACTACTACGTAGGTGTACCGCAAATTGCTACTTTAGTTTCGCTCTCCAACGCTCACGCTAGTAGAGACTTCAAAGCCTTGTTATTAAAGGATTCTTCGCTCACCAAGCCCTTTAATGACTACGTAAAACTAAAATCGGATCTTAACTCACAACATGAATCAAACTCAACTATCAAAACGCTTTAGTTCTATATCTAACAGCCTAACTCATGATGGATGGAGTCATGAGTTTATATCATCTTTTTGTATCAAGGTCTGGATTGATACAGGAACTCATGCTGATATTTCTTGGGATAAATATTATGGCATCCAAACAAGCTGTAATATTCTGAAAGAGTATTTATTACATTAATAAGTATTTATATTTTTATTAATGCTATTTTACGTTTGGATTGAAACAACTTTACACAAAACAAGATATACTATTGAAACAACAGACTCCATTGAATTATGAAACTTAATCAAGCAATTGCTATCCTTAACAGCGTGAAGGCTGATGCCAAGAAAGCCACCACTAAAATCTATCAATTAGCTCAAAAATCCGATCTATTTTCCGGTATTTCTCGCACTTATGAACCTGCTCAGGAAGATGGTTTTGTCTACCCATCAGAGCAAAACAACTTACAACTTAAATCTGAGGATCTAATCAAACAATTCTCAGAAGCGTTAACTGAATTGTTTAATGTCGCGGCTACTCAGGATTGGGGGAATACTCAAGCTATTGCTGATGTCGTTGTTGGTGATAGTGTCATTCTATCTGCTGTTCCTGTGTCTTATCTCTTGTTTCTTGAAAAACAGCTTACAGATATTAAAACATTTGTATTGTCTTTACCCATACAGGATATTTCTGAGGAATGGATTAAAAACAGTCAGTTAGACTGCTATTCCACAGAACCAAAGTACACTACTAAAACAAAGCGAGTAGTTAAGCCTGTTGTTTTGTATGACGCTACTAAGGAACACCCTGCACAGGTTAAAGAAGTATCCGAAGATATTCCTGAAGGTAAATGGAAAACTGTTAAATTTACCGGGGCGATTACAAGATCACATCAAAACGAATTAGTCAAGCGAGTTGATCTGTTATCTCGTGCAGTTGTGTTTGCTAGGGAAACAGCTAACTCTATAGAAGTTGTGAAAAAAGATGTAGCAACACCTGTTTTTTCTTATCTTTTTGATGTATAATGTTTTAAGTTGAGTCTAAAAACAAAAGTAAAGTGTGTGGTTCAAATCCCACCCTGCGGACTTACCCGCAGGTAGTCCAACTGGTAGAGACGCTTTTTAGATTTAGTTTAATATTTAAACTATTTTACAGACTCAAGTTAAAACAGCGCGGCTAACGTCAACGTCCACTATCAAGACATTTGGAGACACGGGTTCAAATCCCGTCTTTGGCTTTTATGCCAAAGTGGATAAGTGGTAAATCGCCTGGTCTAAGCATGAATAGTGGCAACCGGAAATCAAAAAGTTAGTTCACAAAAATAAATACTCTTTTTTAAAAGAGTTAGATTTAACAAATAACGCGCTGAAATTACCTTTGGTAAATAAGTACACGACCCTGGAGAAAGGATATATCTCTAGGGTTTCACAATTTCAAGGGCTATATTATGCAACTAGAAAGAACCCCACAACCCGGACAGATATGGCAACACTTCAAAGGTAATAATTACAAAATATTATTTGTCACTGGACGGACAATTTCAGGAACAAATTCAGATGATTTTGATATAACAACCGACGGTATTAAACATCATGAAACAGGTTATGAATGTCTCATAGCCTACGAAAACAATAAGACTGCTTTAGTCTATGAGCATGAGGTATATACTGATGATTGCTTAGAAGGTGATTATGTAATTTACCAGCGAGTAGATCCTGACTATCCACAAATGTGGGCGCGACCATTAGATGAGTTTTTAGGAATAATTGATGGTAGTGATTACCCAAGGTTTATTAGAGTCAGCTAGTTTTATAGGAGACTAATAGATTAATAATTAATCCCCTATTTATTCTTACTTATTAATAATGATAGTTAGCGTTGGAATACTTGTGCCGCTTTCTTTAAAAACTCCAGGCTCATTGGTGATTACTTGATGATCTAAGGACTCTAACCAAGATCGGAACTCTTTTGGTTTACTATCATCAGCAAAACTCCAATGTTTTGAGGAAACAGTAACTAACCTACCACCAGGTTTTAAGTAGTCATACATTTTTCTTATGTGAATAATATCCTGATTTTTAGTAAACGGTGGGTTAGCTATGATTCGATCATATTGTTGTTGAATATCAGCTAATAAAAAGTCATCACCTAATATATTAGCTTTTGGTATTTTTGACAGTATTTGTCTGTTTAAATCCATTAATTCAAAGCAATCAACTTTTGTTATATTACTATTAAATCGGCTGATTGCTTGTATTATCGCGCCTTGACCCGCGCTAGGTTCTAATATTGAATGTTGCTCCTGAATGTCTGCTAAAACTACTAATTCATCTGCTATTGGAGATGGAGTAGCAAAGAATTGAAACTCTTTTTTTAAGTTTCTTCTATCACCAGATGCTATTGCTTCTAATAGTTCTGTGGGATCTTGTTGAAACACAAAACCATAGACCTTGCCACCTTTCCACTTACCACCAATAAGTTCTAAGGATTTTTTGACTTCTAAATATGTGTCACGCTCTAACTGTATGTCAGGCAACTTGACAACATTACCTTCTACTGTGCATTTATTGAGGACAGCAATCTTATCCATATTATTTGCTATTACACTTATTTTACTATAATAGTATAACACACTTATGAAACAAAACAATGACACGGCGTAAAATAGATAGTAAAATTAAAATTCTTTATCATCAAATCAAACCTGATGTTTATAGAGATGGTAAGAGAGTCCGCGCTGGGTTAGATTGTCCAGATGGTATCGCAGCCGCTTGGGTAGCTTTAAGAAAATACCCTACTGCGGATCTAGTTGGCTGTACCTATCAGTCAGATTTACCAATAGTGAATGATGGTGACTTACTGATTATTGTTGATTTTAGTTTTGAGTTAGAAGTCCTAAACCAGTGGCGTAATCGCGGTTGCCAAATCATCCTGATTGATCATCATAAAACTTTGGTTGATAAAGTACATGAACATACTATAGTCACGCTTAAACATTTGTTAGTAGCTTACTTAGAATCCTATCAAGAATCGTTAATAGTTGCTACGGATGTACATATATTAAGAGACTTTATAGCATTTGCTAAGTTAACAAATATCTGGACTGATATTTTAAATAATCGGGATATTGATAACTATCTTGAAAGGTTTTGCAGTGTGACCAGTGTTAACCAACTGTTTAAATACTTCTCAGATGGTGATCTAAACTTTGATATTTATAAATGTGGTGCAGTTTTAACTTGGGAATATTTCTTTCCTGATGAACCCGTGCCAGCGTTTTTATTATATGTCCAGGATAGAGATTTATGGCAGTGGTTACAACCTAAATCTAAGGAAATAAACGAAGCTTTTGGGCATATTCGGCATGGACTAACTAGGAATCAAATTATTAGTGAAATGACAAGATTATCTAGTTTTTCTCAAAAAGATTTGATGTACCATTTTGAAACTTTAGGTCAAATGTTGTTAGCACCTAAGAGAGAACGATCACAGTTATTAGCTAATAATGCACATTGGGTTAATGCTTGGGGATATAGGTTTTTAGCCGCTCCGTTAGATTCTCATGATGCTTTTTACTATAACGAAGTGATGGAAATTCTATATACTGAAAATCCAGAATCACCTTTTGTTTGTACTTACATTAATTTAGGAAATGAGTATAAATTAAGCTTTCGATCTCGACAAAAATACGACAATTTCGATGTTAGCAAATTAGCACGTAGTTTAGACGGTGGCGGACATGAAAATGCTGCTGGTGCAAAATTAAAAATGTTACCTTGGATAAAAGAAAAAGCAGTGGTATAATCATTAAATAATATAGCTTACCCAGAAAAAAACCCACTACCAAAACTCTACAGGTAGCGGGTTATTTTTTGTTTAATGTTCCCAACTAGCACTAATTAATTTTCTAGGATTTTTCATCATATCAGGATATGGTATTTTACCATTACCCGTAAAGTGTTCTAAACCTTGTCTCATTGAATCTTGAGTTAAAGCTGCTACTTCAATATCCTGGTATTTTCGACAAAATAAAACAACCTCATCATGACAAATAGAAGATAATCTTAAATCAAACTTTTCAGTAAATACTCCTTGCTGATATATAGTAGCTATACCCACTTTGACGCTACTTGATTCACTTGCAAGCCAGCAATTTGCAATATCTCCTTTAGGGACATAGTGTTGATCTGCTTTGTTTGTCTTGCAGAACGAATAAATACGTCGTCTATAACCCGGTGTAGAATACGTTCCATAGTCATCTTGAAAAGTACCATACCAATGACCGTCAATACAAATTTTATTATCGTTTGCCTTCTTCCACAGGATTTCCCTAAGTTCTGCTATTTTAGGCAGAATAACAGGAAAAGCTTCTGTCATTGCTTCGCAAATAGGCAAAGCTACCTCTTCATTACTATTAGTTTTTATAGTTGTTTGCAGTGTAGGAGCAGACCCAAAGTTAAGCCCAGAATAGACGACGTTCTTACACATAGACCTAATCTTTGTAAACTTTTTAAATAAGTTATGATCATCCTTCTTATTAATGGCTGTGATGTCCTTAATTGATAGGTGTCTATGCTCCTTATAACTATCTACGGAGTCAAAAACACATTTCATTGTAATAGCATGGCGATCTACACCCTTTTCTACATCTTGTTCACCACTCATGTAAGTTGCGATAGCTAAATGTGCAGCAGGTAAGTCAACATCTACAATCCTAAAATCCATCAACCAAACTAAAGCGTGTGATTCATGTTGAGCTATGAGCCTCAGTTCTGTCTTTGGGATTAGTTCTATTTGCTTTGCCCTAAAAATATCCCTAACTTTAGGACATCCGCAAGCTTTCAATCTCACATTAATACTCTTTAAAGACGGAGGGTTCTGGATATTAACACCTTGACACTTAACAGGTGCGTTTTTATTCCCTGAACAAGTCCTTCCTTGACCTTTACGGGTTAGCTGTCTAATACTTCCACTTACACGCGGTACTCCCTCAATCCAGACTATTTCTTGCTTCACTTGTTGGCAGTAGTTGAGATAGATTGAAACTGTTCTAAAGTCTACAACTAGCTGCACTACACGGTGATCATTGAGTAGTGCTAAATCGGATTTACTACTACCTTTAGCTTTAACAGTTTGAATAGCATTAAATACATCTGTCTCAATGCTATCTACTTGTTCCCCAATCTCATCATCCTGTTCAGCATCCCTTTTATTTAAAAGCGCAATAATACCCGCTATTTGCTGACTAGATCGGATATTTAAACCAGGATGGATTTGTTGGAACTCTTGATCAAGTTCCATTAGTTTTCTGTTATACCAATTAATTTGTCTATTTAGCTCACCTAAATCCACAGGCATCCCCCAATAATTAATCTCTACTAATGCCGGGGTAAACTTTGCCTCAATCTCTGTTACTTCTTCTAGTTCAGCTAGTTTAATTTCCTGTCTTAATCTGACAAACAACTCACCTGTATTAACGATATCAGACGCTGCATAATTGATCTGTGCGTTCCTTAATGGCAAACTATTATCTGCTAGTTGCTCTGTCTTGTCTACATCTATACCCAAGTAACGATAACAACAATCTTTTAACCCATGCCTATGCGTAAGGATACCTGCTGATAGTAGTTGAGACATAATCATAGTGTCATAAGCTTTCCATGTTTTAATACCATATTTAGCCCTTAGAAAACCTAGATCAAATCCTATATTATGCCCAATGAATACACCTTTACGCTTGGTAAACTCTCTCATTTTCTCAATTAAATAATCAATAAATTCCTTATATTTTATAGATAGCTGTGGTCTATCCCATTTGGTTTTGAAGTCCACAACTAAAACTTTATCACTACTTAATGATGCTAACTGGAGTAATCTAATATCTCCATAAATAGGAGATAATGCTAATTCCTGTAATCCTGATGTTTTGCCTTTCTTATATGACTGGGCGTTAGTTTGTTTTCTTTTATACTCCCCATTTTCAGGCATTTCTGCTCCGTAGGTTTCTAAATCTAATACAAGTAAGTTGCTGGTAAATAATTTTTCACAGTAATCATATAGTTCAGGTGTGATGTCTGCATCCTGACTGACAAACCATATATAATCCGCTATTGGTTCTTGGTTGTCTATTTTAGCAACGCCGTTGCTGACGTTTAGGCATGACAATAGGTCTAACTGCGTTCCAGATAATACAGACATACTATTAATTTATGTTATTATTTTACTTGACATTGTTTTATAACTATACTATTATTTTAGAATAATGTCAAGCAAAAAGACATGACAAAAGTAAAACAGTATACAGGTAAGCTTGAAAACTTGCTTAACTGGGAACTCGACCTAGAGTTCTGAAAGTATAAATACTCCCTTAATAGGGAGTTGGATTGAAACACTGTGTGATGTATTTAGTTAATGGTAGGGTAAAACAACTCAAGGAACGTATGATAGATATCTATAAATACGATTCTAGTGGCTGTTGTATTATGGAGTATCTGGTGTTTAACGATGGTTCTATTATGTTTGCTGATGAGTGTATAGAACTGTCATTTAAAGGATTGCGAGAATACTTTTTGATGCAAGCTACTAAGCTGATGATGAGGTTTCATTATTGGAATAAGGAACTTGATCTATGGCTGAAAAAAGAACTTTAACTTTAGGAGAAAACATCATGGATTTAGAAGACATTGAAATGAGAATTGAAGTCTTAGAAGCTGGCATAGTAGAACAAGAGGACTTGATTAAAAAGCTTAAAGATGATGAGGAATTGAACAATACTGATCATTCTTCAAACATCAAACAAGCTAGAGAGGAAATAAGACAGCTAGAAATGGAAATTGAAGACTTAAAGTTTAGACTTGGCTCCGAAGACTTTTATGAAGATTAGCACTATCTACAAATCTTCAGATTATACCCATCTATCACAGTGTCAAACTGTTTGGTGGGTATGCTTTCTTCTCCAGTCAGGAGACACTTACCAGGCTAAAATACAAGCTGATTTGAAACAGTATCCTACTTTAAAACTATCAGCTTGCGTTTTGAATAATGCTTTAAAGTTTATGCTTGCTGAAAAGTTAATTATTAGCTATCAGCAACCAATCAAAGGTAGAGGACAACCAAGAAAGATGTATCAGGTTAATCCTGATAGTCAAGCTCTTGTTAAAGATTTTGCAAATTTATGGAGACAAATCAATGAAACAGTATAGATTAGCTATCATGCCGTACAATGATGATGCTAGTAGGAAAATCTGTGGTAGATTAAATGCCCTTTGGGGTTATGGTGTTTTCCGTGAGTGTAGAAATGATGATATAAAACATCTTGGGCGTCTAAAATGGGATGACTGGGAAAGTGATATCGCCGCTATCCAAAAAGATTTTCCCAATGTCAAGATCCAGGTAAAAATTGATTAGTTTAAATAGTCCCCTAAAGAGGGGATTTTTTATTTATTGAAAGGAATTTAACCATGTCTTTAGTTCAAAAATACCGTCCCCAAACTCTAAAAGAAGTAGTAGGTCAACGTCTTACCACTACAACTTTAATCAATTCAATTAATAAGCAACAATTACATTCTGCTTATTTATTTTCAGGTGCTAGAGGTACGGGTAAGACATCAACAGCGCGGGCTTTAGCTAAGTCTTTGAATTGCCAAACTGGTATCACTTCAGATCCTTGTGGAACTTGTAGAACTTGTTTGGATATCCAGGCTGGTGTTAGCTTTGGTATCTATGAAATAGATTGTGCAACTAACAATGGCGTTGATCATGCCCGTGAACTAGTTTCTAAGGTCTGCTATACAGGTTATTCTCGCTATAAAGTCTATATTTTAGATGAGGCACACAATCTTACTAAACAAGCTTTTGATGCCCTGTTAAAGACTTTAGAAGAGCCAGGTCAGAAGGTTGTGTTTATCTTAGTGACAACGGAGTTATCAAAAGTTCCTAAAACTATTCAGTCTAGGTGTCAAACCTTTAACTTTGCCCCAATTAAAGACTACGAACTGCGGTCATACTGCCAAAAAATTTTAGAAGAGGAAGATTACAGTATTGCACCTGATTTACTCAAGATTCTAGTCAGTCACGGCGATGGGATTCTTAGAGATACCTTGACACTTTTGGATAAAGTTATTTTGTCAGAAGCTAAGACGGAAAATGATATCTATGAACTTTTGGGCGTTGTTCCTGCGGTCAATATGATAGCTTTACTTGATGCCTGTGTTAGTCAAGATTACACGGCAATCTATAGGCAGTTGAAAGAACTTTTTAAATCTGGTAGTGATCCGATTGTGTTGTTAGGTGAGGTTAGTAATTTTGTGAGAAATGCCATTGCCTCACAGTCTACACCCATTGACTACACCATTATGACCTGTGACTCAAAAACCTATAATGCTGCTAGGGCTTGGGGTAGTAAATTACCAATTAATAAACTGGTAGACGCATCAATTTTACTTAGAGAATCCGAGACTGAGTTCAATAATTCCAAGTTCCCAAAGTTGACTCTAGAGTCAAATCTCCTAAAATTATCACAGATGTTTGCAATTAATAAAAATCTGTGATATAAGATAGATCAAGTGTCCTTGTGAAAGTACATCTTGTTTTACCTTTGTTTTATTCTATCATCCTTACTACTGTGGTAATTGTAGTAAGGATTTTTTGTTATTTAAAAATTTTATATGCTAATTTAGTAGTAATTATGTATACGTAGGCATGGGGGATATCAAAGGGGGTGAATATGAGCATAGAAGAGGAAGAATCCAAAGACCCAAGTAACATGAGACTATCATCGTGGATAGTCATGTTGGTTACTGGGATAATTTCTACAAGTGCAATCAGCGTTGTCAATACTTTATCCCAGAACTATTCTGAAATAGTACGGATGCGCGTGGAACTGTCTACTCTGAATGAAAATAACAAGACTATCTTAGCTGCATTGGCTAGTCAGGATGAGAGGATCAGAGCATTGGAAATTAAAAATAGTGCAGGGAAAAATTAAATATATTTTAATAAATTTAACCCGGATCTTATCTTTAGATGTGGGTTTTTTAGTACCTAAAATAAATAAAAAACCCGCCATTGGTGACGGGTAAAGCTTTACTTATAGTTTGCTTCGCTCTAAGTGCTTATCTTCAATAGTAGGACTTGCACCTGTCCATTGTTCTGTAATAACTTCTATTTTTAAGATACGCAATAGCCCTGAGTAGTTAAAGATCACTTGTCCGTCCTCTGTTGTCTCTTTTCTGTTTTGTGGTGCGAGAAACACCTCAATCCCAGCCTTTAGCCATGCTTCTTGTATGGGTAGTGGTGCAACAGCCACTACTATTGAATCTTTGGGGATACTATGTGAAACCGCTTCAGTTTCACCCAATGTTATTTCTGAAAACTTGATAGAATCTCCATCTTTAACAATGCTAGAGATTGTTCCTTTGAATTGTTCTGTGATCGTGCCACCTAGATCGGTGATCATTTGAGGTTGTGCATCATGGCGAGAAAAGAAATATACGTTCATGTTGTCCACTCCAGAAATTCAATCTTAAATTTATACGCGCTTACGATTATCTGAGAATCAAATTCTGATGCAAGCATAGTATTTGATTCGTAAGGCTTGACACCATCACACCAGCTAATACTTATGTGTGGTGTTTGAATCTGACAGGGAATACTTTTAGGTAATTGCAACGTTACCGCTTGTATTTTACCGTTCCAAGCCTCATAGAGTGTTGAGGCTTGGAATATCTTACCTTCCCAGTCTATCCAGTCTTCACGATCTACTCCAAACTGAAGTGTTACGTGGTGCGGCGTTCCATAGGGGTAACGCTTGAGGATGGTTAGGGGTGATTGTAAGACACCCCATAGAATACCCTTAGTCATCATCTCCGTAATCACCCCATTCGCGGGGTTCGCCTGTGGGTTTATAAGTGGGTGAGGTGCTACCCGGATCGGGTACTCTACTAAATCGGTCTTTAAATTCTTCTGGAATAGAAGACAAAATAGAGTCGGGATGCGCGTAGGAGATACCATCAAAATTTCTGGTATTCCAAGTGCCGTCTATTTCATTTCTTTTCTCACCTTCAAAAGTCAACCGACGGCTTTTACCATTTAGGACTTGGAAAAGGTCATCTTTTCCAGAGAAGTTGGAATTGTCAACAAAATAACCTTTCATCTTATTTCCTTTGTGGGTGTGAATTTAAGCTTCCCACTACTACCAAGATGGTAGTTTCGGGAGGTAGCTAACCTCCCTCGTCAGGTAGGGATTAGTAGCTAGATACTAACTAATTTATTGTCAGTGTGTAGTGATACTTTAACACCCAAATGGTTTAATTCAACTACAGTTGAACCATCCATTGCTTCGGCAATTATTTGATCGCCGACTTTTAACTCGATAATATTGACATTCTCATAAATATGACCACTAAAATTGAAAGTAGTGTCAATAGCAGTCAATTTTCTACCTTCAATTTTAAATCGAAATAGGTTTTCTTTTTTGTGTTTTGAAAATATAACATCCGGCGTTACATTTAATTTTTCAGTAATTTCTTTGTCCAAAAAAGAATAGATCATCTTGTTTCCTTGTGGGTTTGAAACTTTAGCTTCCCACTATTACCTAATGGTAATTTCGGGAGGTAGCCAGCCTCCCTCATCAGGTGGGTATTAGAAATGTTTAATACCTCTCTTTTTTTTCATTTCTTCAATTGTAGAATAATAGTATTCTTCGTTAAAGTCCCCACCAGATTCAGAAGCAAATTTAATTGCTTCTTTCTTGTCTGTAAAAATATGACAACTTAAAACTTCGCTACCATCTTGATATCTATAAGTCCATACATCCCAGAACTTCTGTTCTTGGGGTTTTAAATATTCAGGTCTTTCTAATGCTTTGTTAATCATTTGTTTTATTCTCCTCTTTCGGTTTCTTATTTATAACTGTATATCAGTTATTTTGAATTGTCAACCCCTAAATTAATTTTTTTGTGGGTATAATTATAGACTTCCCACTACTACCAAGATGGTAGTTTCGAGAGGTGGTCAACCTCTCATCATCAGGTGGGGTATTAGTCTAGTGAGACTAATGAATAGACTAATTCTGCTTTCTTGGCAGATGTTTGTTTATCAATAGGAAGTTCCACTACTTCAAATTGAAGTAATGCGACTTTCACGCCCATCTTTAAAAGACTGATGACAGTCAGTCCATCCATTGATCTAGCAATAATTTTATCACCTGGTTTTAGCTGAATATGATCAGCGTTGACTATTGATTTGTCTCCATAGTTGTCTTCTTCTTCACTGATTACTAGATTGTTTTCATCTAAAGAGAAAACAAACTTGTTCCCATATTCTTTGGTAAATGTAGCATCGGCAGTTACATTTAATTTTTCAGCAACTTCCTTATCCAAAAATGAGTAGATCATATATCTCCTAGTGGGTATAACTATAAACTTCCCACGACTACCAAGATGGTAGTTTCGTCCGGTAGTCAGCCGGACTCATCAGGTGGGTTAGGCTACAGTTTGCAGCCATTTTTCTAAAGGCTTAATGATGCCACCTTTGGCTTTTTGAGCCTTCTTATAAGCCTCATAAGCTTCCTCACGCTCTTGCTTGCGTTGACTGTACTCTTCACGCTTTTGAAGTAGCGCATGGATGTAGTTTAATACCACTTCCTTGTCAGATCCTAAAGACCTACGATTTCTGGTTCTGTTATCTAAGCCGCGAGTACGATCATCGCACTCTTCCCAAACACTGCCATCTCTAGTGTTCCAGTAAAAGAAGTATAAGTAATCATCGCCTATCCAAAAGCGAGATAGTGATTTGGAGTAGATTTCTTTTTGATACCATTCTGGTGCAGGAATAGCTACTTCAGCAGCCTTTCTAGCGGCTTCTTCAGCAGCATCAAATGCTGCATTTTTTTGTTTTCGATTTTCAATGTCACTAACAAAATCTTGCCATGTCATTTTTTCTCTTTTGCAGTGTTCATAAATTAGAGACTGTATTCTCCCCACTACTTCCTGTTCTGTAGGAATAGTGTAAATTTTTCTATTTTCAGCAACCCAGATGATAGTACCATCTGAGTGTTTGTATTCCCATTTTGTGAAAACGTGCTTGTCAACAGAATCGGCAAAGCCAAAGCCGTCCATCTGTTCATAAGTGGCAACGTCTTTATTACGTCCAGTAGCTTTGAAAACTTGACCGCAATATTTGCGATCTAGTCCAAGTATGTAGTAGCTAATGCCTTGATCTAGGCTGCTCCCAAAGAATCCCCAAGCACCTCTTGTTTGATATTTATGCCAGTCATCTAGACTGGTAAAATTAGATTTAATAGCTAATTTTAAGCTATCCACAATTAGAGTTGCTTCTTCCCATGACACACATTCGTATAGTCTGTCAGCATCAGTATCAATGTAGCCATAGATATTAATTTCTAATTCGTGCCAGTTGAGAGAGTCAGGATCAACTGATGTAGTGATAACGCCTTTTACCAGCTTACCATCAATTAATTTGGCTAATTTTTTTTGAATAGAGATATGTAAATCAGTAGCATTGATTTTAAACATCTTGTTTTCTTCCTTTGTTTCAAGTTTTACGTCAATTTGCAGAAGTTCATCCATCCATTTCTGGATGTTTTGGCGACCGCCTACACGAGTGATTAAGTTGATTAATGTAGCTTGACGTTGTTGTAATTTAGCTGTAGTCATCAACTTAACCAGGGCGTGAGTGGTTTTTTGTTTTTCCCTGTCTCCTATGTTTATAACTGTATATCAGTTATTTTGAATTGTCAATACTTAAATCTAAAATTCTTTTATGGTGTAATATTTTACCGTCTACTACGTCCTCTAAATATCTGCCAATGCTAGGGAGCAATACACCATCCCTAGTGTAGTAGTACCCTAGTTCGATGATCTGTTCCTCTAGTTGCCGACGTTTATCAGCATCCATGCGAACTATGAAGGTGGTTTTGTTTTGTTTTTTCCTGCCCATGATGATTGTCCTTGCATATCAGTTATTTAAGATTAGCAGAATTAGGGGGGTTTAGGGTAGATTTTTAGTTAGCTTGTTGTTTTAGAGAATTTTAAAATAAAGGCTTGACACAATCAGAAATATTTGATATATTAGATATGTGCTTGTAGCACTGCGCGTCAGACTTCAATTTTTAGATTGTTGTCGTTTGACTTCTAACGCTGGGAAAAATAAGAAGTCAGGGCTGCAACCTGGGTTAAGGAGACGAGGCAAAAGCTTCAAGGTACTTCCCTCAAAAGCTAAAATACTCCCTTAACAAGGAGTTGGATTGAAACATTTAGGAACAGGAACTAATAGACAGGCTTGAAACAATAGCTAAACACAAATACTCCCGTAACAAGGAGTTGGATTGAAACTACCTTTAAGGAACTTTGGCCGGGGAATTAAAGATTAAACAGGAACTAATAGACAGGCTTGAAACAGTAGCTTGACCACCTAAACCCTCTAACTGTAGGGATCTGATGATAAAGGCTCTCGCCGATGCGACCTCGGATAAGTCCCCTAAATCAGATAAAACAGCACTTTGATAGCTTTACTCACCTTTCTCAAG